CAGCCATGAGAGTAGTCCTTTCCTACAAATATTCTACTACGAAATTTCGCTCTCAAGAAGCGTTATTTCATTATCTTCAAGGTACCTAGAGAAGAAACCAAAATGGGCTAAACCAAACCGTGGTACCCATGAATTTAGCGCCCCCTCATTTAAAGATGCTAAACTAGTCTCTGTTGAAAAAGGAGAACTTAGAGCAATATCTGCAGTATCCGCACTAGTTCCATCAATCACCAAACTTAAATGAGAACCATTTCTACGAACAACAACCCTATGCCACGCCCCATAGTCAGGCGTTGATTCAGTCCACTCCACAGATTCAGTTTGAGTCCCATCAGTGTAGTCCGCTTTTAGTTTAGCGCCATCGTAGTATACGTGCAAACCATGCCCATCCTCGTTCTGAATTTTTAAGATATCAAAAGTGTCTACACCTTCAGTACCTGTCCAGAATCTCCTAATTTGCATTGCTACTGAAAACGGAGACCAATGCTCCAACTTGGGGGAGTTGGCAATTTCAGGAGACGATTCGTACATATGAATCATATCCTTATCGATAGGCTGACTTGGGGAATACGTGCCGCCTGTAGGCCACCCACGTGTTAAAGCCCAAGTTCCACCATGATCGTCCGTACCGCTAGATTCTGTATCGCTGTCAATAGTATCAATAGTGTTATACTGGAAAAATGCTACAGGGTTAGAGCCTGCAGACACGCCGGTACCGAATGAGTCGCCAGTTGCAACAACTTCAATAGACAAAATAGTGTCGCCACTATAGTCATCGGCGCTAAACGTTATCGAAGTCACTCCTGCACCAGTAGTGCCTGTACTAGTACTGTCGATAGCGCCGGTGCTTGGAGTAATCTTGAAAACCGTCCAGTCATATGTGCCGGAAGTCAACCCTGAAACAACTAACTCGTCACCGTTTCCGGTACCATATGTGTTACCAAAATGCCACAGCGACCCATATGTTTGGTGTCTACGCATTGCTAATACATCAATATCGTTAGACGTGGCAGAATTAACAGTCGTAGTCAAACTTGAAGTATTGCCTGAATCGTATGTGGTTGCATTAAACGATGAAGCATACTTTGATACAGACCTAAAATCAATATCTATAGTTGGTGTATACTTAAACAACCCGTAGTCATCTACAGCATCACCGTTTACAACAGCGTGGTCAGCCGACGAGGTGTCACTTTCTCCGGGGAACACTATTTCTGAGTTAAAAATCATAACTCTTTTTACTGAACATGATAACGGGGTAGCGTCAGACCACAAACTGTTATCTAGTTCACCTAGAACTTGAACCCCTGAATCGGATGCACCCGCAGATGAACTGGGAATAAAAGAACCGGTACCAATGGTATTGTCGGACCAATCATCGTGTAGGGAATTTTGAATAGCGAAAGTGTAGTTGTCGGAAGAGTCTTTTGTGAACCTAATACAAATATCTTTATGCTGTGTAAATATTGTTCCGTCAATGGGATCAGAATAAGCAAGGTTGGTTAAGATTTCATCATTAAATCCGTCAACAAACAGCAGTCGTGCAGAATTATCTGATGAAGCGGTTCTACCGGAAACCATATATAATGCCCAGTCATTATCTGAGCCAGAAGAATCTGTACCTGAAACTATTAATCGCTTTTCTCTAAAAAAGAAAGGCTCAGGAGCGTTTAGTGCTCCAACCGTGTCGGCGGTATAAACCCCTGCTGTTGGTGGAGTAACGTCACTAAGAATAGCAATCACATCGTAAGACGTAGCGGCACCCAAATCTGCAAGGCTGCTTGACGCTGTAGTTACAGAACCCGGAGTTGAAGAACTTACATCACCATAAAAATATGCAGAATTATTGCTAAAGTGACTGTCAGCGACACCACCACCAAGATCAGGTATAGTTGCTGACGCTGAAGTAGTATTTAACTTTATGTGTCTGGCGTGGTTGTCATAATCGGAAATAAGGGGCTGACCATATATAACAGAGCCAGCAGCATTCTCATCAGACTCTGTATTTGGGTACACAACTTCAGAGAAGTTGTAGGTACCCCGCCCTGACTGCATAACTTCACCAGTTGTAGTTCCATAAGTTCCTGCAGATAGTCCGTTATTAACAGCGTCTGCTACTAGTGTGCCAGTTGGATCAGGGTCAGAGTCTGGATTAACCAACACTTCAACTCTAAACGGGTTATCCATATCTTCGTTTCTGACAACAACCACATCGGTTGCTGAAGTTTCGGACTGAAGCATTGTGCGAACAAACGCTTCAATAGTGTCAGGGCGACCACCATTTAATCCACTGAAACCTGTGCGAAGTTGGTTTCTAAAACTTTGAGTAGTGTCAAAAAAGTCAGGGTCAACATCTTGTAAGGTCAACCAGTCGTCTAAAGTTTCTAAATCTTCCCATTCACCGGGATCACCAGAAACGGGGGCACCCTCGTATTCCTCAAGAGCCGCCCAAGGTGAAAAACCGCTAGAGTTAATCAACAGTGAAGAACCGGTAACCTGAGAAAGCCAAAACAAATATGCCGCTTTAGCAGTATCTGGGTTAGTTAGTTTAGACTTGTGTACAACTCCATCGACAGCACGATCATACCTGAATTCTTTTACTTCTTCATTTATTTCTTCCACTGTTGTTGATAGTGTCTCAACAAATCTACGTAAAGGTTGATGACCCTGTACTGAATTTCCTGCCGAAGACGACAAAATATCGTTAATGTTTAAATCATCAAGTAGCATGAACGACGGTAAAGAATTATAAAAACTATACGAAAAGTCGCCCATCTCGCCAGCACCAATCGAAGTAATAAAGGGATCAAACAAGCCGCACAGATCGCCTGAAGACAAAGAAGAAGCACCACTAATAGTAACTTTTAAGCGAGCAAACTGGGTGCCAATCGGTGATTTAAAATAGCGATAAAGTGGAACGGCTTTTCCCTCTACAACTCTAGAAGCCGCTGGAGTAGTTGTATGTGTTAAAACTTCTTCTACTGAGCCTGAGGTATTAGCCGAAAACTCAACATCTACAGTAAAGTCAAAATCGGCGTTAACTGCAACTGTCGCAATTCCCGCATAAAAATCTTTCCCATCCTCAACAGCAACAAAGGGAGAAACTATAACAATATCATTAGAAGGTGATGCATCGTAGGCACCCACCAGAAAAGTGTTCAACGTGTATGGTGCAGCATTAGTAGGAATGTACGTTGGATACAGAGGCAAATCAACAACTTTAATAGAATTACCACGATTGCCGCCAAGCATCTTCCATTCACCGTTTCCAATAGCACCGCCCGAAATAGCAGAAGTATTAGAGAACGTGGTAGTAGATACACCCGACCAGTCACCTGAAACTCTGTCCCAGTTGGTCGTGCCCGCTGTGACATAACCACCATAGTTGGTGTCATTCTCGGTTGCACCGGCAACAGTAGCAGTGTACATCACACCAGTTGCATCACCAGAAGAGTCAGTAGTGAACTCAGCGTTATCGTAATAGTAAACAACACCGGTGCCAGAGTCCGTAAATGAAATGCTAGCATCACCGGCAGCAAAAGTTGTCTCGGATGTCAGATCAGTGTCTACGTCAACCTTGAAAGAAGCATAAGTTGAAACAAAATTATTGTTATCATCAAAGTTACGGTTTTTTCTGGAAAAGGCGTTTATAATTCTATGGGACATAGTTCCGCCTTACACCACTGTTATAGAAAGTTCACCGTATACTACCAGTGTGCCCAGATTTCTTAAAGCAATATCCGTAGACACTGCTGAATCTGAGTCTGAATTTAACGGAGTGAAAGTTGATATGTCTGCACTACCTCCGCTGATAGTAGAAGTATTACTGAATGTAATGCTAGAATGAGTAGAACCAGACCAGTCTCCTGTAACAGCCGTAAACGATGTGGTTCCGTCTACAATAGCGCCTCCACGAGTTTGATCGTTATAATTAAGACCATTAGCCACAGCAGTGTATGTCACGCCTGTTGCGGCACCAGAGCCGTCTGTAGTAAACTCTGCATTCGAAAACAAATAGATAACTGGAGTAACTGTCGGGCCAGAAGAATCAACATAAAAAATAGATGCCGCACCCTCAACGTAGGTAGTCGTTGCGGCTGCGCTCGCAACATCAATGGTAAAGGAAGCCTTAGAGCCACCACTGTCTGTGAAATACCCCACATTATCGGAACCAGATAAAGTTTTACCGTTCATCGTTAGGGACGATACGTAATCTACACCCTCAACGCTGTCAATCAAAGAGATAATTTCATTACGCCGAACCGTGAGGTGATCAAAATCCCACAAGTTGGGATCAAGATAGGATTTTAATGCGTTAGTTATAGCAGTTTGAACCGTACTTCCCGTATACCCAGTCTTTTTCTGAACAGTGGCAGTAACATCAACCTCAGCCAACTCAGCCGACATCACGTCAATCGTCAAGCCCGACGGAGTGCGCTCATCTAAAGAGTTGTATAAATCATTTAAATTGCTTGCAGACACGGAAAGTTCCTGCGAAGCAGAAGCAGCATTGGAAACAGTTTGACCAACCGCTACCAGAACGGCACCGTCATGAAAGCCGTATGCCGTGGCAGTCGTATCACGGTCACGGTAACGGCGACGGTTGAACACGCCAACACGATTAGCGTAAGTTTTGTTTGCAGAAACATAGTATTTAACTTGGCTAGCGGTAGTAGTGGCGGAAGTGTAACTTGCTAGAAGGTTAACGCCACGACTGAAATAAGCGGTGTCAGACTCTGCGTCAGTACCACCTGAAGGACTTGTAGCAAAAGACGCTGACTCTAAGAAAGATGCTGTCCGTGCCAGAAGTACAACTGATGCATCATCGGCAGAAAAGTTGTAAGCAGTTCCAACCGTTTGGGCGGTCACAGCAAAAGTGCCAGTTACAGTCTCTGCAGGAGAAACCAAAGTCAGTGTAGCATCCTCGTCTAGTGTGAAAATATAAGAAACACCAGTCACGGCATTAACATACAAAAATTCAGTCCCAGCAGGCAAAGTTGCAGTCTCAGTAAAAGTAAGGCTAAGAGTAGCCGAAGCCTTAACACCGTCAGAACGAGTAAGACCAAACAACTGTAACAGAACTTCAGTCGTAGCAGCGGGCACACGGTTGATAGCATTAGCAACCTCTGCTGAACGCACAGCAAACGCTTCCGCTAGAACTAACTCAATCTGGCCGACCTGAGGTTGCCACTCGGGCATGAGTCCACGACCAGTAGTAAGAATATCGTTTAGGATTGTAGTAGGGTTCTCATCAAAAACTGTTAAGTCTACATACTTTTTAACGTCAGGTGAATCAGCCATTATACCCTCACTCGAAATCAATTAACACGTCAGTGACAGCACCCTGAAAGGAAGATGTACTGATTCTCGTAATTTTAATATCGCTACTCTTATAGAAATTGTTGAAGCCTTCAGAGAACCTACTAACATCAAACCTGTCAAACGTGGGGTCAACAATACCGAATGATGGAAACATTAGTCTTTCGTTTTTATGTGTCCGAATAAAAGCCTGAATTTGTTCAGCCTTATATGTATCGGTAGTGCTTGACACAGTACCAAATCGCCTGTTGGCGTGATCGACTCTAAACGGGTATGACAGCCCTACATGTGACATGGTACTCCTCCAATAAAACTTCTACTATCATTCTACCGAAAAATAATGGGTCTTCTCAAGCACTACTTTGTTGAGAATCTAGCCAATCTTTAAAATAAGGATCGTCCACCGGTATCATAATAAATTCAACTAGATCAATATCCCACTCGCTACCCTCAGAGCACCACGCAACTTCAATATAGGGGGAAGCAGGCACAGTACCGGTGTTTGTCTCTAAGCCAAAAACATTAATAAAGTAGTTAACTAAGCAACCACCGACACCGGCATGATAACAAGAAGCCCCCTCTACTGCGCCATTGGGGCAGATTCCGGGGGCAATGTCAACAGTGCTTTTAGTTATGTTTAAAACAACTCTATGCCCGTCAACGTTCCAGTTCAGGTTCTTCATGCCCGCCTACACTTCCATCAGCATCAGACTGCAAATCTTTAATAGTCTCCGACAGCCCACGGATTTCTCCACGTAGAAATTCAACAGTCTGTTTGGCGGTTTCTAACTGACACAGTAGATCAAAGTTTTCTTTTTTGACAGCAATATACTCACTCCAAACAACGTCTGCAAGAATATCGTGATTATACGAAAACATTATCTTGTCACTTCCCTAGAAAGTACGAAAGATCCTTCAACTACTCTTTCTACGGTGCCGTCAGATGCAATGATTTCTAAATCGTATACGCCATCATCAGTTATGCCAGATGTTACAGTGGCGCTTAGATTTAAGGCAATCTGCCCATTTTCGTTGAGTGTAATTCGGCTATTCTCAGTAGTCAACTCAATTAGAGTTGCTGTATCAGATACACGCCTACGTACCTGCATCCGAGCAGTATAATCACTTAGATCACGTGCATCACCATTACTGTCTTTAATAGTCAAAGTTCTACTAAACGTAGCACCTTGCTCACACGTAATATTATAAGAACCAGCAGACATAACAAACCTCCTCAGTTATATTATACTGAAGAAATTATCAGTCTTCGGTGGGATTTGAGACAACAGTATCAGGTAACTCACTAACTTGATTTTGACTCTGAAGTTGATTCATGGCGACACGCAAAACAGCGTTGTCTCCTGACAACTTCTTAATCTGCTCAAGTAAGTCGGCAATTACTAAATTAGGGTCAATGTTAATTTCATTCATGGATATATAATACCTTTCTTAAATTCGTGTGTCAACTAATTCGCTAGTTTGCCACCAGACAGGAGCGCTAACACCCTTGTCCCACTTGGCAAACTCAGCCTTGTCTATTCTATAGAAATTTCTATAGACCTGTACAGCATCAGAAATAGGCGCATGTGTACGACCATTCTGAAGTTCTTCACCAACACACAGCGCAACATCAGTTAGGCCATAGTCGGGAATGAAATCTAGGTTGTCTACAATTTTTAGCAATTGTGAAAAGCAGGCATGTTCTTTATTGAAACGCATTTCAAACTGGGAACACAATCCAAACCCATGCTCCACTAGCCATTCGGCGTTGGTACGAGAATCGCCAACCCAGCGGGTAGCAGGATGATTAGGATAACCGCCCTTGTGAGGGGTACCTGACTTAGTTAAAGGAACATCGTCATCTGATGCACCGTGGCGACGCAAAGCGGAAACAAGCATTTGGGTTGTTTCTACGATCATCTTAGGTACGTGCTTATCACACAACGAATTAGCCGCTGTAACAGGGTCTTGATCTACTACAAATATGTTCATAATACTCCTTTCAGTAACAGTACCCCCGGTGGGATTTGAACCCACAAGCCCTTACGGGCCAGAGATTTTAAGTCTCCTGCGTATGCCTATTCCGCCACGGGGGCTAGGGCTACAAGTATAGCACTATTTGAACAGTAACGCAAATATTAGTTTTCGTCGTCTTGTGTAAACGCCCACGCAACGCCAGACGAAGGGTGCCTAAGTCTGGCAATAGCCTTAGCCTCTAATTGCCTAACACGTTCACGAGTCAAACCCATCTGATTGCCAATATCCTGAAGTGTCATAGGCTCCTGTAAACCTGCAAGACCGTGGTGCATTACTAGTACGTTGTATTCTCGCTCGGGTAAAATCGACAACGCCTTAAGGATATCGCTAGCAAATGAAGATTCTGTTCCAACTTCATCGACAGGTGTTTGATTACCATCAACAAGAGTGTCAGCGTAAGTAACACCACTATCTTCAGATAAAGGATTATCTAAAGATTCTAGCCTAGAAGTTTCCATATGTTGCCAAATTTCTTCTAAGTAGTCAAAGTCCCAATCTAAAAAGTCTGCAACCTGTTCTCTAGATATATCGTCCTGATGTGTGGAGAACTCGTCAATAACAGCCACCAACTTACGTACATCTGCTTCAACGTGCATAGGTAAGCGTATAGCACGACCGTAATTAGCAATTGCTCGCTGACATGCCTGACGGCACCACCACGTGGCATACGTGGAGAACTTGAATCCACGCTCGGGATCAAACTTGTCTACAGCACGCATAAGCCCGATAGTTGCTTCTTGAATCAGGTCTTCGTATTCCATACGGGTTTGAGACCTAGCATACTTGGAAGCGGTGTCCATAGCGAGTCGAAGGTTATGCTCCACAAATGTGTCTTTTGCACGCTTACCTTCACGAACAGCAGCATTAAGTTTGCGGCGTTCAGCAAAATCTAACGTAGTACCTTCAATGTGGGCGTCGTTTAACTCCTTAGCGGCCTGCTGTCCTTCAACAACAGCACGCCCCAAGATAACTTCTTCCTCTCGGGTGAGAATCTTGTGCCTAGAACTTCTCTTATATCCTGACATATGTCGTACTCCTTTCTTTGGCCGAAATGGCCGTATATATAGGGATAAGGTGTGTTTGTGTGTATCCCATGTCTATTAGAACCCAATTATACACCATAGCGGCGTTTAAATCAAGTCTGACCGCAAACTTTTGCGAGTAAAAATGAAACTTTGTCAGTAATCTCACAGTTTTGCTTCTAATTTTGGCCTAAAACTCAAACGTCTTAGCCTCAAACAAGTGCTTTATAAGATGTTCGTCACCGTACTTTCTTCGGTCATCATCATTCAACTCAACAACAGCATGTTCACCTTCTGTATATAGCGTGCCCCAAGAGTCGCCACCCAAATCAGGCTCTGTTGAAATATGCACGTCTTTAAGAATCATCTCCATAACTACGCCTGCTTCACGACACAGTTCTTCGGCATTATCCTTAGGGAAACTAAATAAGATTTCATCGTGAATGGGAAGCATAGCATACTCCCATAAGCCAGCATCATGCACCTTTATCATGGCTCTTCCTAAAACATCTCTAGCCGTGGACTGAATACAATAGTTTAAGGCCGCATAGGGGCGCTCCTCATCTACAGGAAGTTTGCGTCCAGTATGTGTAACCACATAACTACGCTGACCCTTTTTGATAGGGAACGCTAATTGATGCGAAAACTTTGTTACACCTTGATAGGTGCTGTCGAATAGATCGCACACTTTTTGGGCTTCTTCAACTGTCAATCCTGACTGGCGAGCCAAAGTCTTAGGGCCTGCACCATACACTTTACCAAAGTTTACAGTCTTAGCAACCTTGCGAGTGACCCCAGTATTATCGGCAGTAGTTTGATGCAGATCATCACCATCCTTAAAAACTTTCAACATAACAGGGTCTTGTGACAAAGCGGCTAATACCCGCAACTCAACTCCAGAAAAGTCGATAGATGCCATCTGGCACCCCTCTTCCGCTAAGAACATTCGACGTATAGCATCTCCACCAGAGGGTAACTGTTGGAGAGGAGGGTTATTAATAGACATACGACCAGTCCTAGCCTGTAAACTATTAATCTTAGGATGAACCCTACCGTTAGCGTCCATTGTGGCTAAAGAAGCAGTAACATACGAATCTCGCCATTTTGCGTTGTTTTTAGCGCCCATAACTGCCTGAGCAAGCACTCTAGCATTACCAGCCTCCTCATCATCGCAAATAGCATTTAAAATAGTTTTATCTACCTTTAACGCCCCGGAAGCAGTAGTCTCTAACAACTTAACCCCTAAAGCCTGAAGACCTGCAGCAACATCTTTAGTAGCGTTGTGGTTTGCGACACCGAAACTCTTAACAATATCAATATTGCGTTGCTCTTCGTTTGTCATCTCGTCAACTAGACGTTTTGCGTACTCAACGTCAATACGCATACCACGTCGCTCCATATCTGCAACCAGAATTAAAATTTGATGTTCATACTTGACTAAATGATCCATTGTTTGACGTTTTATTTCTTGCCGCAACTTAGGGAAAAGTCTAGCAGTTAAAATTACATCTATACCGGCGTACTGTACTAACGTAGGGTGTGTGGCGGGAATGTTTTTCCATCCCTCTTGAATAGACCATTTATTCTGCTTAAAAACGTCTTTAAGCGCTGAATCCGAGTCAGGCGCAGACTTATCAACATGATGCGCCGACAAGTTCTTCAAACCATGCCCTACACCACCTTCTTGACGGCTACGAGGATCAGCCAAATGCGCCAAAATCTTCGTATCATATGTTCTTGCTAATAACTCTAGAGCGTCCACGTGGTTATGTCGATCTAGTCCTATGGCATCGAATGCAGCGTTATGAGCCAGTAACCTATAATCGGTTTCATTCATAACGATGTCAATAGACTTCTGAAACCAAGGCTCTTGCCAGATAAACACAAACGCTTTTTCTTGATCGCCCCACTGAATACTTTTAATTACCCACTCGGGAGAATATGTATCTAGACCACTGGCCTCAATGTCGTACGCTAGAGGACGCTTGCGTTCAAATAACCACTCGCTGAAATCTCTGAAGTCGTCATCTGAACGAACAAGAACAACCTCACCTAGAGTATTGTCTCCGTGCTCAGTCTTGTGAAGCCAGTCGTCAAACAGTGTAATTGAATCTTCGCTAATCATATCTCCATTATATCATGAGGTACCGACTCCTGCAAACCCGCAGAAGTTATCTGAATAAACTCTGTGTTTCTGTGCAATTCGGCAAGGGTGTGCGCATTTACGTAACTACATGTCGAAGACACACCCTTAACTAGTGCATTTATAATGTTTTCTACAGATCCACGATAAGGAACGAAACCCGAAACGCCTTCAGCGTACGCTGAGCCAGCCTGCTCGGAAGCCATACCATAATGAGCCTTATACATCTTACCGTCATGCTCAACCATATCACCGGGGGCTTCTTTAGTACCAGCAAGCATGTTGCCTAACATTACAGCGTCAGCGCCAACCGCTAGTGCTTTAGCGGCATCACCGGCACTCTTAATTCCGCCATCAGCAATAACCTGAACACCTAGCACATCTGCAGCATCAACACACTCTGAAATAGCGCTCAACTGGGGTACACCAACTCCGGTTACAACTCGTGTTGAACAAACACTACCAGGGCCGATGCCAACTTTCACTGCGTCTGCACCCGCATCCACAAAGGCTTTAACGCCTTCGGATGTCGCAATATTCCCACCAACCATATTAGCAGGATAAGTTAAACCGCCCTTAACCTTAGTTAAAGCGTCTAAAGCATGTTTACTATGTCCATGTGCAATGTCTAGGACAAGCATGGGAGTGCGAAACCTGTTAGCAAAATCTATAACTGCACCCAAGTCTTCGTTTACACCGAAAGCAACAGCGGCATTTGTTGTGCGACCAGCAACACTACTAAATCGTTCAAGCAAAGGAACGTTTCTATGAACAACACCCAAACCGCCAAGCCTATCCATCGCACTTGCCATAGTGTACTCACACACGGTTGCCATGTTTGCTGCAATAAAAGGAAGTTTAAGATTTAGGCTACCTACAGACGTACTTAAATCTACATTAGACCTGCTACGAACTTCCGAATACGTGGGTTTAATTAAAACGTCGTCAAATGATAACCCGTTGGAATCAGCGATTCTCATCATTGAAAGAATGTACCTTTCCTTTTCTCAAATTGTATTCGTCTACAATTTTGCTTCGGGCATCACGATATTCAGGCTTAGTCGTATAACAGTATGCTTCCAATTTACTAGAAGCATTAGTCAAAATGCACAACTCTGAGTCGTAGCAAGCATACCACGCTTCTCTATTGCTGTGCCAGTACAGCCTGTCAGGAACCCTAGCGTATAAAGTTTTTGCTATTTCAGTGTTCATTTAATCAAGGTGTAACGACGGGGCGCTGAGACTTCTCAGCCACACGAGTACGTGACCAAGCACTGCAATCATTACAATACCACTGCTGGTACGTCGCTACTTGCGTGTACCGCTGACCACGCCTCTGCAAGTTAGAAGAACCACAGGTGGGACAATTACTGCCACCATCGTAAACATTTAGATTGGGGTGATTAGTCATCCAAGGCCGCAACTTCATATAAACATTACGTAACAAGTCCACATCTTGCTTAGCGTACTTTACCATCAACTTCCAAAACTTCATGTCGCCACGCATACATCCAGCCCACGTCTCAAAGCCGCCAGTAGCAACCTTTCGGCCTAAGCCTAAATGTTGACCTAGGTGGTCAAGTTTGTTGCTGTTAAACATGAAGTAACGCTTGGCAACCTTTAAAGTGTCAATCTGCTTTACAGGAGAAATAGGGCCTAGGCCATGTGCCACGAAGCGGGCATTAGCCTTGCGCATATCAAACCTGTCACCGTTGTGTGCTACAACAATGTCAGCCTCATCTAACAACTCCCACAACTTCTTTACGACGTGGTAGTCATTCTCGGGGTCTTTCTTGTACTCAGCGGGGAAGTCAACTAGAGATGTGACCTTAGTGGACTTTTCTCCTTCCCACCTATAAGATACGCAGAGCATGTACCATTCTCGTTCATGCTCAATTACGTTCTGCTCGTACTGACCCCAAACATAACTCATGTTGGGTGCTGTTTCAATGTCGTAGTATAGTATCTTTGCCATAATATATCAGTTTACCATATCTTGCAGAGACATGCAAGCCTGTAAGCGGCGAATGTCATCTAGGTTATAAAAACCTTTATCTGCAAAAAAGTAGGTTCGTCTGTTTTGACGTTCCTTACGTAGTATTCCTTCCTTAACTAGTCGGTCTAATGCTCGCCACACGTGCTGATAACGCATACCTAACTCGTCAGCGATTTGCTTCTGAGTCATATCGGGGTTTTCTAGCACGGCGAGCAAAACTCGTGCATTAACTGTCAGAACTCTCATCAAATGTTATAGACTCCATGACAGATAATGAGATATCCATCTCTCTACAAAGGTTTTCTAAATGTGAAGTTCTATTTAAAGCCTCTTCAAGTTTACCGAACGTATCAGCCAACACGCTGGTTAAGTACACAATCTTCTCGTCAGTGCTCTTTATAGAAGCAACTTTGTCCATAACGTCAAAATTAGTTACATCATACTTTTCGACATTGGACGCAACCAATTCTCTATATTTCTTTAAAGTACTGTTATAACTTGCAGAAGTGTTGGACATATCCAAAAGGAAAAACTCAAAGTTCTTACCAATTGAAATAATGTTACCGTCTACATTAACGTGACCACTTTTGATTAATGGTTGTAAAGCGGTGTGCACCCACGACTCGTTAGTCCTAAAAACACCTTCTTTAGCAATCAACAGTTCAACAGCACGGTGGGTTTTTTCTGATAGCGAAGGAATAGGTACAGGAGATACCGCTTCTCTGACAATCTTTTTATCCATAGGTGTAGTTTACCCAAAGCGGGTTAGTATGTCAAGCCTAACGCTTTCCTCCATAATAGGGCACACCGTGACCTGAATCAATGATGTCATCGTTTAAGCATTTACTCATGTGTTCATCGCCGTATATGTAACCCAAAATGCGACCGAACTTTCCGGTGCCGTCTTTAAGAGTTTTAACATACACAGCATCTGATTCTGCCAGCCAGTTTGAAACATAGTCTTTAGCGGCCAGTCCTAGCGCTTTCTCTTCTAGATCACGTGTTCGTGATTCTGGTGTGTTTACCCCGTGAAGACGAACACGCACTTTGTGAAGCACGTCAAAACCTAAGTCAATAACCAAGTCAACTGTATCACCGTCAACAACACGATCTACTTTGGCTTGATAGAAAAACCGCATCAATCCTTTGAACCCTTAGCCCCAAAATAGCCGCCAATAATACCAATAACCCCACCAAGAGCAGTCTGAACAAGTGTCATAACGTCCGAGGAAACATCGACAGGCTCGCCCGTCTCAAATGTCTCAAACGAAGCGACCACATAGTCACCGACAATGGCCAGCATGATGCAACACATCACACCTACAGCCAGAACGTACATAATTTTCTCTTTCATCAGCCAAACATGTGCTTCCATGTCTTAGAGCCGACAATGCCATCGTTATACAGTTTGTTACGCACCTGATACTTTCGCACAGCCTGAGTTGTTTTACGACCATACCAACAGTCCACTGTTGCGCCCACCTTAGCCTGAACGTAACCAACTGAATCATTCCGTGAACCGTTCTTCAAAGGGGTACCCGGATACTTCGGTGAATCATCGTCTGCTTTTTCAGACGCTGGAGCGGGAGCGGGTGATTCATCCTTATTGTGATCGCAGGACTCGTAATGCTTCTGCGAACCCGGCCCCCAAATACCATCGACATGCTGATCGTGTTCTGCCTGCCATTTCTTTACAGCCGCCTCCGTCTTAGAGCCAAAATCACCATCCTGAGTCGCACCAACAATACCCTGAACTTCCTTGACCTTAGCGCCCTTTGAGCCGACCTGAAGCCACGGGTCTTTGCCAGCAGGCTTGGAAGGAGTTTTCTTTGCGGGAGCGGGCTTAACATCGGCGTCACCTAGATGCTCTTTGAAATAGTCAATGTAGAACTGAGGATCATCGGCATACCGGTTAGACACTTCAATGTGGACCCAGTCCCCGCCCGGAGCACCAGAAAACGCTTTCTTATCATAAACATTCCAAGCATCTCTGTCACATTTGTATCCACGCCCCCACGGCGCTGGATAGTAGTCAAAAATTGCCTCAATTTCTAAAGCGTCAGCGTGCTCAGTTAACCAGTCCATCATTTTGACAGCATCATCATAGTTGCCAGTACCACGATAAGGGGCACCACGCCAACTCAGGTCCCCTGCCCTACCAGTTGCGTGGACAGACATCGAAGACTTTCCACGCTTTGGACGTACTCCGTAAGTACCATTATTCCACAAGCCGAAATGTGCTTCCAGTAAATCAATGAGGGTCTCAAACCCTGCACGCTTTCCTGATGCAGTACTATCATAACCGGTGTAAGGGCGTTTTGCCATTATATGATTCCTTTCAAACTGGATGTTACAATAATATTATAACACATCTATGATTAACACCAGTCACCACTCATATACCAAGGTTGCCAACCACAGCCGTAGTGCTCTTCAGCATAGTCAAACAGCCATTTTGCGGTCTGGAGGTTAAGCAGTGGATCATACAATTCGTATTTGTCTGTAATACCAAAGTCTGATTTAAGCCAGTGTTTATGGGCACTCCATTCCATTTGTGCTAAACCATAGGAACAACAATTAGATACATCGTGGAGACAGCGACTTTCTGCCCACATTATTTGCCCTAATTTTGTGAGTTGCCCCATTTCCCATCCTGCATCTAGCGCTGTAATGTACCATTCGTCGCATTTACCCGTGGGTAGTTGAGGTTCAGCACCGCCTTCCCCTTCATAGGGGGTAGCAACGACTGTGCTTGTGGTAGTAGTGCCAGTAATTTCGACAACACTAGTTGTAGGGGGTGTATCTGTTTCTAATACTGCTGCTTCAGTAAATTTTACATCGACAAGATGACTGTAGGCAGAATAGTTTTCTACAGAACTATCCATCTTAGGTGCTTCTAGTGCTTCAGCCACAAATGACGAGCAAACTAGAAGAGTTGTAAAAATAGCGAATAACCCCAGTGGATTTTTGTTTGACATGTCTACCTCCTTCATCAGTTATAAACATGTCTTACTATTCTACCAGAATGGGAGTAAATGTCAACCCCGCATTATATAAAGTTTAACTAAACTTTTATTGCTCTTCGATGGTAAGCCCATTCTGAATTTTAATGGCTTCAGACCATTGAGTCAAGATTTCATGCTCTTTCTCTTTGCTAGACTCTGATCGATCTACAGGCGCTACCCAAGAAGGATTATGCTTAGCATACATTTCTTCAACCATAGCACCAAGTCGCTTAACCTCCGCAACCAGCAACGCCAGAATTGGTGTTTCTTGGTACATTGCGATTTCTCCATCTGCATCTAACAGCGCAGCCTCTGGAATAACATCCGCTACATCTTCCGCTATAAACCCATGGATATACTCGTCGTGATCACCTTTATATGTCTCACCCTTAGAATCCGTTAATTCCTTGAGATGATACAAAATTGGGTCCAAGTAGTAAATTGGTGATCTTTCATTCAGATAGCCTAGCAAGTCTTCCGTTTTGATGATATCTTTTTTTACTTTAACCGTTGAAGTGCTGTAAATAAACTCTTTACTGTTGCCGTCAATTCTGAGAGTAAATCCACCGCTCGCCACCAAAACTTGTTTACCATACATACGTCCATTAAAATTAATGTCGTTTGCATTGCCATCAATAGACGCACCGCCAAGACGGCCAAACTGTAAGGTGCATCTGTCATCGTTGGAGTTACCAAAAAATGCTATAGTGTTTAATGCGTCAGTGTCACCAATCCAAGCGTCGTCTCCCACTTTTAGCACGTAGTCACCATTACCTGAGGCACCATAAATAGCACCAGTAACAGTTAAATCACCATTAATAGTGCCGCCAGAAGTAGATAAATAAGGGTGCACGTGCACAGAAGTAGCATACACACCGTCTGTAACAGACGCCCTGAAGTTTACGGGCGTCATGTAACGGATATAATCGTCGTCGGAAGCATAAATACGATTAACCGTACCTGAATGACTGCCACTGGTGGTGTTAATCCAGCCTGCTTGGATGTAGCCAGTACCATCAGTCCGAACAATTTTGTTGGCTTCGTTGTTACGCCCGCTGTGAATACCTAGCCCGTTAATAGATGCAACACCCTCAAATGATCCGTCTGTGTGAATCTTTACAGAGTCTGGATTATTTGCTCCGTGGATAGAAACGTAGTCGCCGTATAAGTTATCATCTGAGGGGACTAGATGTAGAACGCCCTCATTTGTTTCATTAGGCGAAGTCAAGTCCGACGTTTCATGCATGATATATCCGGGGTCGTTAGAGTTTGAACCAGCACTAAACCTAATGTACGACTTGTACGTAGTGTTGTCAGTGAAGGTATCCGCAATTTTTGCTCCCGGCGCTTCAGTGTACAAAGTAATAGTATTGACTGTACTATTATCAATTACTACATTTCCGGTAAAAGTAATCTGTCCAGTTGCAGTATCCGCAGCATCTGACCGCAAGAAAGAAGATGCTTGAATTCCATCTACAGTGTCAGCATCAAGACCATTGTTTGTACCTTCATCCGCAACAGTAAGAATCCGTGATCCGCCTACTTTAACTCCGCCGCTATCAGCCTCAAAAACAGATGCACCGTTATACCAAATCTCAACACCGCCAGTGTCGTCATAAATAACAATGCCGTTTGACTGCTGGCTATTTAGAATGCTGAAGTCACCACCACTTACAGAAATATTTAAACTATCATTCGCCCCAGTAAGCCTTAACAGATTACCGTCAACAGCGGTATCAATCGTCCACGCATCAATACTCTCATCCCACAAAAAACTTCTATTAGAAGACGTACCACGCTCAACCTCAATACCCGCATTCAACGACGGAGCACCAGTAACATTAGAATTAAGCATAATAATGTTATCTTCAACAGTTAAAGTCTGAGTATTTAAAGTAGTCGTAGTACCATTAACAGTCAAGTTGCCTGTAAATGTCGAATTACCTGTAACTGAAAAATCACCACCAACAGTGACATCACCACTAGTACTAAACGAGTTGGGAATATCATTAGTACGACCAGCACCCTGAATCAAAAGTTCACCAGTGGTCTGCTGAACACGAATAACCTTAGCAATCTTCTGAACCAAATGGGTCGGGTCAGTAGGACGGGTCGTAGTCAAACCCCCAGACGGAGCAACGTACAACTCGTCCCCAACGCTATATCCCGGAGTATCTGTATCAAAGTTCTTGAAAACACCAGAAACAACAACATGACCCTCACCATTAACAGCCAAATCCTGATCCAACAAGCCCATAGCAGGCATAGTGCCAGCAAACTTGGCGAACGACCCCTCAACCTCAACAGCCCCAGAAGCCCCAACAGCGCCAGTAGCATACACGGGATCACCCTGCGATAAAGCAACGCTATCAACATTCTTTACCCTTAAATGAAGAGCGCCGTGCAAATTACCATAAAAATCTGCAGTTACAGTAGACAAAGTAATATCATCATCAAGATTAACTGTGATAGACCCACCCGTACCACCACCATTCAAATTGGTTCCGGCAACAATCTCGGTAATATCTGTAGACGTATCGCTAGCACCAACAAACGCTACAGGCTCAAACGACCGACCCTCAATAAATCCAACCCAAATACGGTCACCCACCTCAGGAGTGAAACCAATAAAAGGAACGTTCTCATACAAATTATTTTGACCCAAACGTGGAATAGTCACATTTAGGAGAGAGCCATTAACTTCCTGTACAATAGCACGCCAAATACCATTAGCGCCGCCACCCGTAGAATAAGCCGTGTTTACCGCTTTAGAAACCATATCACAAAACCTCCGCTGGCCACGGCGTTATCTCTGCAGGCGGCGATATAGCAACGCCACCATACGCTGCATAATGCGCAGCCAATATTTCTGTAAATTCAGCAATAGACTGATAGTATGCTTTTTCTTGTGCTTCTTTAATTGCATTAGGATCAGGAGCGCTACCAGTAATGTTACTAGTATTCATAAGTGCGAAATCAACAGTTGTGTTCTCAATCTTAGCCCACGTTGCAGAGTCAACCACACCTGTTTGCGGTAAACCAACGTAGGATTGGAAACGTTTAACTGCGGATTCAGTAACAGGGCCAAACTTACCATCAACTTTTGTTTTAACCACACGCTGAATCCGTTTAACACAATCACCAGAAGAACCATTCGCATATGTTTGTAAAGTGCATTGTAGTTCCTCTAAAGTATCAATAGATGAACAGGTCACCCGAACAAGTTTTTCTGCACCCGCTTCAACACCAACACGTTCAACCATCATACGTGGAGAACCGTAACGGAAAGATAAGTTTGGTAACTTAACAATCACACCCGGATAAATTGTCATACTACTAGCATTATTCAACAACGACAACGAAGCGGTATACGGCTTCTTCTCATCTTGAGAAGTTTTAAAATCAATCGAAGTTGCCTCAAAAGCATTATCTGCAGGAACCCTTGCATAATTAATTTCACCAAACTCGTTAAGTTCAAATGGTGGACTATAAATGTCTATAGTTGGTGCATTGTCGGCTATGAAATCTTGAGACGCATAAAATAGTGTTCCTCGTGCCTCAAAGCACATAAACTCTAAATCTTTAGCAAGTCTTACTAGAACGTCCCACGTTGACTCGTCTTTATTTTCGGAACTTTCACGCTTTATTGCTGTAGCAGCACTGTCTTCCGCAAATATACGTAAGCCAAATTTAGATGCCATGTTTGCTGCGAAAACAGAAGGAGAAATGTTTCCAAAAGACTTTGCACCTTTGTCTTTTCGCATACGCTCAGTTGCACGTGATCTTGCACGTATCGTAATCTGTCTGCTTTGTGCGCTAAAGTTTGCTGATGCTTCAGCGATTTCATACTCTTCAAACAAATATGAAACTCTACGACCAATAACGAAATAGTTGTTGGTGAACATGTTGAAGTTGTCGTCATACACCGTGAACTTTAATTCACTAACCATATTACTAGTCAAATCAATAGAAAGAGTAGTTATACTTTCTTTGATTTCGATAAGTTCACTGTCTTCTATTTCCCCAATTATTAAACTGTCTAAAGGTAACATATATCATCCTTAGTATAAGGGGAATTGTATCTGATATGCAGTCGCTTGATCTATACCGTACGTTTGTTGAAGTTCAAGCACACTAGCCTTTGCCTCTGCCGCACTCTGACCAAACTGAGCCGCTAAAGCAGGATCAATTTCATCTTTGTCATCGTCTCTAGTTGAAATTTCAATCTCTTTCGGAGGTCTTTCAATCATGGGAAGTAAAGTCAAGAACGGATCATAAACTGATTTTTCTGTTAACTGTATGCTTGCCTGAGCACGCAAAGGTTCACCATCTTTATTTCTATATTTTACAGTATACGAAAACTGAGTCAAGTAAGACGTAAAAGGAAGCACCTGAGTCCCATACGAAAACTCACACACAGCACCAGTAGCAGAAATCAACTCCAAATTATCTAACACATCTTGAACAGACTCCCCATTCTCATTCATAGGGCCAACTTCCATGCCGCCGCTTGGACGATGAACAATGATAGCCTCAAACGTTACGGTGCGTAAGCGTGGAGCAGAGAAGACATTTAGTGGCTTCAAATACGGTCTTTGAATCTGTTGGTATGTTCCACCATAGTTTTGATGACTCAAATCTTTAGGCCCAAATGGGAACTCTATCTCGTAGTCAACTAAAGGGGTTTTTGCGCTACTGTCAGGGTTAGGGCCGGTTGCACGCAGCACTGCTCGTTTAATATCGACAGATGTCCAGTCAGGGTATCTGATCTGGTTACCTGCTATTGTTGTGATTGCTTGTCGTAACTGTGCCATAAATTTTTAACCTTTGCTCACGATGTCGGTGCCGCTGTAACTGTTACAGTGTAATCAAATGTTGCGCCGTCCTGTCCTGCACGTGTTCCCGGTTTACCTTCGATAGAAACCATTGGTGAAACACCATCAATAGCAGTCTTAATGTCCAACAACGCAGCGTAACTCTTATCATTGCCATCGCCCACTTCTGTCAGGTAACGTTGCATAATTTCAGGTAGATTGCCTTGCTCTGCTTGATTACGCAGAATTGCCTCATAATCCATAGAGCCACGAACACTTGCGCCCTCTGTTGCCAGATCAAGACCAATTGTATCTCTAAGAATAGCCTTGAAAGCATCATCCTCAACTAAAGAAGCAGCGTTCTGATTTAGATATGCTGTGCGCTGTTCAGCGGTACCTGTACCGAACACACCTGCCCGAGCAATTTCTCTTGAAGCACCAACGTCTTCAAGATACGCTGTAACATTATCCACATCACCAGTACCAATTGCAGCCATAATTGCTTCAACTGGAACACCAAATGATGTAGCCATTTCCTGAGCAGTGCTTCCTAGCAACTGATCAAGGTTAAACATTGTAGCAAAATTACCGCTTAATGCACCAGTAGACACCTGACGTTGCAACTCCATAATGGCTGAAAGGCCAGAAACAGCAGCGTTACCACCCATCGACACTTCAGCGGCAGTATAATTCTCTATAAAAGAAGAAAGATCAGCAGTGTTATATTGACCTGTTTTATCGGCATCCGCCAAAACATTTAACGCAGCATTAACGCCCGCTTTAGCCTCAAGCCCAGCAGCAGTAGTTTGAGATAAATCTGGCAGAAAGCCTTGAGCCAAATCAATGATAGGCGAGTTGTACAGTCCGAAAAGAGCCTCAACGCCAGCCAAGTTCGCTGTATCTAAAGCAATACCGAAGTCAGCCACAAACCTTTCAATTTCTTTACGAGAAACCTCTAAAGTACTAGCCAACTTACCTACAGCACTGTCAATTCGTTGTATACGTAACTCTTCTTCACGCTGACGCCGACGCATATCAGAATCTAAGCGATTCTCAAGGTCTTGCATTATTTTTGGAAATACTTTAGTAAAGAAATCATCCAAATGAAATTCTGAGAGAGCCATGTTCTCAAACTCTGTACCTGCCAGCAACCCTGACGCCTGCGCCTCTAAAATAAACTCACGCATAGCCCGAGTGTCGCCCTCAGTCATTTCTAATTTATCATTTGTACCGGCCTGCTGAGCAGCCATACCCGCTTCAAATAGGCTAGAAAAAGTGTTTCGTTGAACATCCGTAAGACCATTTTTAATTTCACCGCCTTTAAATGCATCAGCAATGCCGGACAAAAGTGAATCACCCATTTCTTCCGCATTTTTCCTAATCCTTTTACCCCTAGCATAACTAGAAATCGCCATGCTTATACCAGTAACAAGAACTGCACCAATCGCTCCAGCAGGGCCTAACAGCGAGCCACCAGCAACGGCGGCACCTAACAAACCGGTACCAACATTACCAATACTAGCACCATATCTATTAATGTTAGCAACAGAACCAACTGCTGCCGTAGCACCACCAACTAACGCTCCGCCACCAACTAAAGACGCAGCACCACCATATTGAAGTGCAGCACCCAACGGATTCTCAGCAGCCTTATTATATAATTGGCCGTCCATCAAATCGCCAATAGTCTGATAGGCAGCAATTCCACCAAAAGCCTTACTAGCAACGTTACCTGCGGATACACGTGGGAACCTGCCCTTAGCAGCATTATATTTTTGAATTCCGCTTAACATGGTTTGGTTCATTCTTTGACCCGGCATAGTCATTTGAGGAATCCTAAATGCATGTACTTGATTACCTGTAATCGGGTAGGTTAAAGGATTACCACGAAATGACAGTGGCATAAATGCTCTACCATTGGTTAAACGAGCATTAAAACCAAATTGTTGCAATCTGCTAAACCCGTTTGTTTTAAAAATCTTATCTGATTGACCAGATAAGAAACCACGAAGCGAAACTGATCCTGCTTCACCAGTAGTCAAATATTTTTGAAGTGCGCCGGTTAAACCCGAACCCGAAGCAGTGGTTCTGAAGTTGTTTAAGAGTGTATTACCCATACCACGAATAGCAGGATTACGTGATTCAGCCATACGCAAAATAATGTCATCTGCGGCTGCGCCCGCTCTACCCATACGGCCACTGGCTGCTAATCTACCGGCACCAGCCTCTGCAGAGGAACGAATATTACGACTAGTAGAAGCAACAGCCCTACCAGTACGGCCACCAAACTTGTTTAAAAAGGCTCCACCCGTTTTACCGCCAAGCATATAAACCATACCGCCACCCATCAGCATATTTCCGATAAGCGGAATTGAACCTAAAGCAGACATAAGCAGATCAACTGCTTTAATCAACAACATGATGACAGGCTCAAGAGCAGATAAAACCTTCATCAAGCCGCTAAACGCTTCAGGTAACTTATCAAAAATAGGTTTCATCGCCTCAAAGATACGGACAAGCATAGGCCCTAACTTTTCAGAAACATTACGAATTAATTCAGGGAAACTCTCAAACAGCGGAGCAATAGCACCAAACACCTCGAATAGATTAGGTAACACACTAGTGGCAACCACATTAAGGGTATTCGTCAACCTAGGAAGCGAAGCAAAAAATCCACGCTGCCCCGAAAGAAAGCCATTCTTAATAGCATTAAGCACGTTACCAATAGCATCACCAAAACCAACAAAAGTTTCTCTATTATCTTCAATCAAATTAGCAAAATCACGAAACAGCCCACCAGCCGACCTACCAAACATGGCCTTCAACATGTCAATAACTACATTAGCGGCACCCTCATAACTACGCAACCAATCACCAAAACCAGTGAAGAAATTACCGACAGACCTAAAGAAATCAATAAACTTATCAGCAGCCCCAGCAATATCACTGACATTATTAACGATATTAGAACGCACAAACTCACCGATAGCATCAACAAAACCAACCAACGCCGGAGCCATAGAATCAGGGCCAAAATCACGCATAATCTGAGCAATGCCCAACACATCATTCTTAATGATACGGCTAATCTGTACAAACGAATCACGGAAAGGTGCAAGCAACGGCTCACCAATAGTAGCAAAAATAGTTTTAAAAGACTCCGCCTCAGACTTCAACGTACCAATAAACGTTGCCGCCATATCTTGCGCCACACCCTGAAATGCGTCAGCAGTAGCACCGCCGGATGAAACAGTACCAATAATGCTAGAAAGCGTCGCCCCACTGGAAATAGAATCTTTACGGAATCCCTGAGCACCCTGCAACGAAGTGACAAGACCAGCAGTATTACCTGACTTTTTAGCAGAAGCAAACGCAGCAGCCAACGACTGTGCCGCCTTAGCGTCGCCACCAGTAAGATTAAACAACTGCGTTGCTAGTGCATTACCACGTGCAACACCGGCCTGACCTAAAGACCCAGCAATAGCACCAGTTGACTCACCCAACAAAGAACGAGTCTGTGAAGTAATACTACGATTCAACTGGCGGGCACCACGAGCACCCTGACGACCTCCACCAAAGAACGGAGAAAGTTGAACTTCCTGAAATTCTCTAATAGCCGCAGCAGCAACAGCCAAACCTGTAGCAACAGCCGTAGCAGTAACAGACAAACCTTTAAGCGCTAAATTATAACCCTTTACTGCAACCCTACCCGTTACAAGCAACGCTTTAACAGCCAGCAAGCCTGCAGTAAACAAAGCAACTTCAGCAGCAATAGCAATAAACGACAACTTTGAAAAAGTCATCAAAAACTTTTGTAAAAAGCCTGTAACCTTCTGAAGTCCACGACCAAAACGCTTTAATACACTTTCAAAACGTTGAAACCTTTGAGTCTTGGAATCAACAGTTTTTCTTAAACTTCGGCCACTGGCATCAAAATCACGATTAGCATCAGAAGCACCACGAGTCGCACGATTCAACGCCCTCTGACGATCCTCCAACGCTTTCAGTCTACGCTCAATACCAGCAAGATCGTTACTGATATCAGCATCGATCTCAACCTCAATTACAACTTTTTCTCTTGCCTCAGCCATAACTGCCCCCAAATAGAGAACCGGGAATTCCTATAGATATTCTATAGAAATCCCCGGCACTCAGTAGCCACCCTGCGCTGCTTTTCTTTGTCTTTCTCGTTCCGCATGATCCCTAGCCAACGCTTGGGCACACGCCATACGAATCAACCACTCATCGTTCGTAGAGTCCAATAACTGAATCGGATCAACGTGAAACGTCTCTCCTAGACGGGCTGCTGATTTAATTCGGACATCTTCCGAAAGACTATCAACTAGCCCTTCGTAGGGTCCTCCATGTCAACTTCATCACCATAACCAGCATGGTCAAGAATCTTAAGAGCGGTGCTCTCAAGGTGAGGGTCAACAGCGAAGAACGCCCGAATGGCGTCAGGCAAAGGACGATCAGTTTCAGTCATCTCCATAACAACGCCAGATGCGAAAGTAATTGCATTACCATCGTCATCCAAAACCAACTCGCCGTTAAAGTAAATACCAGTCACCGTCTGACCGACAACATAACAAGAGAACTTAATAGAATCAAGTTCCTCAGTCTTTCTGTTGGTAGAGTTGCGCCGCCAAGCCTTCAACTGCTCATTAGTAATGTTAGGGGAGTAACGAACAGTAACGCCCCTACGCTCAGGAATAGGAATCTCAATTTCAGGACGTGTAACTTCCTTAGAAATTTCCGACTTCAACTGATCCAGCAGGGTAACCTTACTAGCCTTCTTTTGTGCGGCGGCAGGTGCGGAACCTGCAACCTCAATGATGTCATTTTCTTCTGTACTCATGTTTATATACTATTCTTTTCATATGCACATGTCAACTAGTGTAAAAAGAAAAGGCGCTACCGAAGCAGCGCCAAATCTTTATTAAATTTTTAAAAGTGTGAGGATCAGATAGCGCTGACTCGGCTCACTGAGAAAGTGAGCGAGAACGAAGCCGGAGCACCTGAAGAAGCATCACCATCAGGCTCTGTAAGCCCTACAAGTAAGCATCTTGGGTAAATTCGCTCAGAACCCGGCTCAGCAAGATCGCAGTTAAGAGTGTAAATCTTGACATCGTAGTACGTTGAACCAACCAACTGACGAAGGTTATTCAATCTAGTAGCATCGTCATCAGGATCATAGAACCTGCTCAGCGTGATGTCACCAATTTCTGAAGGAGCACAAAGAACCTCAGGGAACGAAGCCCCGCCATCATACACCTTTTCTACTGCGGCACTGATTTCGCCGCCGCTAACCGTAGCAAAGTACGTGGAGAAAGAAGGCCCCGGAATATGGCCGGGAACATCTCTAACCGCTGAAATCTCTGCAACAATTTGCCTCTGGGTTGCCTTAGCCATTTATATCTCCTTAGATTACGGGAGCCGAAAGATTGCTCTTAGTGATTACTATATCAATTAAATCCGCAACCCCGGAGACCCGGACACCAACTTGAGCCTTAACCAGACCGTTGGCGAGTTGCGTCGCTGGATTGATAGTGCTATCAACCACGACATTGAAGCCGGGATCAATCATGACACCATCGTCATCAAACGCTTCGTAGAGACCGCCAGCGGCACGAATAGGCTCCAAGAAAGCCTTAATTGAGCCACGGATTCGTCCGAACAAGTTTCCTCGTGCGTCAACCGTCTCAAACACGTACTCTTCCATGCGGGCCTCAACGCCAGCCACAATGTAGTTCATCGTGTCACGCATTGTGATATAGCGCCAGTTAGCCTCATCGTTCGATACTGAGCGGGCACCGTAAACACGGATTCCGTTACCAATCTTACGGAGCACGTTCACTCGGGCAGCGTCCATTGTCTCACCGGTAGCAGCAGTAACATCCTGCGCCAAAGCGGAAACAGTCTTAGCCTGAGAAATCTGTCCAGCACCTGCACGCCAAGGGCCTCCACTCTGCTGAATGGCTCTAGCACGAGCACCAGCAACAAACGACTCAGGCGAAATGGTTACCGTTGAACCAGCAACTGATGCCTGATTTGTTGCCAACTCTGCAGCATTCGGTGCAGGAACCTTGATGTGCGGCCAGTAGAAGCCCATGTAACTTGCCTTCGCATCGGCATAGTAGCCTGCTGCTGAAGAGCGAGCCGACGATGCTGAAGTGCCAGAAGCAAACGACAGAATCGCAATACGGTTGTACTCTTTTGCATGGTCACGAAGTGCTTCCCAAACACCAGTGGTTGACCACCCCGGAGCGCAAACAGCGCCTGTACCCAGATTAGGTGTAAGATTGGTAGTTGCTGCAGCAAGAGCGGCAACAATATCGTCCGCATCAACAGGGGTAGCGCCTGCACTGTCAGTACCACCACTCAAAGCAGTAGCCGCTGTAGTAGCAGGGTTGGTACCTGCAGTTACATCATCAGACAATGCAATTAAATGTGAAACCGCTGAACTGTTCACCACGTTAATCGCATCCGAAACAGATGTGAGGTCACGAGTCGAAAGCAGCAAAGCGTCATCCAGATAAACCTTAACCTTGAAGCCAGAAACGTCAGCAGCAGCAATCTCAATATCAAGATTATCAGCCCAATCGCCAACGTTCTTTGCAGTTGCCACCATTGTGGCTGAGCCAGAAGCGTCGTTCAAAGTGAGAGTAGCGGCAGCAGCATCGCTGGCCACAACACGCTGAACATAACAACGTGAACCGCCCTCATCGAAGAAAGTTTTCACATGGCTGTAAAGTGATCCTGATTCGTAGTTTCCGTAGTAGGTCGTGTAGTCGTTGAAAGACCGAAGAAGCGTGGGTACGTCTGTAGGCCCCCGCTCAGCCTCACCAACCATAAAAACTTGACCTGCCACGACATCTGTAGTACCCACAGGACCAGTGCGCACTGCAGTGGTGACATTAACTCCCGGCATTTTTAGCCTCCAATTTCTTTGTCGTTCAATACCGTATTGACTTGCCCTGAGGGCTAGACGTAGCGTCTGCTCTGTCAAGTATTATATTACCACCCAGCACCTGCCTGCCAACGTAACTACTGTGGTGATAATGAAGCAAACGGAATGTTTAACTTCGTTAAAGTTTCTTCCATAAACTCGCTAGAGTCAAACAATGGGATAGGCTTTACCGTTTTAGGTATAAGATTATCAGGGGCAGGCTTATTTTCTATAGCAAAACTTTCTCTCATAGTGAAAACATAGTCTGCTAGCCCAGATGGAACTTTTCTAATGTCATTAGATCGAAGTAAGAAAGCCATTAAATCGACAGGATCAGCAGTGTTCCTCGTTACAACATATCCGTTTAATTCTTCACCATTAAGTGAATACTCAGAATTGTAAAATAAAACAAAATCTGAAGATACACCTATGGGGTAGTACTTAACTTTATTTTTCATATTTTTCCTTTACACTACAGAGCCAGTTGTCGAAAAATCATATGCATAATCCAGAGGAATTTCAGCAGCCCTTAACTCCGCAATAAAATTTGGCCACCGCTTACTGAAATTAGTAGACAACAGGTCTTCAACCGCAACCCCATCAGCATCCGCTATAGATTGAAGTTCCTTATCAAAATCTACACCATACGTATTAACCCACGAAATTTGTATATTTGGAGCGAGCGAACGAATCTTTTCGGCAAACTCTTCTCTCTTCTTATCTGCTTTGGTGCGAGACAATGTAGCCGTTAACTCAGTTGACAGCATTAAAGACCGTACTTCGTCTTGTGCCCTAGAACTTCCTTCGCTGAAATAACGTTCAAAAAAAGCAAGGTCTTCAGGGGAGACATTTTTCATAAATGTAGGTTCTGATTTAATGGTTTCAACATCTGAAATAGAAACCCCCTCTGGGGAAGCAACCGGCATGACGATTCTTTCAACCTCAGAAAGATCAAAAGACCCCATAATTAACGCTTCGTGGTAATCTGTTGTTATACCTTTACCATATGCGTGCTGCGGTAAAAGTTTATCTCCCTCTGGGCCAGCGCCCATCATATCTCCCCGTCCAGTCAACATGTGATCTAAAATATGTGCAAGTGTTTTATTATTCTTGTTCGTTTGTGCCCCCTTTCCACCCATGTTTTGAAATGCTTGACCAAGTAACTCGTCATCAGTAGCACCAACCATCGGAGCACCATCTATCGTATTATTGTAACTATCGCCAATACCAAACTTAGTGCGATCCTTAACTTCGGGGCGTAAAATGAACTGAATATCACCATACACCCGTGTTCCACCTATTGAATCTTCTAAGCGGGGTATAGAAGCCAAAGGATCAAACAAATCCATATCTGCACCAAGTTCTTCGGCACGTTTAGCAGCAGCCTCATTCAATTTACGCATTCGATCCCCATACAACACATACCCAGACGCAGGACGTAATTCATCAGGGGTAGACATAGGTAAGCCTAGTGCCGCCTCATACTGTCGTCGTGCTTCTGACCCAGAATGATTACTAACTACCTCGTGAGTTGTCTTATACCTACCGCCCCCAGAAATAATCTGATCTAATCTACCTGTTGGTACGGTAACCGCAACACGAGTATCCTCGTCTTCCACCGCAGTTCTTAGAAACGTTAAAATGTCTTCCCTAATTTGCTCTCTAGGCGTATTCGATAAATAATCCTGATGTGCTCTTAAACGCTCTATATTCTTATCATACTGATCAATAGTGGAACGATTATTAGGATCGCTGTCACCAAAACGCTCGATAAACTCAATCCTATCTTGTTCTATCTTTTCTATCTGGCGTTGTAAACTAGGGTTATAAACTCCCGCTGGTTTGTCATCAAACTCAGTAGACAACCTGCGATCAATCAAAGCATCTAACTGTTCTGCGGGGGTATCAGTAGAATATCTATACTGACTAGTTCCTGTCGGCTCACCGGCAATAAACGCTGCACGCTCATCAGGAGTCATATCACCACGTCTAAACAAACCACCCGCTTCCTTAATACCGTTTACTACCTCTATATTTCTTTGCTGAATAACATCAGAACCATCACGAATAGCAGGAGCATCAGCATCTGAATCTGGTGATGTACGTGGACGAACAGTCCATTGCTTTGCACGTGTACCACCCGGCAACCGACCCGACCCAACATACTCATCAACAGAAACAATATCAAAATCTCCAGTGACTAGCCACTCATCATCAGAATCTACAGGTGACACAGTTCTAGCAGGAAACGCATTTGCCCCCTCAACTTTAATCATAATAGATGACGGCCCGCCCATTCCACCAGAAAGGCCAGCATATTCTCCTGCGGCTCTTTCATTAGTTGAAGTTGCCCCAACCGGCATATTAATAACACCCGCCGCTTCCATACGTTGCTGAGTTTCTGGGTCGATCATCATGCCACGCCACAAAGTTTCTTTAGGGGGCGAATCCTGAATTAACTCAATTAAACCCTGATATCTCCCATTAGAAATATCATTACGCACTCCTTCAGTAACACCAATGTCACCACGAACCCAAGCATCTAAAATATCACCAGTTTCATCCCCATACACACGACTAATCTCACTCAATCGGCGCTGTAAACCCTCATTAACTACCTCGAAATAAATTTCTTCATATTCAATACCGTCAATCTCTCCGTTTGAATACGCTTCCCATACCTGTGATCCACGCTCCTCTAAATCGGGGAAATCCGCCCAAGCCTCATCCCCCGAACTCCACGAAGGAATCACATCTTCATGCAACTCTTTAGCGGCAGGACTCAAACGCCTATTATCAACAGGCTTCTCCACCGGCATAGGATCATAACCAAACTCGTAAATATAGTTACCATCTGTATGCAAATCACCTGCACGCACACGCATCTCAAGTATCCTATACTGACCACGCATAGGGCCTTCACCATGCTCAACAGCATACAGCCGAGAAGGAGTAACCCAATCCCCCGGATTAATCGTATCTACTCCCTCTACCGGAACGGCACGATACATGATAACTTCAGCATTAGGATTACCACGAACACGACGCATAATCTCAAACATTTCACGGTCTTTAGCAGCATCTTCCCGCAAACCAGAACCATACAATCTCATAGCGTCAGAAGAATACACGTCAGCAGGATAAATTTGATCCATAGCATGTAAAGGCCCGCCTTCACCAAGTCCGGGTGGACGATGCTCCATACGATAATCACCAGTAGCCGGAACCTTATCAATAGTTCCTAAAGACTGTCCAACAGTACCCAACGACTCGCCAATAGACTGCTGACGTTCACCCAGAGACAAACTTTCACTACGCCACGACTGATTATATGAAACATCATTACCGTTAGCATCAACAAGCCGTAAACCATCCAACTGGGAAACGTTAGAACCATCTAACAGGCTCGATATTTCTTCACCAGCAGCAGTCAGATACCGAGTACCAATAGGTCGCTCAAAAGGTGTGCCTTCCTGAACGATGCCGTCGTTGTCAGCATCTTTAGGGTCAGGATTGTACGGCTCTTGACGCAAACCACCCCATCTACCACTACCAATAGCCATAATACTATCCTATCATGCAGTAGGTGTTTTAGCAAGGCTACTAGCCGAATATGCTCCTACTCCAGCCTGATTTACAGAAGCAACTCTAAACTGATACTTTAGACCATTAGTCAAACCGCTTACAGTATAAACTCTATCTAATGAGCCGGTGTCGCTCACAACAGTTGTCCACGTAGCACCAGAGTCAGAGGACTGCTGAATATTGTAGCCGGTAATATCGTAGACTCCGCCATTCCAAGTAGAATCAGTCCACGATAAAGTTACCTCTGTATCCCCTGTTATAGCGATAACATTCGTAGGGGCATTGGCGGTAAGAGCGATTTTACTTACAATTGCTTCCTTAGACTGCAACACTCCGAGTGGCTCGTGGTCAACACGCTCTTCCAAAGACAGATCATACCCAACAAAAGCACCAGCCAGCAAGCGCTCACCTTTAATCAAAGTTAAATCGGAAAACTCTTCCCGAATTGAAGACTCATCAATCTTGGGGTAACACGGAACAGACGAATCATAGGCGGATAATGAAGGGCTGTCCATTAGAGCCTCACGCACAACTGCTACAAGATTATCTCGCTGATCCGTAACAATCTGACCACCAGAATCACGTACCCAAATATATGTACGCATCTGATATGTAACCCGGAAAATAGGATCAGCATCCACAGCATAGTCTGTGCGCTCAATATTACCTGTACTTATAGCCAACGTAATCAAAGTTGGCCAAGCGTCTAAAGCAAACGGCTCATACGATAAATACTTACGTGGCTCAGGTAACTGAGAAGAACTCAGACCCCAATGATTTTTATAGGTCAGCAGTCTGCCCGGAATATCGTTAACAAGGTAATTAGAGACATATGATTTTGCTAGTCTAGGCCCTGACATCATTTTAGATCGTCACCTTCGCTGCCGCTGCTGCAGCATCAATACCTTTTTGCCCGTCCATAATATATCGCCCCACAACAAACGCTGTTCTGTCGGAAAATGTTCTAGGTACAAAAATAGGTTTACGTTCAGGCATATTGCGGGTTCCTGTAAAATGATAGTCGGCATAAGGAAGCGATGTACCAAACTGTGCTTTTGTGGCACCGATGTCACGCACAACCCCACGTCCTGAGTTAATAGCAGTCAAAGACTTACGTAAAGAACCATCAGCAACTAAAATACCGTTAGCACCATAGTTCTCTAACTTCCAAGAAGCATACTCCTCGTTAAGACGTTCCCAACGTCCACCCGCCGGAACACCTTCACTAGCAAACAACTGCTCGTGAGAATTAGCGAGTTCTCGCATCGCCCAACGAAAAACAGGTTTAAAGTTATTAGACCTGCGCACCATAGTGGCGAATCTTCTTTTCAGAGGGCCTGTTTTAACTTTTTTGATACGTACCTTAGCCGCCATGTTAGGCCACCCTAACTCTGCGGTACTTCTTAATACTAAGAAGTTCACGTTCAGAAAAACCTGTCTCCAAGGGGGCAACGTTTCTAGTAGTTAAATCTTTCAATCCCACAACGTCATCATGCATATTCTGCATTTCTCGGGTCGCCGCTCTAAGCAGTAGTAACTTGAAAACTTTAATATTTTGACCATCCAAGCCAGCAGTGTAAGTTACAGTAACACGATCATTGGCGAAAGCATTGAACAGATCGATTCCGTAATCACGGGTAATATAATCTCTCTCCGCAACCTGATCAGTCGAAGTGGCCGATGCTGAAGCAGGAGTAATAGAAACGGAAGAAACAGAAACAACAGGACTATTGTCTAAATATAAAGTGTACATCGGTGTATAGATAATGCCCGGAGAAGTTAAAGTCGTGGAAGGATCAGTAGTGTAATTATAGTAGTACTGTTGATTAACTACGCCACGACCAACATCAGGTATACGATACGTTTCAGTGAACGACTGTTGCTCAATGGGTCGCCGCAGATATGCTTCTAACTCTGCCTGTAGCCCTTCAATGACAATTCCGGCAGCATCTTCTTGCACGTTACTAAGCGTGATATCCATATATGTTGTAATGTCAGAAACGGTAATAAGTGCCATCAGGGACCTGCCAAAAATACTAAATTAAATAACTCATTAACGATTACGTAAAGCGCCCCGATTGCGGGCGTCGCCAATAGCCTCTCGCACTCTTTCAATCAGACCTCTAGGTCTTGACCTCTCAGTATCTGGCACAGCAGTTGGTTCGGGCATACCCCATCTCCTTAATCGAAACTTACATTATTACTATAATACCGTAACTAAGAGGTATACGAGTATTACTTCCGCCAGTCGTCTCCCATAGGTAAAAAGAAACTACTGTCATCAAGCATCATCCCGATAATCGAATATCCAACAATATCTAAATATGTATCGTGCAACGATTCGTTTTCAGCCGTCCTTCCGTTGCTAATTAAATTCTCCATGCGGGCAACTTTATCGTGCATACGTAAAAGAACGCCAGACTGACCAAACCTAGCAATATTATTAGGGCCGTAATCATTCTGCTTTGCACAAAGAGTCCGCCACATCTCATCTTCCGTAAGGGAGTTGTCAGCCAAAATTGCGTATTTACACATCACGACCCATTCGTGCTTCTCGGGAGCACCATTCTTACCGAAGTAAGCATCGATCAAATTGTCTAAGTGTGTTCGTATGTTCTGCTGTATTTGCCCCAAAGAACCTTCACCCTGCAGAACCGTGGCATTATGGAAAACCCAGACATCCCTAACACGTTCTTTTGCGGCGGCGTCCCAAGTTGCTATTTCAGATACTGCGGACATTCAGTCATCTACTTTGTTGCTTGCATTTGTAATAACATTCTTAAAACCAAACCAAACCAACCACAAAGCAAAAATTGCTGCACCATGGCGATAACCAATTCCGGGTTGAAACAAAGTTAAGTTAGGCCACGCTTCATTAATTACCATATTCAGTAGCATGATAGCCGTGCCTCCAAACGCACTAATAGATGCAAGTGAAATTAAAGCGGCAATAATATTACCAACTGTAACATTTGACTTAGGTTTATTGTTTTCGGTCAACTGATTTAAAACTTTTTCCCATTCTTCTGAATTACGCATTTGTATTCTCCTTAATTATTTGATGAATTCTTTGACGAGACAAACCATACTCTCGGGCTAAAGTGGACAAAGACACACCGCCAGCAATATGTCTTGACAGAATTTCATTGTTTCTAACCATTACAACATCTCTTGACTTCGGCCCCGGTCTAACAGGCCCCCACTGCCATGATGGGATTGATTCCAGTAGTAGTATTCGCTGCTCTGGTAGAGCCTTTTGTCGATACCGTGTACGCATGTAACTTACCCAGTTACCCAAGTTTAACTCTACTCCAGAGTCTAAAAACTCAACATGCCCACTTGGAACTAGTGCGTCTCCATATCGTTCAGTATATTGAAGAAGAGCATCATAGTACTTTTGCCATCTAGCATCGTGATTCATAGGAATATAATAATGAATACAGCCAACTCTGTCAAGGGGAAACTTTGAAATGCTGAATTTCCTTCGCTAAACGCCGAATACCACGCACTGTTTCTTCCGTACCAAGATATTCCGACCAAGACACAATATCGCTACCAAACTCAAACTCTAAAGCATCCCAACAATAAATAAACCTGCGGCGATTAACCGCAGGTATAATGTCTAACAAATGGGCAAAGTCGTCTACATGTGGATATGAAACGGCTCCACACAACATAGCAATTGCATAGGACAAAGAAATTGCTCCGTCGGCATCAATCGGAACCGTTCTAGAAATTCCGGCTTCTTCTACCAAGTCAGCCAAGTACATTAAGTCAACATTCAACTTATGCTCATGAAACTCTTGAAGTGAAGACATACTAATATTATAAACAAAGAACGGGGTTCGGTACCATGACCGAACCCCGCCCAGATACTTGATCGCATATCGGTTACCGGCTTGTTAACCGATATCCACAATCAACCTCCTTGGGGTTAGTCATTCTTGCCGGTACAAGAAATAATCTACCCCTTCAAGTTGCACAAAAATGCAAGTTTGCCTATTATAATACCCAATCACCCAACAAAAGAATCACCGATATTCCAAGAACAGCCAGTTAACCCACCCGCACGCAAAGCGTTAAGAGTCCGAATAGTCTCATCCACGTTTCGTCCTGTATCCAAGTCATTAACAGTAATAGACCTAATAACATTAGTGGGGTCAACAATGAACGTGGCACGTAAGGCGACGCCCTCTATATGATCAACGATTCCTAGGTGCTCTGCTAGATACAATCCTGTATCAGCAGCAAGGGTATGGCGAATATCCCTGATAAGATCATTAGAATGCTTCCAGTTCAACTTACAAAACTCGTTGTCACCACTAAAGCCAACAACGTCAGCGTCCTCATCGATAATTCGATCCATCTCTTTAATTTCCGTAGGACAAATAAATGTGAAGTCCTTGGGGTAGAAATAGAATACTTTCCAGCGACCGTCAAAGTCATCTAAGATTACATCAGTAAATTCATTAGACGCTGTAACTCCTACCATGCCGAAGGGGGGAAATTGTTCATTTACTCCAATCATGAGTATATTATATCCGCCCCTGCGGCTTAAGTCAAACTATCTGATAGGGCACGCTCCTGTAGCGCACTCAGCATCAAACTCATCGTCAGACATGATAGTCGAACCTGACAACTTCTCCCCAAGAGGTGAAGTTGTTTGTAGAACAGTCTCGTACTCGTCCTTAGTTATTTCACCCATAGGTGCCTGATCGAAGCCGTGCTCGCTGTGAAGCAAGAATGAAACCGACTTCATTTCGTGCCAATACTTTGCTAAATATTCACGAATGTCATCCAACTCATCGCTCTTATAGTAGACAGTAACAGAGATAGAGTTATCTGCCCAAACCTTCTGCAAACGACGAACCAAGTCCATCTGCTCAATAGCAGTCATATTCTCCGCCAAAATAGTTCCCTCAGGGAAAGCGCAGGGGAACTCTACAACCACTGTGCGGTGATCCTCGGAGCCATCGAAATTACGAAGAGGCTCCACATAGAAACCCTTTGATCTGCAATAGTTAACTAGAACATCAGTAGAAGCCATACGCATACGCTTAACAAAATACTGACTAAAGCCGGGATGAACGCCGGGGGTGACGCCGGGAAGCAGGCTAAGAGTACCAGAGGGCTTAATAGTTGTCAATCGAACAGACTCAGGCCAACCACGCTCTGCCGACCAAGCAGTATCCAACTCACGAAGTTCAACATACGCTTCATCAAGCCAATCGATCTTATCAAGAGCCTGAGCCACACCGGTAATACCTAGACCCAAACGCATATTTTGAGAAGTGATCTTATCAGACGTGGGATCAAGATACGACAAAGCCGCTGTTGCCTTCTGAACCTTGTACAACAACTTGGCAACATCTTTAAGTTGCTCAGGAGAATCAATCATAGGTAAGAAAATCTCTGAGAGGTTGCATGACTCTCTGTTAGCCAAAGGAATCTCAGCACAAGGATTGACACCCACAATTGAAGGGTCAGGGCGCTCTTCTCCCATACGTCCATACTTGCGTGATGCTTCAAGATTAAAGAAACCATAAGGCTCACCATTACCCTTGTAACCTTCCCAAATCAAGTCAGGCATATTCTGCATTTCTTCGGGTGAAACAAATACAGTATTATTAGACATGGCACGCTCAATAGGAATGTCGCCCAAGTCCCAACGCTTAGCCATCAAGTATTCTTCATCATCAAGACGGCCAACAGCAATCTCTGCCGAACGGCGGACGTTTCCAGCCACCACGATAGAACCAATGATGTTCATACAGTCTAAAACTTCAACTGAAGTCAAAGTACGACCGACTGCACCGTCCAAGACTTTGCAAATCTTCTCTACACCTGAGATTAGAATATCAGGGCCTGATGCAGTCCCACCAAAAGTCTTAATAGGTACACCTGCAGGGCGGATCAAGTGGGTGGCATATGTCATCCAATGGGGATTGTCGTCGTCACCAAAGTAGCATTCAAACACCTTGCGGATGAGTTCAGCCCACCCTTCACGGGTATCGGGAACAATAAAATCTGAATCGTTAGCATCCTGATGTGACACCCAAGCATTACGGACGACACCTAGACGCTCAGGCTTATCACATGAGAAGCCGACGCCGCCACCAAGCATGAGTCGTTCAACTGCCCACGAAAAGTCTGTAGGCTTTTGAACGTCAACAAACCAGCAGTTAACTAGTGAGTCTCCACCTAGACGCTGATTGTTGGGAGTTCCTAACTGCCACAGCATACGGCCAGCGACAGACCCCTTCAAATTAAATAAGTAATCATACAGACGCTCTGCCTCATCTTGTGTCAACTGGGCACCAATACCCTGTGCGCCGTTAACAACACGCTGAATAGTCTCATGCCATTCTTCAGTGCGTTCAATAACGTCGGTGTCGCCTAGAAAAATGGGTCGTGCATAAGTACGCTTGTAGGTTACGTAACCCAAGCCATTAAATCCCCAAGGGGGAATTTTGTCTACATACTTATTGGCGTGGTCGTCTGAAATGAAAAAGGGGTTCACTTTATATCCTCCTATGGTTGTGAACGTGTGTTTTAAAAATGATGGTTTTACTATTCTAACTGCTCGCAACGTCACCAAATCGTCAAGTCGTTGTGAGAGTTAAGAAAACTTGTAGGACAATACTACCACGAACGTGGTATAATGTCAAACTGTCAGGTCGGCTAAGTTTTTAGCCAACTCTACTCTGTTTGAAAACAGCAGAAACAACCCAGCCGCTTGAACATTTAATTGGACTGATGCCTCGTCATCAGATGATTTTGGCATTTCCAGAGAGAGCAAATTGACCGCACACAACTTTCTAATATAATCTACAAAGTCTACTTCGCTGTCAACCCCTACATCTAAAGTCTCTATTGCAGAGTACAGTATAGACATTTTACTACATGTAGTGTGGTGTGTCAACATACAATGAATAATAGTGGCGGCAAATTCCTCCCAGTGCCCAAAAAGAGAAAGAGACGGCATGACCGCAGAAACTTGCATAATTGATTTACTATTGTTACTAAGGCACACAGCGGCCTCTAAGGCGTAGTCCGCTTCCCCATGAATAGCCAAATACAAGACAGCGTTGTCTAACAACTCAACACCACCTAGAACTTGACGATCATAAACAGAATCAATTAAACAAAACTCGCTAGCCAGCGCTAACAAAATATCAGTCTGCTCAAAAGAATATTTATCATTATGAATATTGACAACTGAGTGCATAACCAAAGTCAAGTCGATTGTTTCATCTAAAACAGCACCCTCTTCAGCAACCAAGAACTGAAGCATGTTGATAATGCCCGCAGAATAAAAATCATCAATCGACTCAAGAATGACTACTTCATCCAGCGTCCATGTAGGTATCGGCAGATTTGAGTCTTCTTCAAATATGGGCATACCTTATTATAGCAAAAGCCCCCCAGCCGAAGCCGGGGGGCCTTTAAACTAGTCGCTAAATTTCAGCGACCACTCATCTAATCGCTAGGATCAGGAAGGAGCGGCGTCGAAGGTGACCTTCACGAACGCCTCTGGACGCTTGACTGCGAGGGCAAGACGCTCTTCAGCAAGCACCACGATGGCGTTGCGAACGAAGAAGTCTGAGTGCTGTTCCGAAATACGGATTGAAGCAGCCTCACGGTCATACAACTGAGCGCCAGTACCGAACGCACCGACGAGAGCAACGCCCTCAGTGATGGCAGGAGTGTCAATGACGGGAATCCGCCAGACACGTGACTCTGCACCACCAGCAACAGACATGGCAAGAAGATACGTGCCCTGTGAGTTCTTGGTGAGTTCGATGTCTTCCCAGTCTGCAGGGTGAACGATGATGCCGGTCGGCTCGTAGTAGGCGAGGTATGCCAACGTGGCCGCACGACGGAGAGCGTCCGCCTTGGTGTCAGCAACAGGCGTAGTTGCGCCTGCTGACCATGAGTAGGTCTGAATGCCTGAAGTGTTAAGGATACCAGTGAGATCCTCGCCGGTGCCAGCACCTGAAAGAATCTGAGCATCCTCGGTCAGACGAAGACCGTACAACAGTTCGTTGTCGATGATCGAACGCAATTGCGGCTCGTCAGCGAGAACGTTGCGGTGAGCGGCTTCCCAGTGAGCAATCGTGCGAACAGGAGCCTGCTCACCCACGAAAGTCATTGTTGACTGAGGCTTCGCACCAAAGTTGCCTGAGGAGTACTCAGGAACAACTGAAGCGTTGTTTGTGAAGCCGGTCTGACGGAAGTACTCAACCACTGCTGAGTTAGTGGTACGTGCCGGGAAAAGGTCACGTACACGGCTGCGGCGCTGAGCAATCGGAACAATACCGTCACGCTCAATAGCACCGAAGGCGCTAGGAGTTCCAGTAGGAAGACCTGAGTAAAGGTCTTTCTGCTGAAGTGACTTCGCCATGAACGGTGAAGGCATGTTTACGCCAGCCTTGCCGCCCTGAAGTGACTTGAACTCATCCGAAGCGAGGAAAGCGTCACCGACTGAACGGTGGCGAGAAACCTCTGCCTCAACGCCAGCAGCAACCTCGGCAGCAACTGACTTGTATTCGGCCTCTGAAGACCAAGCCGCCACGTCACGAAGTGTGCTCATGTCGTCAATAAGACCCTTAATCTCACGAATTTGGGTCATGTTATTCTGGAATGCTGACTTCTTCTCGTCATCAGCGATGAGGGTTGTGCCCTCAAATTGCATCGAATCAGCGATCTGCTTCTGCTCATCCATCTTAGCGGTAAGAGCAGACTTCAGTTCGTTGAGTCGGCTTTCATCAAAACTCATGTTTAGTCTCCTTAAGGTTTGAGTTTAACATGTTTACTTTAATGACAGGCGACCCAACAATCTGGTGACACCAGTCAAGTATTATGCTATCACCTACGTAAAGGGGTTCACGGGAACTTTCCCAATATTCTCTTGCAACAGGCAATACTACTATTCTAGCGTATAGCCTAAACTCAAATCCAGCGATACTACTTACGGGTAGACCGTGGATGACCTTTAGGAAGCAAATCGTTATCGGTTGTGTACTTAGGATTTGATGGCTTTCCGCTAGACGTTAACTTAAGGAAAGCATTGACACGACCCATAGCCCACTGCTGTCTAGTCATCTTGGGGCGATGCGTCTGGGAGAATGCACCAGCACCTCTACGCCAAACAGACTTAAGCATACCTAAAGTAACCTTACGGCTATCTTTATTACGTTTCTCCATCTTCTCGTTGTGTTCCTTGACCTTCTCTTTTAGAGACTTCTCTACTGCCACCGATAACTCAATCTTACCACGAGTATTTGAAGCAGACCCCGGCTTATTTCTACTTGAACCGGTTATCCGCTCTGACGGCTTAGCAGGAGTTTTAGGATCATTAGGGCCGTAACGTCTAGCAGCCTTTCCACGCACCTTCCAGTTATCTGGAATCAAATCAGTCTTACCTAGAGCACGGGCACGCTTCATGATATGGCGCTTGGCCGCTTCCCTATTTTTACCTAAACCATAGGCTTGTATTGCATTCCGCAAATCACCAACATCTCTAATTGGGTAAGAGCCGTCAGGTAATGCCCAACCTCGTTTGGCATACTCTTGGCGACGTTTATCGGTATAGAAACGTTTCTCTTCGATAGTGTCAAAATTAGCCTTTTCCCCGCCTTCTACACGGCGAACAATTGACTTCGCCCAAGTGTATCCAGCATCTCCGCCCCACAATGCCCAAGCAATTCGACCATTAGAAGGGAAACCTTTTTCACCCGGACGGTAGCCTTCAGCCTTAGAATCGCTCTGGTGCCTATCAAAAAATGCTTTAACTCTCTTAACTGTTCTGTAAGGCAGATTCTTTCCATTAGCGATATCTCTAGCACGGGCAACCCCTACCATCGTACCGCCACGCCCAAACTCTTTACGCCACTCTAAACCCTTTTTGGCTTCCGAAATCATACCGGAAGTGGGCTTGAACGAATCTGAAACACCAGCCTTACCTGAAACTAGCCCGCCACCGGGAAGTGTCTCAATACCACGAGGGCCACGTTCACGGAGATTTTCCCATCGACGTTCATTGGTCACTACTCTACGGGCAGGTCGTTGAGCACGGATAACCCTAGCCGAACCATTAGCACCATTACCATGAACAGCATTATGCTCTTCAGGTGTACCACAAGGTGCCCACTTACCCTGAGAAGTTTGATGAGCGCCAGAACAACCTAAACGGATAGCCGCCATCTCTGCTTCAGACCTAGAAGAAAAAACACTTTTACCTTTAGCCGCCTTCAAGCGAAGCATCTCCCTACTGCCGTTTTTCTTACCTTGCTGTTCTTTCCACTCCCTGAATGCAGGATTACCCAACTTGATCAGTTGCTGCAAATCTTCAGCAGACTCGCAAGGCCCCCAAGCGTCATCACCAACACGGTGAGCGCCCGAACAACCTAAAATTTTAGAAAGGTTTTCAGCCATTTCTCTTGTAGGTACAGTCTGGTCAGCAAGTGGATCTTTAGCCATTATCAGTTGGCTCCTCCACAAAACTAATACCTAAAGCCTCCGGGGTGATATTCTCCCCCAACTTTAAAACATTCTTAATCATAGTATTATCGTTTGTAATTTCTGCATCTTTAATAATGGTGTACAAAGCATGAATATCTTCCTTAACCTCATCATCGTTACGTTCGCCCTCTTCAATAGACATAAAGCCTGACTCACTAGTCGAATACAAAACTTGCCACAACTTATTTATTTGAGCGTAGTTGATTAACTTTGGCATTCGTGCAGGAGCCGTAGAAATATATGTTTTTAAATCCTCTAGAGACATGGCTTCTAACTCAGCAACATTATCGTCGTACTCGGCATTAAACTGTTCTACCTTTTTAATAGCATCTTCAAACTTTGCTGAATCAACCTCAATAGTGTTAGGGAACCGTTTCCTAATCATCGTGGGCGCATACACATCAACATCAGGATTATTCGTAGCCCTAACATCTAACTCTAGTTTAACGGCGTCTGCATCTTTTTCATAGCCACGCTTAACAATGAACTCTCCAGAGTTAGGGGCAGCAACCCTCAATAGCATGGTAGCATTATTAGTCAGAATGTAATATTTCATAATGCTTCTCCAGTGGGCGCATCAGTTACTGGTACTTCCACAATACTCATGTACGAAAAACCTGACTTAACTACTTCACGTACAGTTTTGGCCTCCTCTAACTCAGCCATCCCTTCAATAAACTCTTTAAACTCTGGGTCACCAGCACTTTCAGCAACTAAACCATCTTCGTTTTCAGTAACGATACCTGCAAGTTTTCCCTGTATGTCATAAAATTCAAATTTTTTCATGTCCCTAGTCTACCCCAATCTTACAAAAATAGCAAAATTATGATCTCGGTGGCCTTGCGTCTATAATCAATCTGACAAGTTGATCCCCATTAACAGATGATTCCATTAACCATCCATATCTTTCTAAAAACATGGCCTGCGCTCGCTTCCACCCATCGCTATCCAAATTCCCATGTTCACGCCCAATGGTCTCCAATACACCAGTAATGTCTTCTTGCTGGTGAGCAGCACGCATTCTTGCTATTGCACGATCAAACGATGCTGCAATTTCTCGCCTTTTATCCGCATCTGTAGCAAGCATCTTAAGTGCTTTCTGAACACCATTAAGACTATGACTGCCGCCCTTGCCTGACAATGCCCACTTGGCAATTTGGTTAGGAGCGTCTAGCCCTTCAGCCCTTAAATCATCACCATTTGCGGATCTGCCTCGTAAACCTAGACCCATGTCAATTGGTACAATTCTAATTTTACCAGTATTCGGATCAGTGTACTGCAGCCAGTTTTTGGAATGTCTATCGGTATTGAAAAGTAAAGCATCTCCCAGCATAAGGTGTGTCATATCGTCCAACTCGGCAGCATCATTAAGATATATGTCCGCCCCACTATTACCCATACTTATATCTGAACGGTTAACTCCTTCAGGCAGATAGTTATGCAACGCTTCACCAACCAAACCACGTGCAGGTCGGCTTTCATTCGGATCGCCCGGCCCATCAAGTCTGACTTGGCCTTGAGCGAAGCCCATACGAATCATGATGGCACGACCAACAAGTTCGTTTGCAGCCTCATCATGACCGTAACCCCGACCCTGATTGTACTTGATTACAAAAACTTGACCAGTTACTGTGTCTTCTAAAATTTGTGCACCATTAAAATCTAAACCGTCATTAATGCCGTTAGCATCGCTAGGTTTAATGTTTCTAAACCTTATATCGCCTAAACGATTAGCGTCAGAAAGTAAATCAGACAAACCTATAATCGCCTGATTTACAAATTCGTCAGGAACCCCAGAAACATCTCCACCACCATTCAAATAATCTACAGCATCATTTGAATTGCTAATATTGTTTGTTCCTACAGGAACACCATTAACTGGGCGTTGAACGTCTCTACCAACTTCTGGATTCATCTTCTGTGAAAGTGGGCCAACCGTTTGACGAGGGGCGCTTACAGCAGAATCAACAGGGCCATCATATGGATCAATTAAATTACTGTTAACCCGACGAGGATCACCACCAGCATCACCCAAAATATCGCTAATATCCCAAACACCACTACTAAAGTTCATACCCCCAAACGGATTAGCAATTTCTCTATTCTCCAAATCGGGATCATCTGCAAACAACTCATCAAGCATACCCTCATCTAATCCAGAGATCCCTTCTCCGCCTTTAGCAAGGCGCAAATTTCGGTTACTTCCTCTAAGTAACTGGAAGGCTACAGAGTTTCTACGATTTTCACCGTCAAGAGCCAATAAGAAATCGTGGTACCCCGGCAGAGCATCAACGTCTTGCGGGTTGAGCCTATGTGGCTCCAACATGGCATCTAATCTTGCCATCCTAACGTCATCTTGAACGAGGGCTTTAGCCGCAATTTGCTCTGCTGTTGGCGGAACTCCTGTTTCTTTAGCCCTCTTATAACCCCTATAGTCTTCTAAAACTACAAGCATTTTAGTGTTAAGTCGTTTGATTTTGTTCCCGTCGTATTCTCTAAATCCAATACGAGGCCAAACAATGTTACCATCGCTAGCAGCAGAAACGCTAACCTTTTCTATACCCATGTTTCTGTAGAAAAGCAAGTTGTTATTAAACAACTCGTCAGTATATCCCCCGCCTTTAAACGGAACGTCCTGCCCATTATAAGACATGACCCTATCAAGACCTAAAAACTTGTGTTCAACAGTGCCAACACCGTTACTATCATAAGTAATGCTTCTCTCTATTCTACCTCTAGTCCAACCCTCTGCTGATCGGTGAGTCTCACTCTTGACTACATTCCCGTTAGAATCTACTAACTCAAACTTCATATGTGCGCTGAAATCTATTTTGTAAATTCTACCATTAGCCGAACGATTAACTTCGATCCTTGAGTTAGTTGGAGTTATACGCTTTGTAAAAACTTCACCATTAATTGTTACCGTACCAGTATCAGTCGAACTTCCAACCAAATATGTATCTCTAATCCGTGCCCTAACCTGTGAATCAGACATGTTGCTTAAGCCATCTAATCCGCCTATATTCCAAGGTGAACGCCGATTAGCATAACGTCTTTCTGCAATCTCACGAATTTTCTGTTCACGTTTCTGCTGACGCATACGACGAGCCTTCAAGAAATTCCATTTAGCGACATTACGCCACCTATCAGACAAACTAGGATTAGCATCGACAGCAGCCGCTACCTCATCAGCAGCGATACGAATATCACGCTGTTTACTTAAAAGAGAAATAGCATTTTCATATGCCTGCACCACCGCAATATCCCTGTTACCATCTGCATCACGGATTTCCATTCGTGTATTCAAAAAGTCTATATGCCGTTGTAGCGCATCAGCCGACCGCTGATCTATAGGCAGATTTCTTTCAAAATTCAAACCTCTGTTACGCATACGATCATCCCAAGTACGCAACAAGGCCGTAGACTCATCTTGAGTAAGATTAGGGCTATTCTGAATCCTATCTCTTACTCTCAACATATCACGAGTAGACATAACGTCGTGAAGCGCACGATTAGCAAAGAACTTCTCAAGGTCTTCGATATCTCCAGAACCCGGCGCATCAGGTACGAACGCATCTACTAATGAACTACCCTCATCTTCTAAATCAATAACGCTAGGTGACTGTGCAAAAATTCTCGCTCGCTTCTCACGACGAATCTCGTCTCGCACCCGCTCAAAATTTGCGTTACCGTCAGGAAGCCTACCAAGCAACTCATTAAAATAGGTTTCATACTTATCTAAAGCCTCGTTTGAACGCTGGCTTATTGGTACGTCTAACTGGAACCTTCGAACGTGCTCTCGCCTATCTTTTTCACGAGTTATACGCTGCCCAATCTGAGAAAGAACGATATAATCTTCGTCGTCTATATCATCAAATGCTGGCATCATATTCATTTTACGTTCCAACAAACGTGTAAATTCTTCAAAAGACAGGCTGCGTAAGAAGGCTTCTGCTGCTCTGTCATCCATATCAACAGCACCCTCACCCAAAACTGCACCAACCCGATCACGGATGCTGCCATCTTCAGGAACATCTATAGTGCCTGTAGGAATTCTTTCACGCAGATTTCTCTCACGTCGCTCTTTGGCCTCAATTAATCTATCTGCTTGAGCCAAGGCTGCACGGCTCGGAGGACTACCATTGTCATTACCCCCACGTAGTCTAATAACTCTAAAGTCTATGTCACGAGTAGCCATTTCTTCTAGGCTTTCGTCAGACATTCCTTCCAAACGGGCAACTAAAGCATCGTAATCCCCGTCATTTGTTCTCAGCCTAAAGTTATATTCCGCTCTAACAGTATCACGGAACCTAGGCGCTAAAACCTCGCCATCGATCTCTGCCGCTTTTATATCATCAAATAGTTGACCAAGATCATTAAAATCCATGTTCGCTAAGAAAGAATTACCTTCTTGATCATACTTTAATCCAGCATCCCGTACCCGTCTTCTACCCTCAAGAGGATTATCACTAGGAATCAAAGATTCAACAAATGGTTCATCAGGAACATTAGGAACGTTAGCATCGTCGTTGTCAATCAAATTCATAACGCTCGCTCTACGAACAACCGATATCCTGCCTAAATGATCTCTAAGAACTTCACGAGTATCATCACCCTGATTTAACTTACGTACACCCTCATTCAACTCTCGTAAGTCAGCCAATCTCATCTCTAATAGACGACGCCTATCAACATCTTGAATACCGTCAATATATTCTTTAATCCTAGTAAACGATACATCTTCCGAAGCGACACCTGCAATCCCTAACTCAGCAACCCACTCGTTATACGAATTTGCAAACTCACGCTGCATAGCGCCACGCAAGTTATTTAACTGATTATCATCGGCATCATCAATTGCTCTTATAGGCTGACGTAGCCTACGGCCAGAATTAAAGTTATTATCGGAAAGCGGTGAAGGAATGTCAGGCCGAGACGCATCAGGTGTACCTGCACCTAAACGGTTCGGATCTCGCTCACCATTCAGCCCCCTATTTACTTCCTCCGCAACAATTCGGACATTATTTAATGGACGCCTAAATATTCCGTTTGTTGCTGTAATCTCTTCTGATGAGCCAAACTCGTCACCAATTTGCTCTATACGCCTTAAGTCATCATCAGAAATGCGTTGGATATTGAAAGGTAATTCAGCATTATCATCAGCAAGTAATGCTCTAAGTTCATCATCAGAGAACCTGCTAAGATTATCTGGATCGTCAGGACTATCGCCATCAGGCGCAACGTCAGGTGCATTAGAATCACTATCACGACCCAAACGGCGATTAACAGAGCGACCCCTATCATTCAGCATATTGTTACCATCATAGTAACGACCAAACCGTCGATCTAACTCAGCAGCATCATCACCGTCATAATTGTCATCCCGCCAATAAGCACGATTAGGTAAACCGTTTCGTGGGAAGCGGTTATTGACATTTATCAGCGAACGCTGATCAGGCTCTGATCCTTGCCCCCATGAATTAAATCCACGACGCTCACGCTCACCACGAAGGCGATTAATTATCTCATCTAAATCAGCGGGATCGAAAGAATCAAATTCTCCCATACGCTCCTTTAAGCGGATGTGAGCATCTTCAAAGAAAATAAGTTCTTCATTACTTAGTGACTCAACTAAATCTTGAGTCATTCCACCACCAGTAACTTCAAAGTCGGCGGCACGCCTTTCCCACTCTTTAATAGCAGCAGCAAGATCGGCATCACCATCTAAAGTAAACTTATCTTCAATTTTGTTTTCTTCTGACTCAATACGAGGACGCTTGCCGGGGCCTTTAAAGCGACGATCAAACTCTCCGTCCATACGCCCTAAGAGTTCCTGTAATGCTTCACGATTTTCACCATCAAAAGCATCAGCATCTAAACCATCACGAACAGCACGACGATACTTAATCAGGTCATCATCTGAAACGGCATCAAAGAAGTCAGCGGTCATTCCACCGCCAGCAACCTCAAACCGCTTCATATGTGCATTCATTTCTTTAAGAACTAAATTGTAATCTTCCTTACTGAAATCTTCTCTATTCAATTGATCACGGCGTGAGCGTTCATCTTCTAAACGTCGAGCAATCGCATCAAATGCGCCGTCTTCATTGTCCCCAATGTTATCTATAGCCCTATCAAACACGTCTTGGAAGAACGCAATTTCATCGTCGTTCAAACGTTCAAAGAAGTCAGCAGTCATGATATCTGCTGCCTCATACTCATCGGCAAGGTCTTCAAAGTGTTCAATAGCGTCAGCAAGACCATCTTCGCTATCTAAATCAAAGCGTTCACGAAGATCGGCATTAACTAGACTGCGTTGCCTGTCCCGACGATCTCGCTCACCACGCAGACGATTTAAAGCGTCGTTAATATCATCAAATGCTGGATCATCCGCTAACAGTCTTGCAGCATCTTCAAATGCTTGAGTATATCTATCCAAATCTTTGTCGTCTAATGACTCAACAAAATCAGCAGTCATTCCACCGCCAGCAACCTCGTATTCTTCAGCACGATCACGAAACTCATTCAAAATCGCCTCTAAAGAATCCCGATCATCTGAATCACTGCGAACAGCATCATCCAAACTTAAAGGAATACGAGGACGCCGTTGATCATTATCTAGAGGAATCCGAGGACGACCTTGATCATTATCTACAGGAATACGAGGACGGCTCTGTCCTCCACCCGGAACACGAGGACGACTTCCCGGCACATCAGCATCACCATCACCGGGACGAGTGTCTACACCGCCGCCAATGCGCCGACGCTCATCATCTTCATTCCATATACCCAACAGACGGAAGAGAACTTCTTTCAAGAAGTCTAAAATCTTTTGAGACAATGTACGTTGATCTGGTGTGCGTGGAGGATTATCAGTCAGACGACCCGCTTCGATGTTAGCAGCCTTCTCAACAGCCTTATACGCCTTACGGATTTCATCGATATTGGCGTTGTTTAAATCCTCGTTATTTAAAACATCACGTAGATTCTCTAACGCATCGGCCAATGCCTCACCTTCAAGTAACTCACGCTCTTCAGGAGTTAAATCAACATCACGCCGAGCCTCACCAATAGTGCGGCCTAATGTACCACCTTGAGCGCCCTCTGTCTTCTCAAAGACTCTACTTAAATCTCCTGTAGCGGCTTCTACTCTACCAATGGCATCATCAAAAAGCGTAACAGTCTCTGGCTTAAGATTTGTGCGACCGTCACCCGGAGTAGTGTCTACGCCTCGGCGGGTACGCCGACGTTCCATTGCGTCCTCAACCCGCATACCGAAATCAACAAGATTATTAACTACACCTCGTGGAAGTGAGTAGCCGCAATTACGTCCAAACTGATCTGAGAATCGACCACCATAACGGGTGCCCGGAGGACAACGATACCTACCTGAAGCGCCGTCGAATACTGCACGACTACGCCCACCAACAGCCCGACCACCACGACCAAGACGACGACCCAAACCTCCACGCCTAGGAGCCTTAACTTCAACTTCAGTCAAATAAGAAAATGCTTTAACTTTACTATTAATTGATAAGTAATAATCCTGCGCATCTAAAACATCACTTAAATCACTAGTAGGAGTTACTGACTTTTTCGAGAAATAAAATGGTGAAACACTTTTTTCTAGAGGACTTTCGTCAGAAACAATTTCAAAAATAGGGGCATCCTTTGCACGGCGAGGTGCAGAACGAGACAGGAAAGTTTCATAAACCCAGCGAGGAACAGTTTGAGATTTGCCACCAGCAGTGGATACCATGATCAACTCATTCTTATCATCTTGAACACTAAAACCGTTATCTGTAATCGCACCAAACTCAACAGTAAATCTACCGTCAGAGCCGTCAGCCCACGAACGGACAGCAGCGGAAGGATCAGGTAAATCAGCGCTTCTAGATATACCCGCAGAAAACGAACGTAACAAGCCTGCCCGTTCCTGATCTGAAATTTCTCCGCCTACACGACTAATCTTAACAGCACCAGCATCTGGAACGGAAACAAACACATTGCGCAATCCAGCACTAAATGCAGGAACAGTTGCCGCACCAATCTGACCTGCTTCATACTTTTCAATAAGGCTACCATCTGCCATGTCGTCAAACTCATTTAAGCGTCCAAGCGCTTCAACCGAAACAACAGGCTCCAAAATAACACCGTCTCGCCTAACAACTTTAGTTGGGAAATCTTCTTCAGTGTAACGAGAAAGAACTAAGTCAATTGAAGTCTGGGCACGAGTTGGGCTACCCTTCTTGGGGGCAGCAGGAATTTGAGCAGCACGGATAATATCTACAGCATTAGTATTCTTACGGAGATCACCAATCTCATTAACCAAGCCAGCAGTGTTCGCTAAACGTGAAAGCCTATTGTTTGCCTCTGCTGTGGGCGAACCGGGGCCTGAACTAGCAATACCTAAAATCTGCGCACCACAAGTAGAGAACTCAGAATTAGTAAAAGTTCCGCCCTTTTCAAAACCCGGAGGACACCTAAACTTATTACGAGCACCACGACCCGTACCTCTCAATAAGCGACGAGCACTAGGACGGCGAATGCTTCCACCACCGCCCGGAGTTAAAGTTTCATAAATTTGCGAACGGATAGGACTACGAATGTCAGACAAATCACCCGGAAGAATAATACTACCCGCAGCCTGAGCGGCCTGCCCCAAACCACTAGAAGAACCAACAGTACCAACCCGCTTAACGTCATTTCCAGCAAACAAAGGTAAAGATTCTGAGTGGCGCAGGAACATAGCCGCTTTCATTTCTACAGCATTCTGCCTACCCGCAATTGGTTGAACCAAAATTCCGCCAAACTCACGAGACTCACGAATAGCCATACGCAAAGAAGTAACCTCAGTCAAAGGTGACATACCCATCAAAGACTTCTTACCCGCAGACCTTACCCTACGAGTAACTGAACGCCCACGGCGCTTCTTACGACTGCGGCTACCCTTCTTGCCCTTACCTTCATTTGGCCACTTACCTGTAAGTTCGTGGTGAAGCCAAGCACAAATGCGCTGAGGCTTTCCACCAAACTGGGGCTTATCCATTAAAATGACAACACACCTACGGAATCCACCCGGCTTCTTCATGATAGGACGCCAATACTTCAGTAGGTCTTCTAAGTTGCCTCTACGTGGCCCTCGGCCTCGTGTAAGGCTGGTCAGCGCATCGGCATTTGGACCTATTTCGGGCGCTTTAAACTCAATCGTCATCCGAATCCCCAGTGGTTTCTAAGGGACTAAAGACATGCTCTAATCCGTCTCTATACAGATATTCTACCTCGTTATCTCTAACGTGGTCACCAAGAACAGCATATGCTCCTAATTCTGCTAAAGTTTGGTTAGCGGCAGCAATTCTCTGTATCACTTGGCTAGGCTGCATTTTATGCCTCCTAGAGTATCAAGAAAGTTCGTCACTTTCCAAAAGGCTATTGAACTCTTCCATTGCTTTAAGGATATCTTCGTCCAAACCCTTCTCTTCTGCGTCTGTTTCTTTTGGTGCAGATGCTGGAGCAGGTGAATCACCATCGCTCCAATCTGAAGGGATCATATCCTCTAACTTAAGTTCTGTAGCACGCTTCATAATGTGTGCCTTAGCCGCTTCTGGATCAGACGCACGTCCGAGTGCTTGGATAGCATTACTAAGGTCGGCTTCGTCCGCAATGGGGAATGATCCGTCGGGAAGAGCCTCACCAGATTCAGCCATAGCCTCACGCTGTTCACGAGAGTACATCCGCTTAATTTCTAGTTCGGCTTCAATTGCCTTAATCTCTTCCTCTTCAGAAAGTTCATATGAGGCAGGAGTGTCGTACTCATATTCATCGTAGCCTAGAACCTTGCCGTCTGCTGAAATGAACACATCGTAACTCTTCTCTTCCGCATCAAGTTCCACAACATAAACATCTTCGTCTGCGAAGATGTCAACGGTAACACTCATGACTTCAGCCTTAATTCCCATGTCGCTAATGGCTTTTGATGCTGTCAATTCAGCGTCTGACTTAGAAACAACTTCAATTGCTTCAGCGGACTTGCCCTCAATTGCACTCTCATCTAAACGCAACCATCCTAGTTCTTCACCTTCACCGGTCAAGAACACTTCAATGAATGATCCATCAGCACGCTTAACGTCTACAACGAAAACGTCGTCACCTGCAGAGTATCCTGAACTAATGATCTCAGAACCCTCATAATCTGACTTAACTTGATTCTCAATATCAGCCAATCCGGGTAGACCGTCTTGCGGTGCGCAACCACCTGAGCAAAATTCACATGATTGCGTAACTGACTTACGCTGGAATCCACAAAGGAACTCTTCTTCTGACTTCATGCCAGCGTCTGCAGGAGCAGCAGGAGCAGAAGGAGCAGCAGGGGCAGCAGGAGCGGGTGCTTCTTCTTCTGCAGGCTTGCTCAACTTCATCCAATCATCGTGTGATGCACAAGGCATAAACTTCTCACCGGCACGATGAACGCCTTCACAACCCAGAGTAGCCGCACGCTCAAGTGCTTCTTCTTCTGAATCAAACATGTCTTCCATACCGTCATCAGCCTTCTCGTCCATGTGCTGACCCTTACGCATTGAAGTCAACTCAAGAGGACTGCGGCGGCGGTAACGCATACCATAACCCTTGCCGGTACCCTCTTCGTAAACTTCAACAGCCTCGTAAGCACCCTTAGCGTCTTCATCAAGACCGTCATAATCTTCAGAGGAAACTAGTTCTCCGTCTTCCATCATTTCCTTAAACCGAGCATCAGTTAAGAACATTGATGGTTTATCATCATCAGTTGAACGCATTTGTGCCATGAGAGCAGCCGCTTTTTCAGAAATATCTGAAGTCTCTGACTTCTCTTCAACAGCCTCTTCGACAGCCTCTTCGACAGCCTCTTCAACAGCCTCTTCGCCATCATCTTCATCAGACTTAAAGCGGAAAACCCAACCCATAGGCTCTTTGGTCTTTTCATCCATTACTTGAACCATTTCATAGCCCTTCTGATCATCCGCATCCAAAGACATATAGGCTTCTTCGGTAAGCAAATCACCGGCCTCCATGGACTCCTTGAAACGAATATCAGTCATAAAAACTGATGGCGCATTCTTCTTCATATCATGCATACCCTTTTCTTCGGCAGACATGCTTTCCCCAGAATCAATGACTTCGCTCAGGGCTTCCATCTTCTGAAGGTCTTCATTAAGGTTATCACTCATTTTTACTCCTGTATCCTTATAGAGAATATCTTACTGAACACCTTCATCGGTGTCAATCGGTCTGGTTACTGTTACCTCAGGATCAAAGTCTAATCCGGCAAGCGAAATAGCAACTTTTTCCATTAGTTCTTCTTCCGCAAGTTCGGTAGTGAAGTGAACATCAACACCATCTTCCGACTTGAATGAGAATACTGGAAGTGACGACATAGCACCACTAACACTTAAAGCCTCACGTTCTGAACACTTAACATGAACAACAAAACCTGAGGTTACTTTCTCGCCCTGCTCACTTGGAAGAGACATAGGTGCTTCGGTCAAAAAATTCTCAACCGCACCAATTAATGAGAGAGTTGCCTCACGCAACTCGCCCGCACCCCGTAGTTTAAGCATCTCGTTATAGGCCATAAGCAGCAGCGCCATTGGATCTTTCAAATATTCAGGCTTTTCATTACGCATGTAGCCATGACCCTTTTCGGAAGTACTGCAACCACATCCAGCGTCTTTCGCTTCTTCAACCTCAACACCAGCAAGGTAATTATTGTGGGAGTTGATGTTAGCATTACCATCAAACTTCTTAATAGCCTCTAAGTATTCTTCGTGGGTTTCACAAGGCATAAAGCCTCCACCGTGGGAATGATAACCTGAGCATCCCAGAGTCTTTGACCAAGCCAAAGCAATATCTGGAGTTGCCCACGAGCCTTGCTCGTTGTCAGCGTTTCTAACGCCAGCAGGCTCTTCGGCATTTTTTTCATCAGTATCTTTAATCATCATTGAAGGTGGCGCTTCCTCCCCAACAGGGGTATAACTTGTAGTGGGCTTTACACGTGTAGGCCGACCGACTTGAACTTGCCCATTTTCTACTGAAATGGTAGCACTCCATGTCATGTCTTCGCCTGTTTGAAATACAACATTATTTCCGTCTGCTTGAATAATCTGAACGGGCTTACCTAGCGCCTGAGATAGCATACGCCCCAGCCGCTCTGACATCGCATCCATATTGCTGGCAGGCCCGTCTTTGTCGTCGTCACCTGATTGCCAACCTTTGGACTCCTTGCCCTTTTCATCATCCTTTACTGAGATAGTTGCAGTTAACTGGTTTGCTCCGTGCAGGACAGGAGAAATCTCATACAACTCTACTTCTCTGAGAACGTTAGCCTGCTTAACTGCATCAAAATCTGCAGTAATGGTCTTATAACCGATTGACCACTCTTGCTCATTACCGTAAAACGCTACGTTAGCAAATGCTTCACGTCCACGCTCAGTATTGAGATTGAACTGAACCTTTGCAAACAAACCGCCAACACCAGCCTGCTTCATCTTATCAGGCAATCTCGGATCAGTCTTTGGGACTTCATAAATCTCTATAACTTTACCAATGGGTTGATTCCAGTCGTGCCCCCAAACAACTCGTGGTTTGCGACGCTTGAGCGAACCATTGAAGGCACCAGCAACAACGATATCTCCGACAGAATCTTTATTGCCAATACCAGAAACAAACGCTTCTACGATCCCCTGAGCCTTGTCAATACCAATCTGACCTGAAATAGCCTTAAATCTGGTATCTTGCTCGGTGTCATTTAGTTCTGCAACAGTCATAACTCTCCTCTAAGGACTAGTCTCCTATGTCATATTGTACAAACCCTATTGGGTACCCAGTCTCTGCTTTATATAAATACTTATATATAAACTACCTGCTGAAGCGTAAAACGCAACGGCAGTTAATAGTCAAACCGGGAGGAGCCAAAGGGTCTTTAGGGAATCTAATGGACACGCCATCAACAATAAAAGGCGTACCGACAGCAACTTTATCCCCATGTAACTGTCTATGAGTAGACCTAACTCTCTCATCCATTAAAGAAATCCACTGCTTCTGAACAATTCTACCTGATCTTTGCTCTTCGGCAGTTGCAGAATCATACAATCCTTGGTTATACGTACCAAGTACGGCAGCATCTACAATCAACTTTCTACGCTTTGTTCTGAGTTTATTGAAAACTGCCTTAATCAGCGAGTAAGCCAAAGCAATTTTTAAAGCGATATCAATATCGCCATCAGTTTCATCAGACAACTGCGACGCAGCAACCAAAGCAGACGCAACCTCCTGCTGGGTTGTTGAATTAAAATTATTTACTGATGCTAAATGCTCCGAAGCCGCCGCATCTGCCGTCTGCTGACTAACAGGAGCACCATATCCCTCTTCAACATTATCTGTGACTGCTTTGTTATATGAAGCAAGCATAGCAGCAACTAATCCAACAGTTGTGGGAGTCAGCAAAGTCGTGGGAATTGCGGACATAATTAAGGGCACCGAACCGCTAGCAATAGCGGCTTTAACGGCGTCACTATTCAACTCTTCTAGAACAACACGCTCTTGCTCATCAAAAACTTTGTCTAATGCGGTGTTTAATTGTTCTTCTAAAGAATTGACAGTGTATAGTGTTTTAGTTCTCCACTCGGACTCGTCTACGAGAGGAGGTTCTCCAATAATAGAAGTCTTTGTTCTAAAGGGAGGCTCTTCTCACCCTCCACATCTAATTCACTAGGAACTGCGCTAGCAGGTGCTTCAATTCTCTGTGTCCCCTGAACATTGCCAAGTGGAACAAATGCACCTTCTTCTGGACTAAACTCAGTGACTTGTTGCTGTAATGCTGAGGTGGCTTGTTGCTGGAGAGGTACACCACTTTCAACAAAGCCCGCATCACGAGGAGCCGGAGGAGTGCCGCCGTCCATACCCCCCATACCACCGGCCATGTCATCCATTCCACCCATACCGGGAGCACCACCCATACCTTGCTCTTGGCCTTCAGGCTGCATAGGCTTTTCAGTATTAGCCAAAGGTGTAAGATTTGGATTTGCCAAGAGTGAATCAGCCAACTCAGACTCAACTTTCTTACGAGCAGAGGATTCTCTATACTCATTTGTGCTAATCAAACCTTGCTGGAATTCTGACAAATAATGCTTCTCACGTTCCTGCTTCGACAAAATCAAAATAGGAACGTTTGACGTATCAAAGTCAACAAAGTAAGATTCATCAATAGCATCAAATGAACGGGCAATAAGATTCAAATGTGGAGTCATAGTTTCCATCCAGAAAACCTTACCCTCTTCCATAGCATTAGAGAATGTTCTGTTGGCTGAGTTACCAATAATAGACTCTGGGACACCGAACGATGCTAAAATTTCTTCCTTAGTAATTGTTCTCATTTGCTGATACGAAGCATCACGAGGGCTAGCAGCAGTATCTACAAAATCAGCACCATCATCTGATGAAATAACACCAACAGCGCCTGCTCTACCAATATTGCCTCTAAATCTTGATCGCAGTTCATCTTTGTCTTCTTCAGAAATTTCACTTCGCAAGACTAGTAGTCCCCCCGGCCTACCGTCGTTAATCAAAAAGTTTCTATTGTACAACTTAGCCAAAGTCTCTTGCTCAATGGCAATACCAGCCGCCTCCATAGGGGTCATGGATAAGTACGGATCAAGGGGATGCGGGCGGCGCACCCAAATTACATCACTAGGCTTGATGACTCGCTTTTCCATGGCCGTAATTTGGACTTCAAAGCCCTTAACAAAGTTTTTAACATCGGGAATTGGTGATGTATTCTGAGGCGGTAACAAATGCATTGCAATCGGTGTACCATCCCTAGAGCGCACTATCTCAACAAATACACCTCTAGTGCTCATCAGTAACTGCGAACTAAGCCGATACCTGAATGCCCAAGCATTCTCACCAATATTAGCAGTGTTATTGAAAATTTTTAGAATAGGATTTTCAGTTACAATTTCACCAAAAGGGTTGTTATCCCTGCGGAGAATCATGGGCAGGCTTGCTTGATTGGAAGCAATAACATCAATGGAGCGATATACCCATGTTACCTTAGCAACGGCCTCTTTATAGGTCTTAACAATATCCCAACCATCATGGTAACCACGATTGTTTCCCTGAATAGTTGGGCTATACGCAACCGGAGCGCCCACAGAAACCTGCGCACGCTTTTCTTCAATACCGGATTGAAGTGATTTATTTGAACTAGAGTTCCATGCCATTATTCAGCCCCTAATAAATACCCGTACATTCCACAAGCAAGACCAGCACTTGCCAAACCCCACCCCAAACTTAGTATACTAATACCAAGGCCGATAAAAACGATGCCTGCGCCCATACAAGCGTGAGCAGCGAAAGAACGGGACAGAAATTTCTTCATAGGTATACTTTACCGTGAAATTGTCTAGGAGACAAGCAGATATGTCGATGCAAACTCAGGATTGGGAGAAAATTAGGAAGTATCTAGAGCCGAAGCGTTCAGACTACTGGGTTGAAGAGCCATCAATAACTCAGAAGGTATTCCTTAAATCAATGGGTCAGGAAGTACTCTTTGGAGGTGCTGCAGGCGGTGGTAAATCATCAGCATTAATTATGGCGGCACTACAGTATATAGATGTTCCCGGTTACAGTGCCATCCTTTTCCGTCGTACATATGCCGACCTTGCGCTTCCCGGTGCCCTAATGGATCGTTTCAAAGACTGGATTATGCAATACGACGATGTTCATTGGAACGCCAACCAATACACTGCAACGTTCCCATCTGGCGCTAGAATAACATTCGGTTACCTAAATAACGTCAACGACTATCTACGGTACAAAGGTTCAGAGTTTCAATTCATCGGAATGGATGAGGTTACAGAAATTAGAGAATCTGACTATCGCTATATGTTCTCACGTTTAAGGCGACCAGCCAGTGGGCCTCTTGCAGAGGTACCGCTACGAATGAGAGCAGCAACCAACCCAGCACCTAACTGGGTGCGGCAACGATTTCTCGTGGAGGGTGAAAAGAACGGACGCATATTCATTCCATCAATGCTTACTGATAACCCCGGCATTGACCCTGAATCATACCGTGCAGTACTTCAAGAACTTGACCCCATTGAAAGAAACCGACTGGAGTTTGGTGACTGGTGGGCGACCACGCTTGGATCAATGTTCGATAGAAACAACTTGGAAGTAATTGAATTTACCGAAATTCCATCATTTAGTAAAGACACTCAGATTGTACGCTTCTGGGACTTGGCGGGAACAGAGCCAACATCCAGCAACCCTGATCCAGACTGGACAGTAGGGTGCTTGGCTGCTTTTGACAATGGTGTATTTTACATTATAGATGTTCGTAGGGTTAGAGCAAAAGGTGATCGTGTAGAAAAGTTTGTTCGTAACACAGCAATTGAAGATGGCCCTGAAATCCCAATACAGATGGAGCAGGAGCCGGGATCAGCAGGTAAAAACCTAATCGATCAATATGCTCGTTACGTTTTACCCGGATACGACTTCAAAGGTCAGAGAGCCACAGGTGACAAAGTGACACGAGCAAAACCATTTGCGGCGGCAGTAGCAAATGGAAACGTAAGAATGGTTAGGGCTGACTGGAACACAGACTTCCTTGACGAACTATCATCCTTTCCCGAAGCCCGAGTACACGATGACCAAGTTGACGCAGCAACCCACGCTTTTAACATTTGTGCAGGGCTGGGAATGGGGTTGCGACGTAAAATAGAAATTATCATTTAGGAGAAATTATGAAAGTTTGGATTGATCAAGACCTCTGTACCGGAGATGGCTTGTGCGCAGAAATATGCCCCAGTGTATTTGAAATGCATGACGATGGCTTGGCATACGTTAAAGAAGTCTCATGGCCTAATGTAAAGGGGCCTAACGGTGAGGCAGACGGGCCTGTTTACCAGATGTCTACAGGAATGGCTGACGTTCCAGAAAATATTCTTGAAGATGTAATTGAATCAGCCGAGGAGTGCCCCGGAGAGTGCATCTTTATCGAACTAGACTAAACAGAACGTAACTCTTTATACAGAGATAACTTTAAACGATGACTAAAGTTATCAATCTCTAAAGAATGCTGCGCCGCTTCCAAGCCGGGAATATCCCTGTGGAAATCGATGTATTCACAAATAGCATTAAACGCTGCCCACTTGCTGTGACCAAACATTCCGAAATTGTAGTCAGACCTATACAGCGAATTGATTGTATCAATAACATTTTCTGCGTGATCACGTTTGCTTTTAGAAGATGCTGTATTAGGGTTCCACTGAGAATTTAAAACAGTTTCAAACTGCGACTCTGATAAAGGTGAAAGCAATTTATTTAAAGTAGATTTAAACGACATACTCCACATTTGACGCATGGTTAAAACTTCAGTAACCTCACTATCCCGATCTGCATGATTAGGGGTGTGCCGCTTACGTATACAAAAATCAGCACTTTCATCAAAGAACCTGTAAACAGAATTGTTTCTCCTGCGGACATCTAAATTGTAATAACAAACGGGAACCGAGCCGTCATGTGAAGTCATAGCAATGACATAAGTATCAATCATATCTTTGTCCCCAGAGCCTATAATCTCAAAAGTCCCTGTAAATATTGCAACAAAAAACTTTCTACCGTTATCTAGACTGCCACAACTATCTAAATGAGCCGAGCCATTAAACGCATCTGCAATAGTAGTTGCTCGCTCTAAAATATCTGAGTTTGGAACGATAACATAACGATCTTTAACAACTTCCCAGTTTTCTTGACGCATACCACTATCAGCCAATGCGTCAGTTACATACCTACCAGTACAGTAACGATCTTCAACTTCTACAAACTTCTTCTGAAATGTATCCCAAACGTAAACGGGATTAAGTACAACGGAATAATCAGACTTACTAAATATTAATGCTTCATCTGGGGAAAGATTATTGATTGGCGTGGACAGAGAACGCCACGAAGAGTTACCTGTCATCTCCAGATCCACCAATCTTACCACGGTCATAGCGGCTAGACAACTTTAAAATATTTGTTTCAGCAACGTCTTCTAAAGTGAAACCCAACTCCCAAGCCAAACCAGCAACGTACCACAAGACATCCCCTAGTTCCTTTTTGATCGCCTGCTTTGCTTCTTCTGAAAATTCTCCGCCGCTATCACGAATAACTTTCTTAACCTTATCGGCTACTTCACCAGCCTCACTTACTAAACCTAGTGTCGTGTACTCTATACCTTTGTCGGGAGGAAATACCGCCGTTTCCTTTGCGGCGGCTTGATATGCATTAATTTTCATGATTACATTCCTTTCTTAAACCTGCTCTGCGTGTCCAGTAACACGCTCAACGTTTATATCTTCGCCAGTCGCTGACTCAATGGGAACCCAAGCAGGTGAATACGTGTGCTGCTTAATCTTACGCATCTTAATCAAAGAGCCTTCTGCTAAAACGTCAAACTCTTCAGAAGTAAGTCCCATTTTACTTCGCAACGATTCATGATCGTATCTACCAGACTGAAGGATACGTCTAATCATATTAGACAGGTACTTGGCTATAACTATACCACGATACCTATTTAGGTCAATGTGTAATAACATGGCTTCAATGTCGTCAACCTGAACGACAACTACAGGAACCTTACTTAAACCCAATTCATTTGCAGCCTTCCATCGATGAAAACCATCTACAATAGTTCCGTCAGGCTGAATTACTATAGGACTTAAAATACCATACTTCTTAATTGACTTCTCAAGTTTTTTATAGTCAGGAGAAACAACATAACACGAAGATGTCCATTTAGGGGGACGCACATCTTTTATATTTGCTAAATCCATGTGATTACACTACCGTGTATCGTCGTGCAAGTCAAGGCTGTTGGCATCCATGATAATCTGATCATCTTGCTCTAGTAGCGATCTGCGCTTGTTGTGTGCTTTGGTCTTAGGGCCTACAGGACTTGGTGAACCTACAAATGAATTTAATAACAATGTCCGAATCAAGTGATCTAACGGGTACCCATAAGGGTCTTTGGCGTGTTTCTTCTTAAAGTCATTACTGTACACCATGGCCGCTTTTCGAAGCCCCGGAGTTAAAATATTATCTTCAACGCAGTACTTAACGCCCTTCCACCCCATGCTCTCGTACATATCAATAACTCTTTCAATGTTGAATTCAGACCACAACTGACGCTGTGCTTCAATCTGAGGAAAACATCTAACAAGATCGTCATAGAACTCTGGCTCAGTTCTAAGAACATCAGTAAGTCTTCTTGAGGCTACAGCATGAAGAGGGATGCCCACCCTTTGATTTGCTCCACTCATAGCAGCATAGTCATAGTATGCACAATAATCGGCACCATGCTCTTCAGTAATAAACTTTAAAACATCATCAGATGTCCAGTCATAAATAACTTTAGCAAACCGCAGAGGTATTGCCTTAGATAACTTAAATGGTCGATTAATATAATTCTCGTGTAACTTTTGAGTTACTGTACGATACCGAATCATCGATTCATTTGCACGTACACCGGTAATAAATGCTGTTCTTCCCTTCTTTCCCTGCATAGTGTATTCATCGACCTTCCGGGGAATCGCCTTACTCGGATCAAGCCCAAAGTGCTCCGCCCTAATAGCGTTCTTTGGAAAAGGTCTAAACAAGCGGCCTTCGCTTTCTCGCATCTTAGACCATAGCAAAACATACTCTCTTGCACCTAGAACCCAAACTTCTTGCCCCATAGGAAGACAATACCACTCCATGTCCACCCAATCATACTCGCTTACACGCTGAACGTAATCAGCAACCGCAGGAGACAGCATCTCTTCATCACGGAAAATAACTTTAACAGGCCCTAAACCACGTTCCTCATGTATTTCTTTCGCTAAGTACAAGCAAGCAGTTGAGTCTTTACCGCCACTAAACTGTACACAAACAGTATCGAAAGTATCATAAACATGACGGATACGCTCACGTGCAGCATCGACACAATTCATGTCTAAAAACATTCTACGCCTAGCCACAGTTAGCCCATTTCTGAATGCTGGGCAATAAAGTCAAACAACCTCTCTGAAGTTGTATCGCCATCATAGACAGGACTTTCTCTAAGCCACTTAATAAAAGCATACCATTTAGATTGTTGCTCTGCGCTATCAAAAACTAGAGTAAATTGAATAGATGCATTACTTGTACCTGACGATCCCGTGCTTGTGCTACCCTGTGTTACAATCGTGGACGTATTCGGTTGTGGATTGCGGGCGGGCTGCTCATTGGTGCCGCTACTCTGAGTAGGTACAGCGGGGGGCGGAGAGTCAACACCCACGTCGTTAAAAACAATTTCAGGAGCAGTCCATCCAGCATTGCTATCATTAGCCAACTCGGCAGTAATCACAGTGTTTTCTATAGCCGCCACAGAGAAATCGTCCCAGCCTAAAACTTCAAAAAAGTTTTCGTCGTCGCCAATTACGTCAGTTAACAACTCATACAGAATTTCATTATCTGTTGTGCCTAGATCAGAAATACGATTATCTGCCAAGGCAAACGCAAGTGCATCGTCGTTGTCTAAATCAACTACAGAAACTGCGATCTGTTGCCACCCTAACCTTTTAGCCGCTTCTAACTGGTGGTTACCTGCGATAACTGTAAGGTCACCGGCGTCATCTGCTATAGCCACAATAGGTTTTACCTGACCAAACTTACTGTAAGATGCCATAATCGCATCGACATTACCTCGTCGTGCGTTATTCTCCAAAGGGCGTAACAGATCAATATCTACAGCAAGGTTTTGAAGATTATCTGCAATATTATGAATCATGTTGAGTACCCCAGTACGGCGCATTGCCAGTGCCAGTAGCCTACAACAGGCCAAGTGATATTATTTTCATTGTCTAACCAACTAGTCATTGTACCATCGCACGTAATCTTGTCAGTGTAAACAGAACAGTCCGTAAAGACGGATGACATAATGCTGAACATGCGGTCTTCGTGGCAATTCCAGTGATGAGCCGCACCATCCCACCAGTCAGGAGGCGTAGCAGTATAAGCATCAGAGTTAATAAAAGACGTATACCCGCCGTAAACATCTTGATGCTCCATTACAGATTCAACCATACTCCACGGCTCTTGATTTTTATGCCAACGTTTAATTGTTCGATAGACATCAGGCCCCACAGCAAGTATTGGTGAATTAGGCTTAGCAATCCTATTCATGTCTTCTAAAAATCCACCAACCTCGCTCCAATCCATGTGCTCTAAAACGTGGCCTAAGAAAATGGCATCAAAAGTATTGTCTTCAAAGGGGTATGGCTTTCCTGACTCAACCAGCACATCGGGCTTAGTAGCATGGTCTTCCCATACATCGGTGTTAACCCAACCTGTAGCGTAGTGCGTACCGCACCCAACATTTAAATAGTTACCCATATATTCTCCTTAAAACTTAACCTGTGATCGTACGTTTGCGGCAATTGTTCTCAATGCGTCACAGGCAGTTCTTAAAGAATGTAACTTCTCTCGCTTTGCCCTAACTAACGCATCCGCAACTTGAGCGTCGTAATATAACTCGCTAGTCTTATATCCAGCCCAACTTTCCTTTTGCTTCACAGCGCCTTCAGCGGCAAGATACTCTTTAAACCACTGCTTCTTATATTCTGCTTCCTTAACGGCATGATCTTTTGCCAGCATTTCAAATGCCTCTGTCTCTGACTCAATTTCACCCGTAAGTCGAATTAACTCAGATTCCACTTCCACTGAACTAATAGGTGCGCTACGAGAATAAGTCATTACTCTATTTTACCTTATGTCAGTTAAACGGTCAAGGGCAGATTGTAGGCGGGATACTTCTGATGTCCAATCCACCAAAACACCGGGTACCCCTCTTTCAATCAAATCATCTATATGTTCAGTACCTAACTCGCACTCTATCCATCTAGCCCAGATTATAGGATTTTTACTTTGCTTCCAATGGCATGACGCACATAATGCAACCGCATTGCGCTCATCAGTCCTAGTCGCAGAAACACCACGAGAAATAATATGCGCACACTGGATCTGCTTACCGTCTTTCTTAGAAGCACCACACCAACGACAAGTAAAGTTATCTCTAGTACGCACCAGCAAACTATGTAACTTAGTTGCTTTAGCCTTGTCTTGATGCCCATACTTCGCAGGCATACTACAGTGGAATGTTTTGATTTATCGGGAAAAACCAGCCACCGTCTTCAAACTGCTCAGCAACCGGCATATCGGGCCTATGATTAATGCCTGAATAATGTATGATAGCAGTCTCTCTCCACAAATCAGGATTGTTAGGAAGAGAACCTCGGTGCATTAAACGAGCGTGCCATACAAGTACGTCACCCTTTTTAGCCAAAAACTTTTCTGTCCTCATATTACCACGATCCAATAAATCTTCAAACATGGGTGTCAAAAATCTTTCAGAGTACTTAGGCCACATAGGATCGGTACGCTCTGCGACTTCCAGCCTAGACAAAGTTTGATCTTGTGTGATAATAGGAAGAACATGAGAACCACGAACAAACTCAAACGGGCCTGAATCCTCATGGATGTCATCTAGTGCTATCCATACAGCCAAGTAATGGTCTTTGTTGGAATCAGGATTCAAATATCCGTCTTGATGCCAGTTACGTTGAGTGGATTTCCACCCTGTAAGGTTTAAATGTACACCCATATTGTCGCCAATTAGGTGAGACAACACATCGTGGAGAGGTTTGTATGTTGCTAGCCGCATCAAACTCTCAACCTGAAAGTATGCACACTCGCCGGGGTACCCCATGGGTCTATCGTGGTTCACTCTGTTATGTTGAATCCAATCAGACCTGTATGCTTCAATCATTTCGTCAGGAAAAAATGAGTCAAAAATGACAACACCATCATTGCGCCATTGTTGCTGTAAGCCAGACAAAAATTCAGTATTTACTTCCTCACGATCAAGATGAGGAAGATCAATATCTTTAAAGTTACCTGAAAGCGAGTTTATCTCATCAAGTAAATCTGGATGTTCATTTACTGCTGAACCAAGAAGGTTCTGTAGGAGTGCCTTTCGACCATTCATTTCTAATCCTTTCCGCTTCACCAAAACCTAAACTATTGTTGCACCAACTCTCCAAATGAAGACCTAAGCGTTCGGCGTTTTTAGGGTCTGTAGTTATTCTATTATGGCAAGGTCTACAAACTGCTAACAGATTACGACGTTCTGTAATTGATCCACCCTGCGATCTGTTTACTATCTCATGTATGTCACGAGTCTTATTTACATTGAAAGTAATAGCAGTTCGCTTTCCAGTGTATAAATCAAAAGCCACCCAAATCTTACATGCTTGACAATAAGTATGTGTCTTAAGCATTTCTTTCACAATGGCTCTGCGATCAACATATAACTCTTCTGTTTTCTTAGACCTATGAGAAAGAGGAGTACGTTTTAACTGACTATCTCCACGTTTAAGTGGTGTCCGCTTAAGAGGTTTGCCACGTTTCATTTCGCACCATCAACTAACTTTTTTATATGTTTGTATAACTGCTCTGCACCTATTTTACTATCAAATTTGCGGACACGGATACGATTATCGTTGGCTACCTTAACACGATAACCGAAATCTCTAAATTTACTTAATTCTTGAACATAGTCTGCCGGAGATGAAACTAACGAGCCTATACCGTGCTCCTGAGTTAGTTCTTCGTATTGAGGTGACCAAGAGCAAACAAAAGGTAAACCAGCAGCAGCATACTCTAAGCCCTTAATATATGACTTAGCATGATTGAAAGGAATATCTGTCAATGGGACAATACCAACGTCAAACTTGATTCCTGTATTTAATTCATGGGGAGCAACGAACGGAAAAGTAGTGAGCGCACCCGCTTCAATACCAACCTGTTTATGAAACTTAGGCCAATTAGGTACATTCATATCGCCGGTATGATGCCATGAAGCAAACTCTGAAATTTTCTTACTATAAGGGCGTAAGATTTCTAAGTCACCACTTCTATGCGCTGTTGAACCCATCCACCCTACGATAATTTTAAGCCTAGGCTCATGCTGATAGGCTTTGGAAAACATTCCAGTATCAACATAGTTTGTCTGTAAAACGATATTTTCATTCCATTCTTTCATCTTGTTGTACAGGAATGGAGTAGAAGTAATAACGCCGTCTGATTCCTTGATTATGTTTTCGTACCAGTTAATGTTTTCGTCAGGATTCTTAGTAGGATCACTAGCGGAATAGGCATGATTTTTTTCACTTAAACCCCAATACCAGTCATCAACATCTTGTAGAATTATCTGACCAGTAGCCTGCGCTCTTTTCATATCAGGCAATACCTGTTTGTGCATGTATCTCTGCATCACGATAACGTCACAATCAAAATAGTCGTTACCATCCCAAGAATGCACTCCAAAAGTACCAGCCCTACTATTGTGTGCTAATATCCCAACAACTGCATCAATGCCGGTGTTCTTATAATGCTTAATATACTGACCGATTCTAATATAACCCGATCCTCCCATAACAGGGCGACCTAAAGCATCTTTCGCAGAACGAGACCAATCATTAGAAGCAAAACCTATTTTCACTAGAACTTCCATTCTCCATCAAGAGCCGCATACAAACATTCGTCACCTTCAGATAACTGAACACCATTGTCTTCATTCCACTTTCGATGCGAAATAATAGCATCTCGTAGAAAAGTGGCTAATGATATGGATGGGTCTACTTCATCACCTAATGCCAACAATCTATCTACCTCAGCCAAACGCTTTTCTGCGTAAAACCTGAAACGAATAGCCTTATCTTTTTGCTCATCTAAACCTGCCGCTGGATCGGTTACGAACCCAGAGTATGTCTCCCTGAGCCGACTAATCTCTTCTTGAAGACTGTCAATTTTTTTGTTAACAGTATCAATTATAGTCAACAGACAATTACGCCATTGAAGCCTATTTTCAGGTAATCGCAATAACTCTTTATCGTGCTGATCAAGTTTGTTTTTAACATCCTCGGAAACCAATAACTCAAATGTTTCATTCATCGATTGGCTCCAAATTCTGGACAAATAGACTTGAAGTCACACCAGTTACACAAAGGCCCGGTTCTTGTTTCAAACACGCCAGAGTCGCACATCGACTTAACTTCATCCCACGTATTCCTGACCTCAACACGAACAGCAGTTTCTAATTCCTCATCAACAGTGTATTTCGCAAACTGACCAGACTTGACGTAAAGTAACTCCGCACGTTCAATGTCCATACCGGTCTGCTCTTTTAAAAGAATGCTATAAATTGTAATCTGCATCTTCTTTTCCCACTCGTACTGGGGGCGAGGCTTCTTGCCTGTCTTGTAGTCAGAGATAACTAACTTGCCATCTTCAACCGTATATCGGTCAATAATACCAAAGATAGGTACACCATCAATATCGCCGTCCATCTTCGCTTCAATACCTGTAGCATCAAAAGATGTGGGGTCTTCCATACTGAAGTAGTTCTCAATGCACCACCACGCCTTCCAGCGAAACTCATTCTCATCACACTTTTCTTTAAGAGCGTGGAACTCTGCCGACCATTTATTATTCCACAAGTCACGAGCCAACTTGCGAGCAGTAGCCTCGCTACGATCTTCACGAGGATACGCAAATAGTTCTTCAAGAACCTCGTGAACAAAAGAGCCAAGATGCTGTGCTTCTGTAGACTCGGTAGGTAGTTTGTCTAGCCGTGAATACTTAAACTTTAGTGGGCACTGCTGAAAAGTTCCGATAGAACTAGGAGACATATACTTGGGGTAGTCGTAAGGCATAGGCCCTAAGTCAAGACTATCCTGCATCGCTCTCCTCAGGATTCTGACATTCCTTAGCAAAAATAAGCATCTGCTGAAGCAGGTCACGTGTCACATTAACACGCTCAAATGCTTTACCATCAGAAATTGTATCCCAATGCTCCTTTGCTGATGCAGTATCATCACCAAGGGAATTGAGAATATCTCGCAACTTAGAAAAGTGCTCTTCACTAATAGGTTGATCTGCCTCTTCCTCAGCCTGCTCTAAGTAAATAGCCTCTTCTGAGCGAGCCAAGTAAATGCCTACACCTAAGTGCTGTGCCGCCTTCTTCAAAGCATCCGAAACAGCACCTTTCATTTCGTCACCAAGATCAACAATATCACCATTCTTAGTACGCTTAATCTTTTGACCACCAATACCGTCTTTTACTACCGTAATAGAAGGTGCTTCGTTGGTAGGAACAAACGTGGCAGTCAACCGAACATGAGCAACAACGAAATCGGGATCAAGATCGTCACGATTACACGAAACAATCTCATACGACCACATGTCAACACCCAATACACGATTCAAGCGAGTAATAACCTCGCTGATAGGGATGTACGTTAAACTAGTACCGCCCTTCTTCAACTGCCGTTCAACCGAAGGGTCAAAAGGCTCTGACAACGCTTGCAAAATATTACTCACTTATCTCTCCTAATAACTAGTTGTTTCTTCGCTTCCCCGACTTCGCAATACTCATCAGCATCCAAATGAAGTTCCTTCAACTTGGTTACCTTCCAATACGAGATACCGGCGAACTGTAACGCTTCTTTAATCATTTCTGTAGGTGTCTTTACCACCTCTCCGGTATTCAAATCAACACTACTATCAACAATACGTTTACTGACATCATTAATAATAGACTGATGATCCCACGTCTTGCGAGGGGAACCAGACTTAATTTCTACCGTAGCACCATCTACAGCAACAGGCGCAGGCAAGTGACTTAAATGGTTAGTAATCATTGACTGAAGTTCATTGAACAGTTCAGCAGTGTACGACTTGATCATATGCATATCACTAGCCAACTGCAAAGTTTCCTCAACCGAAGCATAACTCAAATTTGAAGAAGAGTCCATCTCTTGCAGATCAGACTCAAACGACCGAAGCGCAGTATAAACCGACTTTAAGGCTTCAGTAGGGTTCTCTAACACAGACATTATATCTCCTTAATAAATAGTACTACCTCTATGATACCTAAGTTATCGTAACAGGTCAAGCCTCATCATCCAATAAGCGCTCCAAAGCAGACTCAAAACTCAACTCATCAGGATTATCGGAATGGTTAAATATCACATCGTTCATAATATAATCAAGTTTGTGCGCTAACAGTCGTATAGCCGTTTCACGAACGTTTGCTGGCTCATCAGAATCGTAACTTTCTCTAACCGCAGCAGCAACCTCAGATGCAATCTCCTCATCCACATGATCATCCAAATACTCTTGAGCAACCACAATCTGCATCTCCTTCTTCTTCCACATAACTAAATCATAATCTTCACCGTTAATGGAAGCCCGTGGAGCAGTCAAAAATGTTACTTCAATCTGACCACGTTTAACAACCGCTAACACATCCTTCTCAAACTCATTATCCCAATCATAGATCATGAATTAACTAGCCTGTCTAATTCAGGGCCGGTCTTTCCGCCCCAAACACCAATAGTTATCTGATTGGATACTGCGTAATCCAAACACTTAGATGCACTAGAACATCCAGAGCACACATCGATAGCGCTCTTCCGCTTTGACGGCTTACTGGAAAAGAAAGTACGGTCATTACCCCGACACGGCGCATCTTTGAACCATTCCGGGCTGGAAAGTTTAATCATAAATCTCCTTATGTGTAAATATCATGCTTGTGATATCCTACCTGTCAACCGTCAAGGAAACAAGGCAAAACATCCCTTGACGTACAGCACAGAAACAAGTAGCATACAGGCAAACTACTAGCAAAGGAGCAAACCACCAACAGACCGAAACCGGGAAATCCCGATGACATAAACGTTCACTGAAGAACCGGAGGGTTACACTCGTTACGCAACTGGTACTTTGAAAACACACTAGGGCACGCCTGCCCACAGAGGAACGATATGAATCACACGATACACTGGAACAACATCTTTGACGAGATGCCAGTCACTGCACGAAGACCATCAAGCCTTGAGGAACAGGTTCGGGACATGCAAACGCCCATGCGGTTCCGGCACACGGGCTACTAGAGCCATATCTAGGGAGAGTGGGCATCGCTGAAAAAATAGGCGGTGTTTGGGGTTCATGAAGTGAACAGATTTGAATAATGCTTAAGGGTTCGTCCCTCCCTCTCGTGAGTTAGCGTCAACTACCACACGAAAGGGAGGGACATTCATGCCTAAAATCAGGAGCCAGTCAGCCGCTGCAGTTGTTGAGCATCAATAAACACGGTCGCAGTACCATTAACAATTTCAACCTGATCCAACGGTACGCCAACCTTCGACGCAAGTGTAGCCCTAACTTTCAACTCATCCATAGGGTCATAATCAACCCAAGTCCCGGCATCTATAAACATATCTTTATCTACAGGGGGCAAAGGAGCGGCACAGACCTTACAACAAAGTTTATCTTCATTAACTTTAGGTTTTCGCTTAGTTTCTAAAGTGTGAAAACATTCCAACTCTACATGCCACACAGTTTTACCGTAGTCACCGACTTTAACAGCATTAGTCACAACACGCTTAGGCCCACGTTTACTCATGATTTTATTCTACCTGCTCACTTGACTTAGTTCCACCGAAACCGTAGAATACACACATGGATAAAGAAAAACTCTTAGAAGACGCAATCAGCCAAATTGAAAAGCAGTTTGGTACAGGCTCAATCATGCGCCTTGGGGACAACGCATCAATGAATGTAGAAACAATCTCAACCGGCTCAATTGCTCTTGACATCGCTTTGGGCGTTGGCGGTCTGCCTCGTGGAAGAGTGACCGAAATCTATGGCCCTGAGTCGTCAGGAAAGACCACTATCGCTCTACATGTCATCGCAGCGGCTCAGAAGCAAGGCGGTAAGTGTGCATTCATTGATGCAGAGCACGCACTTGACCCTATCTACGCTAAAGCGATTGGTTGTGACATCGACAACTTGTTAATATCACAGCCCGACACAGGTGAGCAGGCTCTAACTATTACAAACAAGTTGATTGAATCAGGTGCGCTTGATGTTGTCGTGGTTGACTCAGTTGCGGCTTTGACCCCTCGTGCAGAAATTGAAGGTGAGATGGGAGACAGTCATGTTGGGCTGCACGCACGACTCATGTCACAGGCGATGCGTAAAATTGTCGCAAACCTGAACCACTCAAAGACAACGTTAATTATGATTAACCAGTTGCGTGAAAAGATTGGTGTAATGTTCGGTTCGCCTGAAGTAACAACCGGAGGTAAGGCTCTGAAGTTTTATGCTTCGGTACGTATGGACATTCGACGTATTGAAACATTAAAAGACGGTGGAGAGGCTTCTGGAAACAAGACTCGTGTCAAAGTTGTAAAGAACAAAGTTGCTCCCCCTTTCCGACAAGCAGAATTTGAAATTACCTACGGTGAAGGAATCAGCCGAACTGGAGATATCGTGGATATCGCTGTTAATTTGGGTATTCTTGACAAGAAGGGTGCTTGGTATGCGTACAACGGTGAAAACATTGGTCAAGGCCGTGTAAACACTAAAGCCTATTTGGATGAAAACGTTGATGTTCGTGAAGAAATTGCGACTAAGATTTACGATACGATTTGACAGGCGCTATCATATGTAGTATCCTTGCTAGACAAAGGAGGAACAACATATGGCTAGAAAAAGGAAAACACAACCTATCGGCCCCCCTGAAGGCTGGGTTATTAGCGAAGAATATCAAATCTCTGCTCAAATCACACTTAACAAAGATGATGAGTGTAAAATCAAAGGCGAGCAAGGGAAGTTTGTGTTCAAGCGTCATGTAGTAAACACCAATCTTAATCCCGCAAGCGAGTGGATCGACTTGTGGGGCGGCTCACATGGCCATGGCCAGTGGAGGTCAATTACGCCCGATAGACTTAAGCATATTCCCGCTAAACGCTCTAGGGAACAGAAAAACCCCCAGTCACAATCGTGACCGGGGGTTTTCTCGTTAGCGGATAGTCACAAAAGGAGCAAAAGGCTATCCCCCAACAGTCTTAGTTTACAGCAGCACTTGTAGTTGAATCAAGCGATACTATATTAAACTCAGACGAGTGAAGCAGTGGACTTGTCGCCAACCTTTGTAGCAGCAAATGACTTCACCACTGAAAGTGCCGAAGCAAGTGCCGCAGTAGCAGCACCCTTCGCTGAACTCAGATCCGCCACGACAAACATAGCCAGAAATGTCTGGGCGAATGTCATGAGGGCACGCTCACCAACCTGCTTATAGATGCTAACATCCATATGTTTTCTCCTTGTTAGGGGACAATTACAAGGCTATTTGCCTCATAAATATTGTACCATACTGGGCATATACCCAAGAATGAACCTTTATAGAAAATTTAGTTAACTTTTCTTCTGGGAAAGACTAAATGCAGAATCAATCTCATCGGTAGTAATCTTACCGTCATCCGCATAAGCCGCTGCAAGTTTCTGCAATACCGTTGCCGCCGCCGTAGCCCCAGCAAGGAAAGCAGCCTTCCACGGCTCAATACCACCAATAAGACTTGAACTACCAATAATAGCCATGGCGTTCATCAAGAACACGGCAAAAATTCTACCGGTAGTATTCCAAATAAGTTTAGTCGTCGCTGTCATCGCTTCTCTCATCATCTACATAGTCTAATACAGTACCAAACAGGTGTAGTGCAAGACCGGCGAAGGAAATATATATTCCTTGCTTTAACGTGGTTGAGGAAAGTGTGATTAGCACCAACCCCGTACCCGCTAATGTCCATCCAAGGTAAAGCATCTCTCTACCCATTCGACGGACGGCTCCAACTGCTAGTTTAATTTTATTTTTCATGGTGCCTCCATTCACCTAGACTTTCTTCTTCTAGAACTTCCCTTTTTATCACTACCGCCAGAGTCCCCTCCAGAACCGCCTCCGCCACCACCGCCCGAAGAGCCACCACCAGCAGGGCCAGCAGACGCCGCAGCAGTAGCCACGGTTACGGCTGCGGCAGCAGCAACAACAGTACGACGTGTTTCAACATCAACGGTAGATCCTTCGGCAACATACTCGTTATACGCCTCGTCATCGAAAATGTCTACCGCATTTTCAAACTCTTCCTTTACTTCATCGTCTGCTTCGTTAATAGCAGCAACAAGTACAACTTTAGCGTCGTCAGAAATCTGATCAAAGTTTTCGTCAGTAATGAGACTTTCAATTTCTTCGACAGAAATTTCCCCGTCAACAACATCCAAGAATTCTTCGGCTAGTTCTTCGTCTAACTCGTCTAGTTCTTCAACGATTTTAACTTCTGCTTCATCGACTTCAATTAAGTTAACGCCGTCCGTCTCAATACCTAATTGATCAAACTCTACTTTGGTTTCAGCCGCTCGTTCTTCTGCTAGCGTCGGCGGCACGGTGGTTGTTGTAGGCGGCGTCCTCGGGATCGTCGTACTCGTTGTTGTAGTCGTAGTTGGGGCTACTGTCGTAGTTGTCGTTGAAGTTGACGATGTGGTGGTTGTCGTGGAAGTGGTTGTAGTTGGGGGTAGTGTTGTGACAGGCGGGGCAGTTGTGCTTGTTGTAGACGATGACGTTGTTGTCGGTGGCAATGATGTAGTGGTGGTTGTAGTTGGAGGAGAAGTGGTGGACGTTGTAGTAGTTGTTGATGGCGTAACCTCCGTTGTAGTCGTTACAGGTATTGTAGTGGTTGTGGTTGTGGTCGTTGTCGGTGGCAAGGTAGTCGTAGTTGTTGTAGTCGTTGTTGTTGTGGCTGTAGTCGTAGTTGTAGTAGGTGGCACGGTGGTTGTAGTCGTTGTCGTCGGAGGAGTGCCTTCTGAAACTTGAATTTCCATTGTTTCACCAATATGACAGTTCCCTTCAGCGCCACACGCAAGAATATTAAAGTATTTAACACCACTACCAATATCTTCAAATGCGACTGTGTAAGGAGTTTCAGAAAAAGTCTCAGTGCTAGAGATAGCACCTTGGTCTTCCAGTTCCCACATATTTCCGATGTCGTTCCAAGCGATTTGGTAATGAGACGGATACACAAACCCGTCGGAAGAAGCGTCCCAACTAAACGTCAAATCCCCAGTCGCACTGTCCACCACGTACGTTTGATTGTCAACAACGTCGGGCATGTTCATAATTGTAGTTGACTGAACAGGCGTCCAAGAGGAGTACATAGACTCCGTGTCGTTGTCCGATCTGATCATAACATTGAATAAACCATGAGCCTCGTTAAAAAGTAATTCTAAGTATTCTGCATCAAATGTATATTGCGTGTTTAGAGCGGTTTCATCACCCACGTTGCCGGTAGCAACTCCGTAAGGCCCAGCATTTCCTTCATCGTTGAGACCGAATCCAATTGCGTATCGTTCGGGATCAAGTGTTCCATCGGTTGGCGAATCCCAGTCGGCGTTAACAGTTCCGTTGTAGTAGTCAACGGTCAGGGTGAGGTTTGTTGGTGTTCCTATTGTTTGCGGAACAGTTGTTGTAGTTGTCGTTGTGGGTGGTGTTTCACCAATCAACTCAACGTCTGTAATGACCAGTTCATAGTCGTAGCCACTCGGATTAGTTCCCAGTGTTCGCTGACTACAGCAATACCCGGCACGAATCAAATAATCACCTGCGTTCAGGTTTGCAACAATTTTTGAGGAAACACACTGATCAGTTGAGTTGTGGTTCCCGTCATCGTCCTCAGCGATTATTGACCCGTCTGATTCTGACCCATTGTCATACAACCACAGGTACGGGTCGGCTCCACGCTCGTTACAGGATCGGTTGGAGTTGCCATAGATGTATACGGTTTTTGCTTCGTTAAGGCTGAATGTCCATTCCGACTCTTCGGTGACCGTGTAAGAAGATGCATTTACAGTAGGAGCAAACCACGCTAATGTAAAAATTGCCACTAGTGCTGCTTTAGCCGCACGTTTAAAATGTCTACCCCTGCCCATATCTTCTCCACAAAAACAGCACTTATCATTTATTGTACAACGAAAAGCCCTTGCGTGATTTACGGAACGTGGTATAATATGAAGTATGCCCAATTATGATTACTCTTGCCCCAAGTGTGGCACGTTTGAAATATTTCAAAAGATGACGGACGACGGTCTAACGGAATGCCCAACCTGCGAAAGTTCTGTTAAAAAGATTTTCACAACACCCGGTATTGTGGGTATGCCTAACGGCCCTAAGGATACATCTCCTGTTTACCGTTCAGACAGATCAGCAATTTGGAATTCTGCGCAGGCTCAGTAACATGTCTAGAATTACTTTTCTTACCGGAACAATGGCTTCTGGTAAAACGACGCACCTACTGCAAACACATTTCAACATTGAAGCGGCATTCCCGACACAAGTTCTATTAGTGAACAGAAACGACCGTATGGGAGCATCTGTGTGCTCTAGTAGGATGGGAGGCATGACATTATCGATGTCAATAAACACAGATGACTCATTAGTTACGTTAGTCGATAACTACAACCATAACAACCAAACATCACTAAAATATCTATTCATAGACGAATCACAGTTCTTGACTGTCTCCCAAGTTGAAGAACTCGTTGAACTGGCAGACCTTAAAAGCATAGAAGTTTACGCCTACGGTTTGTTAACCAACTTTAAAGGAAATCTGTTCTCTGCGACCAAAAGACTCATTGAAGTTTGCGACAGACTCGTCCAACTAGATAACGGGGTGAGGTGCTGGTGCGGTGAACGAGCAACGCACAACGCTCTATTTATTGCGGGTACTCCTCAAATAGAAGGATCAGATGAAGTAGTTGATGCTGACGACGTGGTTGAGTATCAGGTTATGTGTAGGAAGCATTTCACTTCACACAGAAACCATCAATTAAAGGCTAGCGCTAAATCTAATCGTACCATCGTCTAACTGCTCGGCATTAAGAGACAATCCTTCAAATAAAACGCTGACCACGTTCATCATATCGTCACGAGTTTCTCTTTCCTCACCCTCTTCAGGGTCGTACAAATCAACAAGCGTGTCTACAAAATAATCGTATAGAGCCATTCTGGCTTCTTCTGAGTTTCTAATCGTCATAAGTCTATTGTAGTCTCATAAATTTTTTCGATCAAGTACTTTCGTTTCTTGTTCTTCTGCCAGTTGGTTCTGGTATGAGGAACAAGATTTTTTTTTGTTTATGGGCTTTCATTTCAGAACTTACTGCCCGTCATGAAAAGTATAAGCGACTTTCATGGAGGGACAATACGCACCATTCATCTAATGTAAGTATTTCATTTTCACAGATAATGCCCGTCATAAGGGACAGGACATAGGAGGCACCAAACACTTTCGTACAGGAATCTATGCCCGTCGGGGAAAGTATAAGGCTAAGGAGGAAATATGACCAATTAGACATTTATAGACGGATTAACTGACCATACAGGGTCACATCGATAGATGTACCTATGTATGAGAAAGGATACTGACCACTTTGGCACTAATTGACAGATGGATCAAATATAAAGGTAACTGACCGATTTGGTCACCACTAACTGACCGATTTGGTCACCACCGAGAGATGGGCCTGATCAGGACAACAAAGGAGAAGATATGGAACCCCCGTAACTACTTAAACACAAACATTAACAACAGTAAACAACACTAACAGATTGGAAAAATTATGAATTACAAAACACAAACAAAAGCACATGAAGCAATGCTAGAAGCATTTGAAGACTTAGAGTTTGCCATCATGTCACACAAAAAAACTATCCGAAACTTAGCAAGAAAAGAATACTCCTACGACACTCACTCACTATTCAAACGTGTGGCAGGACTACAGTTCATGCTAGACGAACTTAGGGCAAAAGTTGAAAAAGTGACAGACGAATATCAGGCTAACGCCGAGTCATTTGCGCAACAACGTCTGCTAGCAGCAATCTTCGACCCTACGGAGCGCATCAGTCATCTGGAAAAATTACACGAATCCTACAAGCAAGGTACCCCCTATGCAGAAGCGGTAGAGTCGCTGCTTTCCACGACCGATGATGAGGAAACAGAAACAGGTATTGACACGGCTGACAACATAAAGTAATATACAGATGTCCCTGAAAACAGGGAACTGCAAATAGCAAACATGATAGGAGAAGATAATGAGCAATGCAGATATTACAGTAACCGGTAACGTTACCGCCGACCCCGAACTGAAGTTTGCCGCCAACGGCAACGCACGTTTGTCGTTTTCAATTGCGTCAAACAAGCGCTTTCAGGTCAACGGCGAATGGCAGGAAGAGACAAGTTTCTTCAACGTAGTGGCATGGCGAGGAATCGCAGAGATGGCCGCTAACGTGCTGGAAAAGGGTACCCCCGTAGTTATTAAGGGTAGACTTGAACAGCGCTCGTGGGAGAACGCCGAAGGCGAAAAGCGCTCCACTGTCGAAATTGTTGCCGACACCGTTGCTGTCAATACCATCGGAATTGAAAGCCTTGAGCGCCGCCGTGCAGGTGGTGGAGGTGGCGGTTCAAACCGCCCTGCGCCTCGCCAGAAGGCCACAGTTCCTAGCAGCGATCCTTTCGAGGATTTCTGATAGCCACCTAGCAGAAAGGAGTAACGCCCCCCGAAAGGGGGGCTTCTTCTTTGGTATTGACATTTGAGCAAAAGGAGTGTAGTCTGTAAGTATGGACAAGAATGAATGTAAAAACGTAGTAGAACTACTCAGCGTGACATGGAACCAGTCACTAGACAACGCCTCACTAACCATCAGAATGAAAGGTTACTGGGAATACATTAACGATCTAGAGTACGAGGCAGTCAGAGACACCATCAAAGAGATGGGAATCTCAGGAAAGAAATGGTTACCCCGACCCGGAGAACTCCGCACCATTGTATTAGCAAAAGTAAGCGGAGAAGAACTCCCTCCCGAGCCTGAAGAAGCATGGACTGTACTTCAAGCAATCGGACAAAAAATTTATAGCGGTACGTACGATTACAGCAAGCCCCATGCAGTTTTATCAGAAACCATCAAACGATTGGGAACAAACGCTACCGCCTTGACAACCAACGCAGATCGTGCTATGTTTATATCTTTGTACGAAAAGACACGAGAAGCATGGATACTAGAAAGGTATGGACATGGAACCCATTGATAACGTATTAGCACGACTAAACACACGAAAGTCTGGAGACAACCAGTGGGATGCCACATGCCCTTGCCGAGTTGACGACGATAACCCCTCACTCCGTGTGTCCGTAGGGCGACAAGGCCAAGTGCTTATGAAGTGCCTTAGAGGTGGAGGCTGTGACCTTAACGAGATTTGTGAATCTATTGATATCTCCACGTCAGACCTTTTTCCTCAGGAAACTAAAGCACCCAAGAAGCAGAAGTTAGACTTATTAGATACCTACCCTTATTACAATGCTGAGGGTGAGTTAGTGATGGAAGTTCTCAGGTTCGTAGACGAGCGTGGTAAGAAAACATTCCGCCAACGTCAGCCCGACCAGAACGGCGGGTGGAACTGGTCAACATCTGACTTAGAGAAGCCCCTGTATCGGCTTCCTCAGGTTCTTGCGGCCAAAGAAGAGGGTCGCCCCATCTATGTTGTTGAAGGTGAGAAAGACGTACACTCCCTTGAGGAACTAGGTAAGACTGCGACTACAAATCCCGGTGGTGCCGGTGCTGAAGGTCAAAACAAATGGATGAGCCATCACACCGACGCACTTGCAGAGGCCAACGTTATCATTATTAGTGATAACGACGAAGCAGGGTATCTCCATGCACGATCAGTAAACAAGATGCTGACCGAAGCCGGATGTAAAGTTAAAGTATTCAAGCCCGGAAAGCATAAGGACGTTTCCGATCTAATTGCTGCTGGTGAAGAACTAAGCGACAGTTTAATTCCTTTTGATACCAGCATCGAAGAAGATGTGGCTACAGAAGAATTAGAGTCACCCTTAGACAAACTTATCTACGATCTGTCAGAACTGAAAGATCAAGACTTGGCTTCAGGTGTTCTAATGGGGCGTGTTGCATCAAGCCTAGATGCATTCATCTCACAAAAAGACAGACAGTATAAGGACAACGGTAACCTTGTAGAGTGGACTCCCTTCTTAGAAACAGACGTTGACCTATCGTACGACTGGGTTATTCCCAATGTGTTAGAGCGACAAGAACGAGTTATTGTTGTTGCCGCCGAAGGTGCAGGTAAAACCACTCTTGCACGACAGGTTGCGCTCATGTCTGCCGCAGGCATCCATCCCTTTAGACGAGATGTAATGAAGCCTGCACGAACGTTAATGATCGACTTAGAAAACCCTGAACGAATTATTAGGCGTACATCAATGCGCATCTATGACAAAATAAAATGGTTCGAAAAGCATGAAAGCATGGACGCTCATCTACTTATGAAACCTGACGGAGTTAACCTACTGCTACCTGCAGACAGAGCAATGATAGAAGAACACGTTGCGGCAATCCAGCCTGACATCCTATTCTTCGGCCCTCTCTACAAAGCGTTCATTGATCCCGGTGGTCGTACAGCAGAATCGGTATCTATCGAAATTGCAAGATTCTTAGACTACCTCAGACATACATACAACTGTGCGCTATGGATTGAGCATCATGCTCCCTTAGGTTCTGGAGGTCAACGTGACCTTCGTCCTTTCGGTTCAGCAGTATGGTCACGATGGTCAGAGTTCGGTATCGCCCTAGCGCCTGACCCCACAGACCCTGAACTAATTGAGTTCAAGCACTATCGTGGACAGCGAGAAGCCAGAGAATGGCCTGCTCTTTGTAAACGGGGAGACACATGGCCTTTTGAAGTTGTAGAGTTCTCACAATATAACTCCACGGTAAAAAGTGGAAGAACCGATGAGGAGTTAAACAAAGCGTTAGAAAACGAAGAGTTTGACGACGAAGTGATAAACTGGTAAATGTAACATTTGACACATGTCAAACGGTAACGTATAATATAGATATTCCTCTCATAATACACAAACAGCACTTTGGGTATTTCCTTGGAGGACGTGACCCCGGCCAAACGGCTGGGGTCACAGCATTTATAGCCCCAATTTGACAAATATGTTAAAACATGTTAAAATTGGGTAACCATAAGAAAAGGAGATTAATATGGAAGCAACAAATGAATACGCAGTTTTTCTTGACGTAGACGGTGTTATCAACAGCATCAACCACCTATACACACGAGGTGACATTAACTTTGATGCAGAAACACTTCCCTACAAGGCCAACGGTTACACCGTATGGGTGCCCGAATACATGATGGCACTGATACAAGGGCTGTACATGAGTACCGACCTATACTGGTTGACCACGTGGAGAGAAAACGCAAACGAACACATCTCGCCCATTCTAGGAATCCCTCAAGACATCCCCGTGATTACTGACGGAACCAACGAACGATCAGTTAGATGGAAGTTCGATGCCTGCTTGCCCTTGGCTCAAGAACTACAAGAAAAGGGACAAAAGGTTTATTGGATTGAAGACTTCGGTGGAAGAACCGACTTCCGCCACAAGGCTCACCTCACATACGTAGACACCGACATGCATGACGAAGGAGTACTACTACCCCAACACCTGCCCCATGAATTGCAAGAGCACATCATTGAGCACGGCGCATACGACGGCCCTATATACTTGAAGGCACCCCGCAAGAAGACAGACTTCCATGTCTACAATCGTAACTTCGGAGTAAACGTCTGATGACAAACCAACTTACAGTGTTAGACCACGGCTTCGTGCGACTAGACGCAGTAAATGCTGACGACCTGTCAGTAGTGAACGCTGCAAGAGTTAGTTTCGGAGCAACACAAACAGAAATGACAGAACGAGACAAAGGACTAATCGGCTTCCTCATGAGAGAAAAGCACGGAACCCCTTTCGAACACAACTTCTTTCGTTTCCACATCAAAGCACCCATCTTTGTGGTGCGAGAATGGTTCAGACACCGTATAGGTTGGTCATACAACGAATACTCAGGGCGCTACAGTGAACTACCCGCCGTAGCCTACCTACCTGACAGTCAGCAAATACGCAGTCAGGTAGGTAAACCCGGAGCCTACACATTCGAACCTTTAGAAAACCCTCAGTTCTCTAAAGACGTAATGGTTAAGTCATATGACGAATCATTCACAACATACCAAAAACTTCTAGAACAAGGAGTAGCAAAAGAAGTAGCACGCATGGTACTCCCTGTATCAACATACACAGAGTTCTACGCAACAACAAACGCAAGAGCGTTAATGAACTTTATTAACCTACGGGCAGACGAAACCGCACAATGGGAAATCCGTCAATACGCATATGCAGTCGAACATTTCCTATCATCACACATGCCCGTCACATATCAACACTTTGTACAAAACTACAAAGTTGCGCCCTGAAGAAAGGAGCACAATGACATACACCCACCCCATTTATTGGAACAAACATTACACTGGCGCAGAGCACGCCTTTGATACAACACGAAAAAGCGAAGAAATCGTAAAAACAATCGGTGAAGAAAACGTAACCGATCCCACAAACATGACCAAAGACGCCTACGTTGAAATCAAAACAGCGCTAGACGGACTATACTTCGACTCGCTAGAAAAGGGAGACCCTCTATACCTAGCCGAAAGTAACGGGTTCAAATGGGATTACGGAATCTACCAGATGGTACTCAACTCCACAGCAGGAGTAATGTCAGCCGCCGCACACGCAATAGACCACAACACTGTAGCAGGAAGCCTCTCATCAGGGCTACACCACGCCGACCACAAACACGGCTCAGGATTCTGCACAGTAAACGGACTAGCAGTAACAGCAAACTGGCTATTCGACCACCACGTCACCATTCTAGACTTCGACGCCCACTGCGGAGGAGGAACAGTTAACATGTTACGGCACCTCAACATAGATGACAGAGTAGAACAATACGACATCTCAACAAACGGATTTGACGAATACGACCAAGATGAAACACACAACATCAAAATCGCACGATCAGACACCGAATACATCGACGCCGTAAACGAAACATTAGACAAAGTTAAACTCAACACAAGAGTCATTTTGTATAATGCAGGAACAGACCCCTACCCCACAATCACACACCAGACACTAGCCGAACGAGACAACATCGTATTCCAATGGGCAAAACAATACAACATTCCCATCGCATACGTACTCGCCGGAGGCTACACCATGTCACAAACAATGGACAGCCTAGTGTACTCACACATCAACACCCTAGACGCCGCAGAAAAAATAGTGTAAAATAACAACATGAAAGCATAGCGACTCATCAGGGTAAACGATGAGTTTGTATGATGGCAGAAAGAAAAGTGGTAAAATAGGGGCATGAGCGAAATCACAGTTATTGACAATTACGAATACAACGGCGAAAGAACAGACACAGCCGAATTCTACGAAAAGTATGGCTTTGCCATCATCCCCAACGCAGTTCCCGAAGAGTCACTAGACTCATACGGGAACCGCTGGGACGCCGAATTCGATACACCCGAAAACCCACACTTCATAGGATGGGAAGACGACAAAGCGTACATGCACGTCCCCGAACTGAAAGAAGTGCTCTGCCACAAAGGTGTAAACGACTTCTTCAAAGAAATCGACATTGCCGTAGCGCTCCACGTCACCAAAACACGTATGACAGTACAACACACCGGATGGCACATTGACGCAAACCACCCACACGAAGTAGGGCCACAAAACTACGTTGGAGGAATGGTAGCATTAGGTGACTGCAACGAAGAAAACGGTGCAATCGAAGCAATCCCCGGATCACATAAATGGGATTTAAACTATCGTGAACGGTTTTCACAAAAGCCCACCCCAGACGGCGGAGGGCACGTATCAAGCCAAGAATTTGAAGACCACCGGAAAGAAATCGACGCCCCAATCGTGCAACTCCACGCCCGACGGGGCGACCTACAAGTATGGCACGGACGGTCAGTACACAGAGCCGCCCAGCCCACCCAAAGTGGTGTAAAACGGCCAGCAGTCGTAGCACACTGGTGCAACCGGCTCGTAGCCGAATCAGAAGTAGAAAAAGCAGGAGGACACGTCCCATACGAAATTATGGCAGACGACCTCCTCACCAACAGATCAAACTCCAACGAACACTTCTTCCAGCGCTGGGGAGACGACGGCGGATTCTACTACCCCAACTGCACAATCACACGCACATGGCTCAGCAGAAACCACCCAGAAATCCCCTACGACAAAGTACTATGGGAAGAACTCCCCTCATACGGCATCAACCACGACGACGGAGACCCACTACTTCTGCTACCAGACGGCGGCGGCAACTACTAAAATTTGCCACCAATCGGTGTATGTGATAAAATAGCACGTATGGAAGCATACGGATTTATCCCCATTTACACAGACACGGTAGACTACCTTACCGAAGTCAACCCCGAAGCACTATTCGCAGATGGATTAGAAGAAGCCTGCATCGGGCACACCGAAGTTTATCAAAAAGACAACGACGGTAACGTAAACAGAGTAGCGCTCGCAGTCTATAGTAAACAAAAAATCACCAAAATCCTCATACAGCGAGACGGTATGACAGGCGAAGAAGCCGAAGAATACGCAGAATACAACATCTACAATGCGTACATGGGACAAAACACACCCCTGTTCCTAGACGAAGGCTACCACGTAAGGCTATGACACCCACAATCCCCGAACTACGGGCATACAACAAAGAACACTGTTGGCAATACGAAATGCGTCTACAAAACCTAGACGAAGACCTACAACAAGCAGGCATCACCCTACAACAAGCACAACTACTCACAGTCAACGACTTCACATTCACACCCCTAACCACAGAACAAGAACACAAAGACGCAACAGAATTCATCAAACGCCACGAATGGTTAGGCACAACAAGCCTCTACACCACACACTGGTTCGGCGCATACCACAACAACCAACTCGCAGGCGTACTCCTATTCAGTATGCCCAACGCCTTCAGCAAACTACTAGGCGACAACACAAAAGAAATAGAACGCCTCATCGGACGAGGAGCCTGCATCTCATGGTCACCCAAAAACCTTGCAAGCGCCTTCATCATGTGGTCAATTAAATGGATGGTACAAAACACACAATACCGCCTATTCACCGCCTACTCAGACCCCCTCGCAAAAGAACTAGGCACCGTATACCAAGCCTGCAACTTCTACTACCTCGGCCAAAACTCAGGCGGCACAACCCGCTACATCAACCCCTACTCAGGCAAAGTCGTATCAGACCGCTTCTTCCGAGCAAGATCAGCATACAAAAAATACGCTAAAGAACTCAACATCGAATGGCAACCCAACTGGAACAGAGACAGCACCATCATCTGGAACAACATACCCGACCACATCGAACAACAACTACGCCAACACAGCAAAACCGTACAAGCAAACGCAACACCCGTACAAGTACCCGCAAAACACAAATACGCACTCATCTTAGGACAAAACAAAAAAGAAACCAAACAACTCAAAAAACAATTCGAACAAAACAACAAAACCTACCCCTACCCCAAAAACAGAACATGAAACGACTCTACCTAAACGGCACACAACTCGTCCTAGACACACCATACAACAAAGACGAAATAACAGCCCTCAAAACATCATTCCCACACGCACGCTGGGACAAACTCAACAAACACTGGACAATACCCCTCCCAGCCCTAAAACGAGCCATATCCTTCGCCAACTCATGGAACATCGACGTGGACGAAGAACTAATACGCCTACAACTACCCGACCACCCAATCGGGGCTACCACCATAAGACTCGAAAAAGACATCCTAAAAATCAGCGTCCCCTACGACACACTACAAATCCACGAACTCAAAGCCATCCCCGGCATCAAATGGAACCCCCACCACAACCACTGGGAAACACCATACAACAACGTACACGAACTCATCCAATGGGCAAACAAATACAACCACCCCATACCCGAACACATCCAAACACAAGCAGAAATCGAAACCAAAAAAGCACAACACGCCCAAGAACTCACCCAAGCAACCGACGCAAACATCACCATCCCCAACCTACAACTACAACTCTACCCCTACCAAAAAGCAGGCGTAGCATACGCCGCCGAAAAACAACGCACCTTCATCGCAGACGAAATGGGACTAGGCAAATCACTCCAAGCCCTAGCCACCACAGAATACACAAACCAATACCCCGCCCTCATCATCTGCCCCACCAGCCTCACAGAAGACTGGAAAACAAAAATCCAAGAAGCACTCCCCCACCGCACCATCCAAATCATCGAAGGCCGCAAAACCCCCGAACTGACCGAAACCGACTACACCATCATCGGATACCCCAACATCCACGCCCAAAAACAACACCTCAACAACCAACACCACAACACACTCATCCTAGACGAATCACACTACTGCAAAAACCCAGACGCACAACGAACAAAAGCCGCCAAAAACATAGCAAAAAACATCCCAACCACCGGCAACATCCTACTCCTCACCGGCACCCCCATCACCAACATGCCCGCCGAATACGCACCCCAACTAGAAATCCTAGGACACATCGACAACTTCGGAGGCCGCTGGAACTTCTACAAACGCTACTGCGGAGCCTACAGAGACAACTGGGGACACTGGCAAATACACGGATCAACCAACAACAAAGAACTACTCAACAAACTACAAACCCACTGCTACATCCGCAGAGAAAAACAACACGTCCTCACCGACCTACCACCAATCACATACAACACCATCCACACCACAATGGACAAAAAACACCGCACAATGTACAACCACGCCCTCAACGACCTCCAAGAATGGTACACACAACAACAAGAACAACTCGCCATCAACGAAGGCACCAACCCCACAGCCGCCCGAATCCGAGCACACTACGCAACACAAAACTACGAAAACCTCATCCAACTCACAGAACTCAGAAAAATCGCCGCCCAATCCAAAATCCCCCACGCCCTAGAATGGATCGAAAACGCCAACAACTCAGGACAAAAAATAGTCATCGCCGCCCACCACCGCCACATAGTACAAACCCTAGCCAACGAACTAAACGCCCCAATGATCATCGGAGGCCAAAACCCCCAAAAGACCGAAACCGCAAAACACGAATTCATGAATAACACAAACTGCAAAAACATCGTCATCTCCATAGACGCAGCAGCACACGGACACACCCTAACCGCATCAAACAACATGCTCTTCATCGAAGCCCCATGGACACCCGCCAAATACCACCAAACCTGCGCCCGAATCCACCGCATCGGACAAACACAACCCGCCACAATACACAACCTCATCAACCCCAACACCATAGACCAACACATCTACAACACCCTACAAAACAAAACCCAAAAAACACAACCAGCCATCACCCAAACCGCAATCCAAAACATACTCAACACCAAACCATGAGATAACACAAACCACAACCACACCTAAAAATATGTCACACCAACGCCCCCGCTATGAAGTCACCCTCGAAAAGTCCCGAGGCCCTGCAGCACATCGCTTTGCCTTTGTCAAGTTTGTCATCAAACTGTAACATTGGGGTCGGCTTTGGTTGATCGAACGTTTGTTCGATTGTTGGTGTTGTTGATCGAACATGTGTTCGCTTTGTGATTGTGTTCACGTTCTCGTTCGGATCGAACGTGTGTTCGATTGATTCCCGACCGGTTTGGTCGGCTTTGATTCCCGACTGTTCTGGTCGGCTTTGATTCCCGACTGTTCTGGTCGGCTTTTATTGTTGACCTAGTTGGTCGGCTTTTGATTGTTGACTGGTTTGGTCGGGTTTCGATTCCCGACTAGTTCAGTCGGGTTTGATTGTTGACCTAGTTGGTCGGCTTTTGATTGTTGACTAGGTTGGTCGGGTTTGATTCCCGACTAGTTCGGTCGGGTTTCGGTCGGATCGAACATGTGTTCGGTCGGGTGAGGTCGGCTCTGATCGAACATGTGTTCGATTGCTTCGACTTGACATGAGGGGTGCCGATCTACACTCGGTCGGTTCGCCCGCCGACAGGCGAGTAGCACGGCGAGTGCCGTGCCTTCCTGCTGTGAGCCGCCCCATATCTATCAGAGATAGGGGGTATCTCTACTAGAGACACAAAATCGGTCGGCACAGGTTGTCGAACGTGGGGGGAACGGTAAGATGAAGTCATGAAAGAGAACCGGACAGGAGGTGATTCCACTTGATGATGATCATCATAATCGTGGAGCCGCCGTAGCCGTGAGGCTACAGCACCTCACCACCCCCGACTGAGAGTCGGCGCTGACCGGAGCGTGGCAACAGAACCGGTCAACCCACTTTGTTACAGTCGTGTTACATCGACCGAGACAGGTTGTGATCGACACACCTCGCTGATACTATGACAGTATCAAGAAGAAAGGAAAGAACAGATGAGCAACTGCATCAACTGCGGAGCATTCGAAGACTACCTCAACGATGAGGGCGAGTGCTACGAGTGCGAGACCATCGTCTTCGTTGACACGGCGAATCGCACAGATCCCTTCGCTCTGATCAACGCAGAGTGAGCATCGACCCCGACCCGAAAGGGCGGGGTTCTTTGCTGTCCGCACACAGGCGAGTCACCATCAACCAGTCCCGAAACGGGGCGGAGCGAGCGGCGAAGCGGCGAATGCGTCGCATCGGGCGGGGCTTACTGGGGCACGAAGAAACCCCCGACACCATCAGGCATCGGGGGCTGTTCCTCACTCGTAGTAGTAGTCGTCAGGCTCAGGGAAGTTGTCTCCCCCATACCCGCAGGACTCTGAACACCACCACTCGTAGCGGTCACCTTCGACTACGCCCTCCCCGCATGAGGGGCACTCGTCGTACTCCAAGTCGGGGTTCGTAGTTTTCCAGTTGTCGTATGCGGTCATCGCATCTCCTTTCACTTTCCAGTATAGCAGGTGTCGTGGCAAAACGCAACGTCTTACCACGACCTCCATGCCTTACCCCATCGGGGGCTAGTGGTGCGCAGGTAGCACGCTAGCATAGGGTGGCGCTCCATGAGTGCATCGGGCAACCAAACGTGAACGGCGATGTCCACCGATCGGATAAACCGGCAAGGGGAACCGAACCAGAACCGTGAAGTGGGTGCACCCTCAGCGTCACGAACGAACGTGCGCAACGTAGGCAGGTGAACATCCCAAGGGTCAAGACCGATACGGTCAGCCATCATGCGGATGCCTATGTAATAGTGTTTCATCATGAGTCCAGTATATCAGCAGGGGGCAGGTTTCGCAACCTGTACCAACACCCCAGCGAAGAAACATCAAAAAGTTGGAAGTTTTCACCGAGTTCGGCTGCGAGCAGCACGGTTTGGCTGCGGCAGCGGCTGCGAGAAGTCAGGCGAGTATCCCGCTGCGGGACTCGCTGACCAGTTGGGACACATCGAAATCGACCGGCTCATATCCCAAGCACAGTAGTTCGGCAATATCTCGCCACACTATATCAGGTTCGCAGCAAAAAGCAACAAAAGTTGCTGCTTGTAAACGTTGCATCGTAGTCATAAAACTAGGTTACACTAATACTTTTCACTATTCGTACATATTTGGTGGTAGAATACCGATTACTGACACTCTTGACAAGTCCCGCCGTATTCGATAGGATGACTCTCATGCAACTTACACACAAAACTAGAGATGGACTAACTAACTACTACTGCCTGAAGTGTGAATACACTATTGGAACTTTGGGTGGTGCTACTGTCTGGTGTCAAAACGGTCATAGAATGTCAACAAAATCAGAAATCGAACAGGCGGAAGAGCGCCGACTAGAACGAGAGGCAAAGAAGAATGGCACGAGCGGTTGATACGAAGAAAGCATCGACATCGAAAGTGAAGCGGAAAGGCGTTCACTCCAAGGCGGGAACGTCACGCCAGAAGCAGTCGAAGAACTACGGCAAGAAGTATCGAGGTCAAGGACGACCCTGATAATCTCTGAGATATTCAGACACCTGCACTAAATCAAGCAAAATACTTGACAAACACTATGCGATGTGGGTATACTGGCACCATGAAGAAAGTAATAGCAACCATAACCGCTACCGCACTCGGCACACTAACCCTTGCAGGACTAGCCGATGTGGCACTAGACAAGGCAACAGCCTACGAGTGTGAAGCAATCACTGTGAGAGTTCACCCCGGCGACACAGCATGGGGCATAGCCTCTAGGTACTGTACAGGACATACAGGTTCAGCCACCAGCGACATCGTGGACACCTACGGTACAGCAAACCTCACCATCGGTGACACCATCACTCTCCCCTGAGAGTTCACCTCCCGTGATTAGCCCACCCTTCGGGGTGGGTTTTTCACGCTATCTGGTATCTTTCGCTCCCATTCAGCGAGGCGAGCAAGCCACGAATACTCCTTCCGTTCCTCAACATACTGCGAATGTTGGCAGGCTTTCTTCGGATGTCGGACATAACCAGATGAAGTATTGTTGTTGTATCTCACGGGGTGAAAGGCTCCGTTCTATGTTTGGGGTAATATACTACTATGATACCATCGACGGGACGTGCTAACGGTAAATCAAGAGACTTTGGTGGTTGGGCGTGGCTGCTACTTGCCGCATACATTGCTGCTTATGATCTGATAGCGTTGAGAAGCGGGAAACATTCTACCATGAGTACCGCTTTTTACAAGTTTTCCTCATCAAAAATGGGACGACCATCACTAATACTGTTCTGGTTTTACTTGACAAGCCATCTTTTTCGATGGATTCCAAAGAAGTATGACTTATTCAGACGCTGGTTCGGATGAAACTTGAGCGAGACTATCAGCGAACCCGGCTTTACCGGGCGGAGTGGGAACTTATTGACGAATATGAACGTCTTTCGCTGCACGAATGCTGGAAGTTTCTGGTAGAAATACTCAAATCTTCGTGGTTTTTATCGAACTTTCCTAGAACCGCTGCGTATTTGACGGGTTCCGCTGCAGCGGCTGGACTGTCTGACCCCCAAGAACACCGCCCGAACAAACGGCTGATCTACCTTTATCACGGGGATCGGCGGCGGGGACTCAAACTTCGACCCGGATATCGTCGCCGTCACGCAGAAAGTTGCTACTCAACCATCACTTTACCCCTTTGGAGCAGAAACCATCTCACTTTGATCCACGAACTAACTCATATTTGCTGTTGGTGCGATGCCGAAAACGGACAACACTTCTCGGCACACGGCAAAGAGTTCGCAAGGATCTACTTGACAATCGTGAATAATGTGTTAGGATCTGAAACATTCGTTGATCTCCACGATGCAATGCTGCGAAACAAAGTTCGTATCCACCCCGAAACAGTCCAGCGGGAAGCAAAAAACCCCCGACACCCGTAGGTGCCGAGGGCTTTGCCACTATCCAAGCAACTCAAGCGTGGATTAGTTCGTTGACTACCTTGTCATGGTCGTCGTAAGTTCCACGCACTTGAGAGTTCCCGTCGGGAAAGAACACGCATGTCTCGTTGAGCCGAGACTTCATGTCGTCATACTCTAAGTCGTAGTGAACGGAGGAAACCGAAATGCCGAGAGGAAGTTCGGTTACCCGTTGGGGACGATGGGTGGTTTGTTTCATACCCTATCCTTTCTATCTGCTTCCAGTATAGCACTAGCGTGGTGAGAATACAACACGGCTTCGCATGTTTCGGAGGCGTATCGACCACCGGCGTAGCACCCGCATTGTTTGCAGTAAACGTCGGTGTCGTCTGCGTACCATTTGTGTCCGTTGTCTTTCATGCTTGTAGTGTACCAGATGGGTGTGACAGTGTAAATACTTGAGACAAGGTTACAGTATGGCTACGCAAGTTGCGAAACCGGAGGCGGTGGGTTATACTGGTGGTAGACAGAAAGGAAAACATATGACAGGTAATCAAGGTCACGAGCCTATCCGTCGCCCCATCAGCGCAACAGCATCACGGTTTGTTGCATCAGGGAGACACTTCCCCAAGCGAGGAGCGCAGAAGTATCGGGACAAGAAGTGAGAAGAACCCTCAGTCCAGACGGGCTGGGGGTTTCTTTGTACCTCAATGAGTCCCGACTGCCGCCTGCTGCGGCTGGACTGTTTCGGGGTGTTGGTACAGGTAAAATGTTTCGCATTTTATCTTGTTTCTCTGGTTTTCGCAGCCGTTCTGGTTTTTCTCGCAGCCGTACTTTTGCGAAACTTTCGCATTTTCCGATTGTTTCCAGAATGTGAACGAATGTGAACAGAATGTTTCCGACGTTGGTATTGGCACACCCCGCTGGTAGTATGAAGGCATAAGCAAGTGGGGCTTGCCAGAAGGCCCGGTAGCGGTGAGAGTCCGCTAAGCCCCACCGAACATAGGAAGGAAGGAACAATGTTCTACAGTAACATTGACAACGCACCCGACTATCGGGTGTCCTACCGGAGCAGTCTCTCCCCCATCTACCGTACGGTATGGGCGGTGGCTGTTAGGCAAGCCGAACGAGCAGGCGTGGTGAATAACCTAGTCGTCAAGTTCGGTTGCCACGACTGTGGCGAGTCATTTACCGCCGACGAGTTCCGGTTCTCCGACGTACTTGACCCCGAATACTGGGGCTGGTGCGTTCCTTGTATCAGCAAGTGTCCCGATTGTGGCACGGTCGGTTACGACTGCGATTGCTGACAGTCTAAGCCCCCACTCTCAAAAAGTGTCCTGAGAGTGGGGGCTTTTTCGTACCCCAAACAAGCCCCGAGGGGGAAGTGGGTAGGGCTGGACTGTTTCGGGGTAAAGCAAAACCCCCAACCCGAAGGCTGGGGGTTTTGCTACCGAGAACCGGAGAGGGGTTTCATCACACGAGTGAGTCGTTATTCAGCGTGAGGATAGGGCGATTTTCCCATGCGTTATGAACAACGCAACCGTGAGGAGCAGCAATATGAGCCGCAACTTCCATCGCCCGACGATGGCTGTGCCATTCGTGCCGGTCAATGATAGAGTCGGAACTGTCGCCAGTCATTGACTCGTACCAAACTTCGACAACCTTGCCGGTAACTTGGATAAACTTTACTTGTCCTCTCATCATGTGATGATACCTTTCCTTATGGATAGAGCCTTTCTCTATCTCGTTACCTATCTTACCCGATACACTCGCCGTTGTCAAGTCAATCGAATAACTTGACAAGAGATAATCGACGTGGTACGATGATAGCAACCAATACAGAAAGGAAACGTATGGTGGAAAAAGAGCGATACGACATACGCCTCTCGCCTACAGGCAGCAGATGGCAAGTAATCGACACGGCTAACGGTAACGGAGTACGAGCCACGTTCCCCACAAGGGAGCAGGCACTCAAAGTAGCCAAACAACTAGACCGACGATAAACAAGTTATCCACAACCCCTACTGGTATCCGCCGGTAGGGGTTGCTTTTATGTACCGACTCTGGTATACTGGGAGCAACCAAAGAAGGAAAGTATCCTTCGAGACACTTCACGAAAGGAAGTGATAGCAGAACAGGAGATAAGATGCTAGGAAGAGAAACACATAATAACGTAACGCACGCCGTCGTACACACTATCGACGGACACCCTACAGAAGTAACCCTCAGCGTAAATAACACATACGTTAGCGAGGAAGTTTTACCCACAATGACACTTGACGAAGTAGTCAAGTATCTGGAAAACACTTACGACGTAGAAGTGAAATACTAAAAATCTAAGAAACCCTCAGTCTCACCCCCTCCCCTCTTTCGGGCTGGGGGTTTCTTTCTACCCCAAAACAGTCCAGCCGACCCCAACCCCATGTCGGGACTGTGCGACGGCACGAAAAAGCCCTGACCGCCTTCATAATGAGGCTCTACTGTTGTTGTTGTGGCCATTTCGGTATCGTAGAGCGTGCCAAAACGGTAGTGCTTGTTGAAGTTGTGGTTGTTGGTTCTACACCGTAACTCACCGTCAGAAACTTCGACGGCTTTGGCGTAGGTTACTCGCTTTCTTTTTCGATAACCACGTCGTCGTATCCATCAGCAATCCAACCGTCAGAAACTTCGACGGCTTTGGCGTAGGTTACTCGCTCAACGTCGGGGATACCCCCAACCCAAACTGTGTACGTTGTCATAATCACCCCATTTCTTCTGATAACCTCACTATAGCATATGGGTGTGACATTATCTAAAGTTTGACATCTGGTACACCGATGTGCTATCGTGGTGGTAGACCACCTGAGGAGGTGAACAATGGAAACAATAGAAAACGTGATAACCGCAGAATGGCGAGTTGGAGCGTATGTCGTGCGAGCCGAATACTTCGGCGGTGCGTACATCGAACTAACGATGCCTGAATGTATCGAACCTAGCGAAGTTATCAACGTCTGGGATTACGAAAAGGGCGAGGCTTCTATTCCTTTTGCGTACTGGGCGGTTGCTAGCGTACTCGGTGAATGGTGCGAGGAAACATTCGGCGGTGACGATGGAGCCTACAACTTGCGGGCTTACATCGAAAACGCCTGCTGGTGAAGAACTCCCCCACTCTTTTCGGAGGGTGGGGGTTTTCTTTGTGCCCCAGCGAGTCCCGCCGTTGCCGGTTGGGGGGCTGGACTGTCTGAGGTTGCTGCCGCTTGGCTGCGAGTTGGCTGCGAGTTGGCTGCGAGTTGGCTGCGAGTTGGCTGCGCTCAACTTTTTGTCAACCCCTAAATGTTACAATCGTGTTACAGCAGTGTACGCAGGTTTTGATTGTCACACCCCGTTGATATCCTGACAGTAGAAGTTCATTGACAACTGAAGAGGAGGTGAGATGATTACCTACACGCTGAATGGCGGTTATTGCTATTCGGGTGGAATCGACATTGAGTGCGATTCTATCATGGAAGCAGCCGCACAGTGGTTCGACCGGTGGAGTAGCAACGGGCACCGTATGGTGGCTGGCTACTTGTGGCCTTGTTTCGGTGATATGGCTGATGATGACTACGCAGTAGTCAACTACGCTACCGACGAGACTATGACTCGGGCTGAGATCATGGCCGAGTTCCAGTTGGACTGGTGATTATCGGATAAGTTCCGGCCTCGCTAAGTAGGTGGCAACAGAAACTTAGCAACATTACCCCTTGGGCTACGGCCTGAGGGGTTTTTGTTTACCCTGAAACAGTCCAGCAGTTGCTGCTTGGCGGCTGGACTGTCTCGCCGTGCTGCCGCTGCACGAATCGTTCGTAAATGCGACACTTTTTGCGAACTTTCCCGCCCGCCCGTGTTTGTCAACCTTTTTTTGCAAACTTTTTTGGATATTTTTGTGAATGTTACAATCGTGTTACAGCCCTACCCGCAGGTTGGTACTGTCACACCCCAACGATAGTATGAAGGTACATAAAAGATACGGCTACAGAACCCAGCACAGGTAGTGCCACAGGAAGTGCGGGGGAGCCGATTGAAAGACTACCAACCATTCGCACCAACCACGAAAGGGGTGATGGTACATGGCAGTACCGCCGCCATAGCGAAGGCCCTCCGGCTCAACCGAGTCGGGGGGCTTTTTCATGCCCCAACCACCCGTGTTTCACCCCGAAACAGTCCAGCCAATGTATTTTTATTTGCTGGACTATTTGACCCTGCCTGCAGCCTTTTCTTTCTTCACCATTCGGGACTCTCTCACCCGCCCCCACACTCGCTTTCGCCATATCCTCCATAAATAACCTATGGTGTCCCCAGCGTCGAAGAAATCGAACATGCGTTCGCCATGTTAGGGACACCTAATATCCCGACTAATCTGATCGGGATTGTCAATGTTAGGCGCACCTAATATCCCGACTAATCTGATCGGAATTATCGGTGTTAAGGTCACCTAACATCGAACATACGTTCGTCGAACATACGTTCGATTCACCTATCTCTCCGAGAGATACCCCTATCTCTAGGAACTATGGCTACGATTTGACCGGCGGGCCATCCGTATGCAACAATGAATACATGAACCCGAAGAACCGGATAGGGGGTGATGCCACTTGATTATTATCGTAATTGTGGTACCGCCGTAGCCTAGTGGCTACATACCACTCAGATCCCCGACTAAGCATCGGCGCTCCGGTAGGCGTGGCAACCGAACTACCGGCTCCTAAGGGGGGTGTTACACCCTTATGGCATAATGATGATAGATAAACCAACCAACACCAGAGAGGGGGTGACAATATGACTAGTTCCAACCGAGACACGTGGCATGATCACGTGAATTGGGACGCCGTAGAGCGTCGGGGGATGTTGACAGAAGATGATTTCTGGCACGCTCTTGCCGACGCCGAGGGTCTGGACTACTCAGAAATCGCAGACGGCGATATCTTCGAGTGGCTCTGACACTAGCGTCATAACCGACTAAGAATCGGCGTTCGGGGGAACGTGGCACCAGAATCCCCCAACTAACATGACATAGGTTCCGGTAGGAATGTTCTCCCCTACCGGAACCAACTATTTAGATCCCCGTCAGAACCCTCTCCCTCTTCTCTGGCGGGGATCTAACCATTTCTACGGTCATAAAGCCCCGCCACGGGCGAATATCGGCTGGACTGCCTCAGGTTGCCACCACTTTCGGGACTGGCTGGGCGTGCGCCCGAACGGTGGTGGTCACCACCGGCACCGCTTACACTGGCACCGGCGTGAGATCCACGACACCCGCACTGTGAGTGCGAGGGGAACTAGGTTGGCACCGACCATCATGGTCACCGCCACCCAATCGGGTAGTAGATATTCGGTCAAACTAATCACGCTATCTCCTCTCCTCTAGGTGATAATGCCAGTATGCCAGACGGGTGTGACAGTCACCCACGCCACCGCAGAATAGGGCGCAGACTGACGGGCTGAGAATACCCGTTATACCCCTCTGGGAGCCGTTCTAAGCGACTATTACCGTATGGGCAGCATATTGCCCCCAAACCTACTGCTGGCGGGCTTAGAGTGAACGATTTGACGGCTGTCACACCCCTATGCCATACTGTGCCCATAAGCAATCGGGAGTCGCCATCAGGACAGGCGATAGTGAGAGTCTATCGGACTCCCGACGATCAAACTCTGAAAGGAGGTGAGTATGACTCACGACGACTGTTTGGACAACGGTAACGGCGCTTGCGCAGGCGAGACGATTTACCGTATGTCACTCAGCGGTTCCGGCACATCGTTCCCTCGGTGTGACCGGCACTGGGACATCCGACTGGAGCGTGATGAGCGGATTCGTCAGGACTATCCTGACAGCCCCTTCGCACCTAGTTGGTTTGACCCCGCCTATGCGGGCGAACGCTGGGACAGCGATTACTGAGCCAGACTCGGCGTTCGGGGAACGTGGCAACAGAATCCCCCCACAACTAGCCCTGACTCCAATAGGAGTTGGGGCTTTGTTGTACCCCGAAACAGTCCAGCCATTATTCCCGAAATAGTCCAGCCATTATTCCCGAAACAGTCCAGCCATTATTTTGGCTGATGCTGGACTGTTCGACCCTTCCAGCACAGGCGGGACGCACCGAGGGTCGGCATTAGCCCTATTTACCCTCAATGGTGTCCCTACGGTCAGCCGTTCTGCTCCTTCTGGTGAAGTCGCAACATCCGTGTCAAGGCTTTCGCCTCATCTCGGTCGTTAGCCATCGTGTGAAGTAGGTTCCTGTACGCATCTGTACGCATCTCGCCCACGATATCGTAGACTTCATGTACGTCGATGTCTATTTCTTCCTCTTCGACTTCAGATAGCATTTCGTCGGTGAACGCTGATAGCCCTTCCTCTATCATGTCGATAGCGGAGAGCGTCAGGTAGAACCGTTCACCAATGTCTAGGTATTCGCAGTCATCTCTAGCGGTCATGACCATTCACCTCGTCGGTTCTTACGACAAGCCTCACGGCTAGCCTTCTTGCGACGGTCGGTGAACGTGCTGGCACGCATCTTGCGACCTTCTCGCATTTCGGCAACATTACGTTCCCAGTTCATGCGAGCCATCGCCTTGCGAGTGTCGGCTTCTGTCCATTCCATTTTTACTTTACGTTTAGCCATTTCTGGCTCCTTTCGGTTGTGGTTAGTCTACCGTGTCCGGCGACTTGTAAAGACCATAACACACCTTATCTATCCGTGTCAAGTCGGAGTGAACGTCACACCCTTGTGCTAATGTTGCGTTAGTAACTCCACAGCGGTCAAGTCGCTACGATTTGACAGGTGTTACACCCATCGACTAAGATGGGAACCATCAACCGATAAGACCTAAGGAGGGTCACATGGAAACAGCAACTACTACCATCAACACCGGCAAGGTTGAGCAGATGCTCGCCAAGTCGGTGGTCGATGCCCGAGCCATTCTTGCGGAGGCGAAGGCGAAGGCGCAGGAGGCTGAGGATGCCTTCCGTGCGCTGGACACCGATGCGGTTCTACTGGACGACGGCACTAAGGTCGCCGTTGTTCGTCAGACTCGTCGTTCGGTGGACACCGCCACCGTCAAGGACATTGTTCCTCAGGGACAGTTCCAGAGGCTGACTCGCCGTGAGGCGACTCTCGCCCTCATTGACGAGGCTATCAAGGCTGGCTGGTTGGATGAGGCGACTATCGCCCCTGCCATCAAGTCAACCGAGGTTGCCTCAGTCAAGGTCACTCAGCCTAAGAACTGAGCGACTTCACAGGGGTGTGGCACGATTTGACAAGTGTCGCACCCCTGTGATACGGTGAATACATCAACCCAACCGACCACAGGAGGTCACAACATGGAAGCAACCACCGCCACCGAAACCGGCTTCGGCATCATGATGCTGGAGTGGTTCGACCGTCGTACTGGCAGGGAACTGCTGAACGAGGTTCTTCCCTTGCTCACCGGCGACGGTGTTCATCTCTACCATCCTCACTATCTTGACTACTCGCCCTACAACGGCGACGAGTGGCAGGGTGAGATGGAACTCTGGTTCTCGTTCTATGCCCCCTCATTAGCCGTCTGGCGTGATGTAATCGGTTCCATTAGGGACAAGGGCATCCGAGTCAAGGAAGGCTACTACAGCGTGCCTGAGAGCGTCGCTAGGGGTAATGCCGACCAGATGTGGGAATGGATTAGCGACTCTGCCAACTGGTGAGGGTCGCACCCACGATTTGACAGCCGTAGCACAAGTGTGTTACGGTTCACTCATCAACCAAACAACCGACCACAGGAGGTCACAATGGAATACGAATGGGATACATACGAAGATGAGGACTTCAGCGATTACGACGCTGAAGTGATGGAACAGATGGCTGAAGATTTCCTCTGGGAAACCGACGGCATCGGATACCGTGCCGACGACGACGGCTACGACTACGACAACTACGGCTACGCCGACTGAAAGGAGACACATCATGCCTAACTGGTGCTGGAATACTGTAACTATCGAAGGTGATGTTGGAACACTAAACAACATCGACTTCATCATGCGGTCTGAGGGACACGAACACGCTGGTGACACCCACTACTGGGGTCAGCCTATGCGACTCGTTCCCATGCCCGAGGTGCTTCAGGGTACTCGCTCCCCTGCTCCTTCCGATGAGTACGACCCCGACGGTCGTATCATGGAGTGGGTGAACGACCCCGATAACGAATACTGGGATGCCGAGAAGTATGCCGAGGACAAGGCAGAACACGCCGTTCTCATCGAACACGCTAACCGTGCTAAGGCTGAGACAGGCTACTCAGACTGGTACTCATGGGCTAACGCCAACTGGGGTACGAAGTGGAGCATGGAAGTGACAGGCTACGACTACCACCCCGAACAGGGTGTTATTCACATCTCAGGCAACACGGCATGGTCACCTGCCCTACCTCTCTGGGAGAAAGTAAGCCAGAAGTTTGGGGTAACCATCTCCGGTAACTACGTCGAAGAAGGCATGGACTTCATCGGTGCGTTCGTCGTCCGAGATGGCAGGCTGTTCGACAGTTGCGGAAGTTTCTCCGACCATCTGCCCGAAGGGTTCGACTGGGATAACGACGACGCATACGAAATCCACGACGACGTTCGTGACCGGCTCATCGACTACCACGAAGTCGTGGCTTCTGCGGAGGCAGGACTCGCAGAAGTCTGACTTCTAATAGATGCCTATGGTGTCCCTACGGAGGGGGAGGACTTGACAGTCCTTCCCTTTTGTGGGATAATGAAGTATCAACCAACAGAGAGGAACAATATGAAAACCGACGACAACAACCAATACAAGTCCATCGAAGTGGGAAACCAAACCATCATCATGGATGAGACACAAGCCTTCCGAGTTCTCCACGCTATGAGGGAAGAGTTCGGATGGGTTGGAATCATGTTCACCGAGTCTGATGTTAGAGAGTCTATCGCTGACCGTCGTGACGCAGACGACAAAGAGCCTTACACCGATGAACAGATGGACGAGGCTGTAGCCACGATTATGGATGGTTACACTTGGAATAAGTTCATGGAGGACTGGATGCAACAAGAAGGCTTTGAGGTTCTGAACCAAGCCATCTGGGATGAACTAGAGTATCCTGAAGAAAAGGCACGCCTAGAACAAGAAGTCTGAGCATAGCAAAGGTGAGGTAGGATTTGACACCTGCCTCACCTTTATGCTATCATTAGGCATCAACCAACCGAAAGGAGCACCAACATGGGCGCAGAGTTTATCTACGCAGTAGCAAACATAACCGAAACCAAAGAACATTGGCACACCATTCTTGGCGAACTACACGACGGCAAGATGGAAGCCTACATCAACGAAACAGACACTCTCATGTATTGGACGGAGAACTACGAACACATGGTGTTTGACAACGAGTCCGAGTTCTTCCAAGCCGTAGCCGAGCGTGTTAGCGACGCTATCGAAACAGCCTACGGCGACAGCCGTGAACTTGGTACATTCCGAGACAACTACGACGAAGTGTGGGCTGTCACAGGTGGAATGAGTTGGGGCGACGACCCCACAGACATCTTCCACGACCTTCGCATCTTGGACAGTTTCCAAACGTGGTACGAAGCAGAAGGGAAGTTCCTAAAGTGACACAACTACGATTTACAGACTACGACGGTCGTGCCTCAGATGACTTGTTCATCTGGGGCATGAAAGGTGGTGTAGAAGATTACTTCGCACCTAACGAAGTGATGCCTATGTGGATGACCCCTGAGGCATCAGATGATGAAGATGGTTTCTGGACTGTACGTTCGGAGAAGTTGGGTATCATCACATTCCAAAGTATCGACATTGAGGAGGACACCTGAACATGAACGAAACAACTGACATGACCCTAATCCGAGACAACTACCGAGTAGACTGGTGCTTTATTGACGAAGGTTGGAACGGCATGTACGACGAAAACAACCCCGACGATGAACCTTTACTCCGGTTCGACTGCTACACACTCGTAGACGGCGAATGGGAAATGATGGATGACGCTAGTTACTGTACGGCTTTGCCCGTAGGTACAAGCGATGTTGTTCTCCACGCCGGTTTAGAACGCATCATGGATAACATTTACGGTAAGGACAACGTGAAAAAGATTTGCGAGGACTTGTCATGGATGAGTCCTGCGTGGTTTGACGAGAACGGAAACAACCAATACAGCCTAAGTTTCCCCACCTGAGACAAGCAGAACAAGGACAACTAAGGAAAGGAGGTGAAAATGGAACTAACAAGAGATGACTTTGTGCGAGAAATCGGATGGGTACTTTACAGTAATCGTAAAACCCTTCCCGAATCGGTAGACATTATGGCTGAGGAACCCTTAGCGGAGATACCTACCGACGTTCTACAAGTCCTAACGGACGACTGGAACGACCCCGATGAGAAGCACTTTGCTGCCGACATCGCATCGCACTACAACTGGACTATGTTCTGTATCCTAGAAGATACTTGGGAACTAGAACAAGCCTAAGTCCTATTATCCTTATCCGTTTGCCCGTCACTTCTGGTGGCGGGCTTTCTACATTGACAGAATACTCACTTCATACTAAACTATCACTATGTTATTTCTAAGCATCATCACACCACTCGTCACGTTCATGCTTTTGTGGTACATCAAGAACAGGTAGCCCGACCCCCGCTAGCCCCGCCACTGCTACTTTAGGTAGGGTTAGACAGTCCAGCCACTGATTTTCCACCTCGGGACTCACCCACCCTTTCTCCCCCTCGGGACTCGCTCGCCGTGCGCCCGCAGTTCAATAAATGCTCAATGGTGTCCCTATTGTTACAGTTGTGTTACGAGGTTGTGGTTAGTTGAATGCACCTGTACAGTGACAGCACTGAACCGAAACCTTATCTACGATTTGACAGGTGTCACAGGGATGTGATAAGGTCTGGTATCAACCAATGCACGGGGGTCGTCACACTTTGATAGCCTCCGTGCGTTATACCCAATACACCAACCACACGAAACGAACTTTCATCTAAGACTTGACAAGCAGTCATAAATGTGAGATAATAGTTTCACAACACACCAACAGACCATAAGGAGGTCACAACATGGGCTACATGCTCTCAACTAACAAGAAGTACGCCGACGGAATCAGCGCAATCGACGCTGCTCTTGACGCCGACGCACTGTTCACACCCAAGAAGGTAGGCACCATCCTTCCTAACAAGACGGAAGATAAGGACACCTTCACTGTGTACCGTGAGTACGCAGACGGCACTCAGGCCGTTCTAAAGGCTGGTGCAGGCGCTAACTACTACACCGGCTCATACGAGTCGATTCTGAACACTGCTGAGGCAATGTTCCCCGAGTCCGTCACTGGAATGCAGACGTGGCACCACGGTTCCATCCTCGTATTCACTCAGGACATTGACGAGCCTTACACGTTCGGTGACGGCGACAGCCTTACCCGTTCGATCATGTACACGGCTAGCATGAACAGCACGTTCAGCACCCGTGCCATCGGATTCACCTTCCGACCCTTCTGCACCAATCAGGAAGGTCTAGGCGAACTTCAGATGTCTCAGAAGCGTTCGAAGAACCACGACGAGATGCTGTTCAGCAAGGCTCAGATCATGGCAGAAGCGGCTAACCGTTTCGATGCCTTTATCACCGACGCTACGATGCTGAAGGGGCTGGAGATGACCAACAGTCTCCGCAACCGGATTCTGGATGCGGTAGCACCCCTCATCACCGACCCTGATGCCAACCAGAAGGCGGTAAACTTCGCTGAGAAGCGCCGTGACGGCATTATGTACTTCTACGGCGAGGAAGCCGACAAGTTCGGTCACAACGCCTTCTCGCTCTATCAGGCGGTGCAGTCCTACGAGTTCCACATGGCAACCAAGGGCAAGGCACAGGAGATGAAGCAGACTAAGGTCGTCACCGACCCCGAGGATGCTCAGGCTCTCACCCTGACGGCACGTCAGATGCTTCTCGCTAGCGTCTGATTTGACAACATCCTGAGCATGATGATAAACTGCTCATCTCAACCAATCAACCAAAGGAGTAAATATGAAAGTCTATCCCGCAGATCAAACCACATTCATCGTTCACGGAGGCACAGGAACTATCCTGAAGGCCGACGAGTGTGTTCTAGTTAACACAGACGATACCGCTATCTGGCCTGAAGATCACGAACTGGTCGAAACGGCAGTGTTCAATAATGAAACTTTAGATAATCTTCATGTGGTAGTCGTGGGCAACGTGTTCGACGGAGTTCGACTCGTAGGCCCTTTCCTATCATGGGATGATGCGGCTCATTGGGCTGAAGTGAACGCCGACCGTGAGTGGTGGGTAACCGGCCTCTATTCGACAACCAAATGGGAGGATAAGTGAGATGATTATTTGGCATCACAAACCTACATACGAGGAGTACTGTGAGGTACTAGGGTACGACCCCGCCGACGAATGGCACTGGGAGAACTGGGCAGAGTTTATTGCAGAATGGGAGGACAACTGACATGAGCAGAGATGTAAACATAGACGAGGACGGAAACATCAGGCTAAGTATTCAACTGCCTCAGGCAGAATGGTCTGACCCCATCGAAACACTAGACGTTAACATCACCAGTGAAGGTATCATCTTCGATCTGTACTCAACTACAGAACGAGGAGCCAGACTGGTCGGAACATCGGGAAACACCTTTGAAGAATGGGGAGACTCCCTCCGAGAATACTGATTTCTATAACACTTCTATGGTGTCCCTATGGTATCCCTACCCCTACGATTTGACAGGGACACCGGAAGTGTGTTAAAATCGATACCATCAACCAATCAACCGAAAGGAAACCACAACATGGGTTCAAGAGCAACCATCCGAATCAAGCACAGCAACAACGACACAGCCATCCATTTCTACACTCACGGGAGTGGCGGAGAAGTTGACATAATCTTGGCTACGGCT